GTCCCAAAAGCTGAATGTTGACAGGTCTGCAGCGGAAAGACCTACACGGGCGAGATCAGCCTGCGGAACTGCTAGCCAACCGTGACTGGGATCTGAGCAGAATGAGTAAACTGTATTGGATAGTTCTGACATTGGATCTCCGTAGCAGGAGTTATTGGAAGCGTGAGCCGTTCACTCACTGTATTAATAGTATAGCTGACTCCCTTTCGGAAGTCAACCATTTTTTTTATTTTTTTTAGAGGACGTAGTTGATCAACTCAGTTGGACGGAACAGATGTGTCTCTTCGTCCGGAGTGCCTAGCACATGGGCTGAGATGACAGGAACATTGTTAGGATCACGCCATACCGCACGGAGTCCTACATAGGTCTCGTGTACCGTACTCCAGGCTGTCCGGTATAGTGTGAGCTTGTCGCAGAAGTCTCGGTCTGTGTAGTATGGATGGGCTGAGCGGGTGAAACTGTTCATGGAGTCTCCTAGTGTGGAGTTTGCAATTGGAGCTGTTCGCTCACTGTCTTAATAGTATAGTTGATCGAACTGGGAAAGTCAACAAAAAAGATCCCTTGTGATCACAGTGACTTAGCACTAACCTACTGATATTGTTAGGTAAATCGCCCCTCGGTGGATGCTGTTCGTCGTCTCCTCAAACCGAGCCTTTTAGGTCTTGCAATTGTCGTTCAAGTCTCCTCAGTCCCGCAAATCCCAAACCGGGAACGTCCCAATCTCGTATCTTTTGTTCTACGATCTTAATCCGTGCGATCTGAGCATTCCGTTCTAGCTCCTGTTCCTGCTTATTCAGTATGTCATTCTTTACTGTATTCGGAATCATTTCAGTGTCCCTTTCTTTGCAAGAGTTTCAAATGAGTCTACACGGAACTTTTCAAAAGAATTATAATTGTCTCGACCTGCGTTCCATCTAGCAAGTATACGAGTCTTATGACTGTTCTTCCCCCAACAAGCAACCTCAGTCGCCCTCAATTGACTCTGTGTCATGTAGAAAAAGTCAATGCGATCTGCGATTGGATTGTAGGCACAAATACGGAGACTACCGATCTTATTTTCTACTGAGCATATCGTAAGCACAAGAGTTTTCTCATTTATACTGGTAGTCTTTGAGTCTGAATAGTCTGTAAAGTCATATCCTTCTTCATCTACAAACTCGTAGCCGCCAACCTTGGCTAGGCATATTTCTACGAGATGTTCTACATTATATATATGCGGATTTTTCATTGCATATTCACGGGACTCTTCTGTAGGAAACAGTTCTGGAAGAGTAGGAATGATCACGTCTCTTAAGAATGTTCTTTGCTTGGACATCAAGTATCTCCGTTTGTGTTGCGTATAAAAGCAAGCCCTTCGCTCACTGTCCATATAGTATACTAGCACGGGGTGAGAATTGCAACGGAAATGATCCCGTGCAATATCAGTGACTTACTGCTAAGTCACTGTGATCATTACGGATCTTTTTTCAAGGTCCATCTCACCACCCCTCCGCCTGGATTAGGAAAACATAATATTCAGTTTCAATCTGACGGAGATTTGGAAAACATAATATTCAGTTCCAACCCAATTAGGAAAACATAATATTCAGTTCCAACGGTATGCAAGAACCGTGCTAGGGCAAATTAGGAAAACATAATATTCAGTTCCAACCAGATTTGGAAAACATAATATTCAGTTTATGGTGGAATTTGGGGTAGGGGTGAAAACAGGTGAGGATTTGCATATATAAATATCTAAATATGCAAATATTTAAATATATAAATGTAAAAATATACAAATATCTAAATAAACAAATATTTAAATATACAAATGTAAAAATATACAAATATTTGTATATGCACATATGCATATATGCACATATAGTTATATGCAAATTTAGTATCTACTAACCAAAAAAGTTAGTATCTGCTAACTTTTGTTGTAATTTAAATGTGAATTTTCTTACGAAAAAAGAGGCACGGTTGAGAATGGTGAAAAAAGGTGGAGAATGGTGGTGACAGGCATAGTTTAAATACTCTGTCTCCATAATGCATCACAATGCATCACTTTGCAAACCGACTCGATCACTTTGCAAACTCGAGTCTATTACAGTAGTCGACAGTCTCTCGACTGGTTTCACTGACTCTACGGTTGTGTCTCAACGACTGCACGTGGTACTATTCACAGTACCAATCACATATAGCATATGAAGTTAATGCTACAAATGCTGCATGCATATGTATATGTTTCTCTATTCATCTTTCGTATCCTGGTTTGTAAATCTTACAGTTGCGATTTGATCTATTACTGCACTGGGTTTACCTACTAACTGGTCTAAGCTCTGTTTCTCTTTACATGCAGCACTATAGGTAGATCTAAGCTTTGGTTCTATCTGTTGGTTGTCTGGTATGTGTATTATGTACATAGTGTCTCCTTTCGGTATTTAGCAGACCTTAACAGCGGTGACCATTATCCGTATCTGTGTAGTACTAGACCTTAACAGCGGTGACCATTGGTCTATCCTGTTGTGTACTAGACCTTAACAGCGGTGACCATTAGTGTTCGCTGTGTAACACTAGACCGTAGCAGCGGTGACCACTGGCTAGCACTTGACTAGCAGCGGTGACCTATTCTGATATATTGTCTATGAATGTAACTTGGATGTCGAAAGGTAAGTCTTGTAGGTTTATTCCGGCTTGGTCTGTGTTTGGTTCCTGTGTGATCGTGGCGAACTCTATACCAAACCTATGTGCGGTGGTGAACACTATGTCCATTACTGACTGTGTGTTCTTAGGATCAAGCTGTAGGTTAGCGCTCATCAGTGCCAGTTCTAGTACTGTCTGCAAGAGTGCCTGTGTGTCTGGATCTAATTCATACTCAGGGATTTGATCTTCCATGTTGCTCTCCTTTAATATATTTATCTGACACTAAATATGTATATGGCACTACAGAGTTCAGGACAGATATCCGCTGCGAACATACAATCAGAACTAGGAGGTTCGAATCCTATTGGTTTATCAGAATACTACGCAGGTGGTGCATACACTCCTGCAGGTGCTGGTCCTCCCAGTTCGGGAACGATTCGATTCAGCGATTTCTATGGAGTTAGCAGCCAAGCAACTGGCCTAGCCAACACCGCAGGGAAGATAGGCTATATTGCCTCGCTTGGTCTAAAGTTCCGACCAACTGTGAATACCTACACGGAGAGTAACGATGTTAACCTTGCCAACAATCGTATCAGCGCAGACATAGGCTCAGACTGGACAGTGGCGGATTGGAATGATTTCTCAAGTTTATCAAACGCACAACTCCAGTATCTCTCGGTGACTACCTGGCAGTATGGTGCAGGTGCTGACATGGGCATGGTAACAAGAGGTGGAACTTTTTACTACAGCAGCATTCGCAGATACTTTGCCAGCTTCCATAACTACAACAGACCTGGTTTCTATGCTGCCCATGCAAACTACTATTCGTATTACTGGAGTTTAGGCAGTTGGTTTAATTATACAATGCCTTATCTGTGTAAATCAACCGCTTACATGGTATTGGCAGGTGGCGGCACTTCAGGGGGATATACAGCTTCGTTTACACGCCGTGCATGGAACTCAGGTACCAATGAAGCCAGCTTTGGCACCTTACCTTCCACGACTGGCGGGAACGGAGCAGGCTGTACCAACTGGCAGGTGATGATGTCAGGTGGTTACAACGGCTATGGCGGATATACTGATGTAGCCTACAAGGATCTCTCTCGCAATTCAAATGCTATCAGCTGGGGTAACTCGGCGGCTGTTCACTATCTTGGTGCAGCATCAGGTAATTCAGAAGTGTGTATCATGACCGGCGGATGGTGGAATCCATCCAATTCGCCAGGACCAACCGGTAACACACGACCTATTTCATACAAGAGTTTCAGTACTGATTCTACCAGCTTAACCTGGGGACAGATGCTGACCTTCGGACGACGGCATGTGTTTAATGTATCAAATGGCGTGGATACTTCGTTGGCAGGTGCTGGCGATTGGTCAACCGCACGACGATCAGACACCATGCGTATTTCACATGTGACACAGAATTCAGTGGTAGGATCCGGCAGCCTAGGTGAGGTCATGTATGTGATGCAGTCGGCGGGCAACAGTACCTACGCATACATCACTGGTAACTATGGAAATTATCCTTACACACCAAGAGATTATGTAAAACGGTATACCTGGAGTTCAGGTGCAATGAACACCAACTTTATGTCGTTGACCGTGTCCGATTCGGGAGTGAGCAGCAGTGATTTTAGTGACATAGTTTTGCACGGTGCAGGATCCAGATCTAACTATGTGTGGCGTAAACTGAGTTTAAGTAGTAGTGCAGCCGCAGTAAATTTTGGCAGCACCACTTTTTCGAACGGAGACAACGGACATGGACCAGGATAAAGATTACGGTTTACAAATTAAGGCCGCAGAAACTTATCAGGTAGCTGAAGTAGAACGCAGACTCGAATATTATGAGCAACAATTAAGCCCACACGTGAACCAGCTAGAACGCATCAAACGCACCATAGGCAAACCACAAACACTAAATGAAAGGCAGATAGGCAATCTACAGATGGCCGGAGACTCGCCGGTAATTTGGTATAAACAGGCCTATAGCCAAGCCAATCAACGTGCTGAAGCCAGTGTACAGGCATTCTACGATCTACAGAAATCTGCTGTAAAAATCCGTCGGCTCGAAGCTCGGACCGATCGATCGGAATTAGATGATATAAAATTGGCAGAATTAAAAACACAATATGTTATTTCACAGGGTTATGTAGAGAACAGTATCACTGAATTAAATCAATACATGGCTACAGCAGAACGCATCAAGGCGGCTTTTGATATACCCGATGATCTTAGTGATGAAGAGCTTGATCGTGCCAGTATTGAAGACCATATCAAGCAGGCATTTAAACAGGCTGTGCAGGATATTACACAACAGGGGACAATTACTAAAGGAACTTTTGGACATTTAGAATCTTGGGGAGTACATCCTTATGCAGCAAAATACTATGTACATCAATATATCGCTAACTGTGAACATATGCTAAAAGAAAATCAGTTGCCAATGGTCACACACCTTTATGCATTCCTAGAAGACATGTATCAACTACATAAAGATGCATATCAGCAAAACATGACTAGATTAGGTATCTAACGGTTATTGTAGGCAGCATCGTCCATGTAGTTGAGTTCTTGTTGTAGCTGGGCTTCTGTAGCACGATCTCCACGTTCTCTAGCTTCTTGTATTCGCTTTAGATATTCGTCATGCTGTCGTTTACGTTGTTCCTGTTGTTCCGTCATTGTGCCCTCCTGTGATTACGGTTTACCATTTCTCGTTCGAGACGATCTCTGAGATCGTGTTCAGTAGTAAATTCTACTGGAAAATCTAATGCGATGCATTGCCGACGTGGTTCACTGCAGAATACTCCTTCCTCAGGAAAATAATCTCTTGGCCATCCGTCTCGCTTTCCATCATCTGCATCGATGTATTCTGCGATAACATATAGTTTTTCAATCCGAAAGTTGCCCATTACTAATTCATCATAGTCTTCCACAAGGTCTTCCCATGCGGTACTCTGCCGTTCTACGTGCTGGAAGAACATCTCCTGGAACACTGGTTTATGTTGTGCAATCACACGTTCAACACCGTCAATGTACTGTTTAATGGCACGAGCTTTTTGTTCGCCTGTAAAACTATCGCTGTCTACCAGCATACGGCTGCCTAGTGTATTACGTCTGATGTCTGGGGGTACAGGAGGTTCTACACCCGTTGATTTAAGCTCTGCTATGATAGGAGTACGCATATCTACCAGCGCATTCCATAGTAGATTGTAAGGTCTTTCGTCATAGATATCGTAAGGAAATTCTCCTTGGAAGTCTGGCTCAGGACCAAGGTCTATCAATCTACGTCCGCCTTTGTCCACTACTGACATGATATCTGCTGCGGCACCTACTGATACATCACCTGTTAAGATTGCTACTAAGCCGCCTCCGCCCCAAATACCTGACGCTGAGATAAAGCCTTCTACATCTGATGTAAACACAGATATTTGCTTTTGCCTTCGACCTTGTATAGCAATCAATTGCTTGAGCTTATCTACACCTAACACATGACAACCTGCCATACGCCGGGTCATTTCAAGTCTTTCCATCATGCTAGGAACCACAGGCGTCCAGAATTTTTTATGATTTGGTTGTATAAGGTAGGGGTATCGTTTTTCTTCGTTATATCCTGAGTCAGGATTGAAGTCGTATATTTTGATATCATCTACGAAGAGATGATCGAAGAGGCTTTTTTGCCAGCGCACCTCTTCGTTCAGTTGGTCTATGACATTGATGTAATGTCTTATATCCTGCATATTCTAATCCTTGTTTAGAATATTTATGCAGCAGTTGCCTTTAACAGTCTCGTTGTGTTGTCCAGCGTGGTCTTGCACTTAGCTAACTTGTCTTCTGCGATCCTTAATAGATCTTCCTGCAATTGTTCTTCCTGCTTATCTTTGTGATTACGAGCCGTCTTGAGAGCTTCTTTAATCTCTCTTACCTTATCACTGTAATGAGTGTGCTGGTATTCTAGTCTTTCAACTGCTGCCTTACGTCTAATACGTTGTGCTGTTCTACCTTTCATTCGTCTCCTTTAATTGTATAATGTTTGTGTTCTTCAACCGTATAACCAACCGTGTCGCCATGGAAGATCATAATCTTGTCCGCATCTACGCCATCCAGTAATAGTGTTTCAAGGAAACCAAATGCTTCCTGTGCAGTCTTATACTGGAGATATTCTAAACCAAAATCCTGTGCCCAAACTACAAAATATTTCATATTCCTACCTGGTCAAGAAGTGCTAACACAACGATAGCCGCAATGAACCAATTTAAATAACGTGTCATATTATTCCCTGTAGTCTACAATATAACGATTAACTTCGTCTTCAAGTATGTCTAATCTTGTTAGGATTTCATCAATCTGTTCTTGTATATTTGTTTTTGATTGTTTAGTCTGGTCAAAGATCATCATGTCATGTTCGACTACAAACTTGACATCTAATGTACCAGCACGTTCTTCGTCTAAATGGTCTGGGTGATAAATGGAGATTTCAAAACCACCTGTGCTTAGGAATGCTTCTCCTGTAGGCGAATCTAATACACGTTCAATTGTTTCGTGTAGTAGTCTGCGGCAAAAAATACGGATATCACCCTCAGACTGCCGTTCTCCTTGATACCGCCAGTCTAGCACCTGCATGGTATGATGGATGCGAGTGAAATCCATATTCTGCATAAGTTCACTCGCCATCCGATGGAATCGATCTTTTGTTTCTGTTCTAGTCATATCCATTTATTATAAATTGTTAATTTAATTCTTAATATATTACCACCATAAACTCTGGTAATATTTACCAAACAAACGCAGAGCGTTATTGATCCTTGCAGCATCCGACTTAGAATGGATATTCACATCTTGCTTTATCTGGTCAAATGCCCAGATCATTTCATCTAAGATGTAGTCAAAACGGTCAAACCACAGTTCGTCAGTACGTGCATCCTCTTCGTAGTTTGCCAGCTCTTCGGGTGTGGGTCTCAGCTCCTCTGGTACATCCATAGGGTCAACCCAAGGAGCCCCATTCTTTTGTTGCTTCAACATCATAAGGGCAGGGTGTATTATCTGTGCAAGTGTCCAGTCTAAGCTCCATACGTCATGGGGTTCAACTAGTACATCTACACGTTGATTGCGTTCTGGATTCTTAGGCGGTCGCCTGATGTTCACTCGCATATTTTACCTCGTCTAATAGGTCAGTTACTTCTCTAAGCTGCCTACTTACCTGTGCGATATTAGTAGCAAACTCGTTGAGCATACTCTGCTGTTCACGTAGGATATATTCAAGTTCTTGGATAGTTTCTTCAGTCATTAAAAATCTCGTTTAAAAGGTTATCTCTACAAAAAGAGTAGTCAATCTCGGCATACTGCTGTATATATTTGCCATCAGCAGCATCTATGCCTTCTGCTTCATAGGTAAACATATGATTACGTTTAAGGTAATCTACCCTAACTCCTTTGATCATGTCAAGCATGTCTAACTTACTGTAATGCTTTTCGATTAGAGGCCAATCCTGCAGCCAGATAGTAAAAGTCCAACTGTAAAGGATGGGTTCAGGATAGTCTAACTTTATCCTTGTACGCCAACGCCTATGCTGCTGATGCCAGGTTGCATATAGCTGGTCCCATGGGCCTTCATATGACCCGCCCCCACCTGATCCTAAGTGACAACAAGTACCCTCAAAGTAATCAGTAACAGACCATCCAGGAGGCTTGGCTAGTCTCAGCCATACCTTACCATAAAACGCAGGAAACCTCTCAGGTTCATGCCAGCTACATGGTACCCCCACTGGTGCGTTGTGGCTGTTGCACTGCTCGCCTGAGCTAATATTCCAAACTAAGCCCAGCACCCGCTGACCCTTATCACGGCCCTTTGAGCTTTCACCAAGGTTGTTGATATGGGCGACAAGGGCTCGTCCTAATTCATCTAGGTTAGCTGGTTCCCCGTGTTGTGCTACAAAACGATCTCGTACACGTTTAGATATCATAAGATGGGTGATTAGGGTTGAGTGGTACGGGGCGGAGGAGTTGAACCTCTATAGCACCGCCTCCCTGTTTGGCTGACTGCTTATAAGACAGCTGGAAGGAACGCCCCGCATTTTCAATATAACTTTATTATAGCATGTAATTAAGGTATGTCAAGTTCTTCTTTGCATTCGTCTATCCAACCAAATTTACCATCTAATGGACAGTGGATTGCAAAGCCTCGTTCGATTGCTTGCCGTTCTCGTTCTTGCTCACCTAGAACATATCCAAAGATACCGAAAGCAAATGCAGTAGCTAACATTAATACAAAGTGATTAAAATCCATTATAATTCTCCTGGGGTGTAATGGTGTTGGTGGACCCCCTCGGACTTGAACCGAGAACCTAACGATTATGAGTCGTGTGCTCTAACCTATTGAGCTAGAGGTCCAATTTCAAATTTATTTATTTTCAAGAATTTTATTTAATCGAATTCTATATGCTAACAATTGTGTTATTCTATAGCTATCTGCAAATACTCCGTCATCAAACCAAGGTTTGTGTGCTAAAGTCATTGGAAACAAAATAAGCCTATTCCATCTTCCTTCAACATTTAAAATTGTATCGCCACACTTGAAACTTGTGCCACCAGAATTCTGTCTTTCATTTAAGAAAATTATACCTGCTATTCCCTTTCCATCTGTATGCCATTCTTCTTTTACTTGTTCTTCATTATGACAGTCAACAAATCTAAATCTTATTGTGTCTGAAGGCTTAACTATTTTACTTAAATGAGGGTAATGTTCCTTAATTAATTCTTCTACTATAATAAAAATATTATTTGGAACTATAACTTCTGCAGTATAAGATATATCGGTCTCTTTTAAGTAAGGTAATTTAGTTGCAAAATTCCTTACATGGTGCGGATATTGATAAAAATTGTCAACTAGTATAATAATATTATCATAAAAATGTTTTTGTTGTACAGTAAAATTTGTAGTAATATCTAAAATATTATTTTCAAATATTTCAAGTTTCATTTCTTAAACCAAATACTGAAAGAGGCTGTGAGTCAGTAAGGAATTGCATTTTTAAGATTATACAAGAAACTTCTTCGGGTGTGAGAAATCCTTTTACAGTATCACCTTCTGCTGTGATACCTGGTAGTTCCGCCATGCTGTCACAGTCACCGAAGACACCGATTTCAAATAATCCTTCACGGTATCCCATACTACCACGATGACGGATGATGCTGAGTTGGTAGTCATTACCAAACTGTACTAGCCATTGTTTCCCGTCATCATCATAGTAGGATTTAGATGCATACGCCTTTTGAAAATCTATTCGCATAATCAATCCTTAGGCAATCTAGGTTAATTGGAGCTTTATAGCCGCGGTCTAGCAATACCTGTGCAGCCTTGCGTAATTTTGCGGCTTGACGTTGAGCTTCTTTAGGAGAACGTTCTCCGTCTTGATACAAGTGTTCTGGACTAAGTTCTCGATCAATATAGCGGAAAAGATCAATAGAATCTTTAACGCTTACATGTCTAGGATCGATAGGCATTTGTCTGCAAAATTTACGATAAATGTTTGCTTCTTTAATCACTGTTGACAGGGACATAGTACCTCCTCAAAGATGTAAACTTCTAGTAGTAAAGCAATTAGTATAATACTAACAATAATAAATGTCAAGGAAAAACTGGCGTAAAATAACCCTCGCAGGAATCTAAGCATATCTCTCTTTATGTTTTTGCTTGCGGGTATACTTAGAACGGTCACACTCTACAGTAGGACGGAATGGACCTTTTAAATCCCTACATTGTTGAGCTACCCAATTACGTGGTGGTGTTTTCATTTTCTTACTCAATAATAAAAAATTCGTTTATTTTAGGATCGTATAAACTATTTGAACCTTTTTCGTATTTTTTCTTAAGATGGTCACCAACTAAATAAGTTTTTTTCTTATGACAGCAAGGACATAGGACCACTAGATTATCTTCTTCTACATTATAGCGATCTCCGTCCCAGTGATCTATCTCTAGTACATGCCACGGTTGATTAGGAGCATCGCAAACAAACCCACATCTTCCGTCAACATTTTCACAACCGCCTTTACGCATTTTGAAAGCTTTCATTGCTTTTTTACCAACGACATGTGTTGTATGGTAAGAACAAAATGCTCTGAATTTATAACTTACATTACCATTTTTATCAATAAGCTGTTTATGGTAACCAACTAGAGTAGTGCAAGCTGGCATCGCACATACTGGCGCTATGCATTTATGTAAATTTTTCATGTAAATGTTTAAGTAATAATGGTGGTGCGACTGGCCGGAATCGAACCGGCAAAGCATCACTGCCGCTGGATTTTAAGTCCAGTGTGTTTACCTGTTTCACCACAGTCGCTTAATGTTCTAAAAGTATAACATAGCTGTTTATTATGTCAACTATTTTTTTATGGTGTCCCGACCAGGAATTGAACCTAGAATAGAAGATTAGAAGTCTACTGTTATATCCATTTAACTACCGGGACTCAAAATTAATGATAGAAACGCAGACTCGCAAATGCTATTAGGCCTGCAAACCAAGCAAAGATAAGATAGGTATAAAAAACTCTTTCAAAGGTAATACCCTTTCTAATTGTTTTCCACATAGTTCCTCTTTGTTAGCGTTAAGTTATAATTATATATACAATATTAAAAAAGTCAACTGAAAAGTTGGAGAGGCCCCCCAGTTTCCCAGGGGGTGGGGTAATGGCTATCGGCGGCCGTAGAACAATAAGCCTTTAACCGGAAGGAATTGTGGACCGATCGCCGGGGTCGTTAAAATTAGTCTTGGATCCATTCAACAGTGTCTACATCCCAAACTGAATCAAAATCGACTATAAATTTTATATTGGTTTTTTGATCTATAATGGCTAATAGTTTGTTTTCTAAATCTCTTTGTTGAATAACCCCAAAAGATTCGTAATCTTTAATCTCATTATTTTCTGATATTACTTCAGTTGGCTCTCCACTTTTATCGAGCAAAGTTTTTATTTTAAATTTACAAGCATAGGATTTGCCGGCTTGGATATCATTGATTGTTAACATTTTTACTTATTTCCTCTTCGAGAGACTGGATAAATTCAAGGACAAGTTGGTTGGAATATTCAAATAGTTGTTTATATTTTTCGTTGGGCATAACATAATTAAATGTTACGAAGCATCCTAATAAAAATCCTAAAAGTATTTTAAACATGTTGATTACTATTATTTATAAAATTATGAATAACATTAAAATATTTCGATAAATATTTTAATGTTAATATTAGAATTAGACGACGACTTAGTCCAAGAATGGCAAGCTAGTCGTGAATTATGTACAAGTAGTAGACCTAATAGTTCTCTTGGTGCAAGTGCATTAGCAAGTTGTAAGAGCCAAGGATATAGATCTAGATCAGGTAATATGCGCCATAACTACACTGGCAAAGGCAGGAGCAAAGTTGCTGGTAAAAAAATTAGGGGCAAAAAATATGGCGGACCATTACCCGATTGGTCTAGTTAAGACCTTGTATCATGATATTTTAATATTACAACATTACCCGCATCATCTTTCCTATGACGTAAAAATCCATTATCAACAAGATTATCTAACATAAGATGCACGGCATCATTAATCTGATGCCGTGTGATTAACAATCCAGTTAGTGTGCCTATTCCATAAGCAAGCAATTGAAATATCCATTCTTCCATATCAATCTGTAAATGTAATATGTTGTGGTCTTAGTGTTTTTGCATCCCAGTCAACATCAACACCGTCACCGCTTTGATGTGCTGGATAAAATTCCCAGTCGTCGCCACAACGGAAGCACGGATCATACTTTGTGTACCCTTTTGGTGCTGGATTAGGATCTACTTCATAGATCGCTAATTGTATGATTAGATAAATTACGACAGCTTCAATCATATTACTCCTTTTGTTGGGATTTAGCTAAGTTTATACTATTTAAATTTTTTTGTCAATAATAATTTATATCCTATAAATATATAAAAATTATAAGGATAGATGATGAATTTATTTGAAATTAATCTAGATAAAGATACTACAACATTTATGTATCTTGATCCTAAGATGAAGGGCGGACTGGCACGTAGAGGCAGACGAGAACAGGTTAAAGAACTGCAACAATGGTTAAATGATAATAATTATGCTGCAGGCCCTGTAGATGGGATTTACGGTTCTAAGACAGCAATGGCTGTAAAAAAATTCCAAAAAGACGCAGGGCTGAAACCAGACGGAGATGCAGGCAGGAAAACCATCCTGGCGATGATGGGATGGAATGGTAAGAAGACTGTGCAACCTAATAAGCTATCTGCAATGGTAGCATCCCCTAAGCGTGATCCTGAGACAATTGAAAAACCCCTTGCCACATCATTTAATAAAGAAAAAGAAATTTTAGATATTATTGCTAAACCTGAGTCGTCTGGCAATTACGATGCGATATATCCTGGTAAGAGACGTCCACAAATCATTTCAATGACACTTACAGAACTTTTCCAAGACATGCGGAAAAGGATAAGATCACATGGCGGCTCTGCTTCCGGTAGGTATCAATATATATACAAAACACTTCGAAGCCTTGTACGTCAAATGGGTCTTGATCCTAAAACAACAGTGTTTAACGAAGCTACACAGGATAAAATTGCATTATTCCATCTAAAAAAAGAACATAATTTAGATAAGTTTTTAGATGGACAAATAACAAGCGAAAAATTTTTAAAACGATTATCTAAAACTTGGGCAGGTTTACCAGATCCATCTACTGGTAAATCTTTTTATTTAGGTCTTGGCAACAACAAAGCTAATGTCAATGCTGAAGATACAATAGCTCAACTAGATCAACTACAAATTGTATAATTATGTCATTAGAAGGTAAATTTTTAATTGCTCATCCAAATTGTCCAAGAGATTCTTTGTTTTATAAATCTGTAATTTATCTTTATCAAGATAGGAAAGATCAAGGATCAATTGGTGTTATTGTAAATAAGCCTAGCAAATTTTTTGTTAAAGATGTATGCGAGGAAAAAAATGTTCAATTTACAGGAAGTAATGTTCCTATCTACCATGGTGGCCCAGTTAATTCAAATGCATTAATTTTATTGCATAGTAATGATTGGACCAGTGTAAACACTGTCGATGCAGGCAACAATCTTAGAATTAGCAGTGATAATATGATGTTGGAAAAAATTGCCCGAGTAGATCAACCACGTTATTGGAAACTATTTGGAGGGTTATCCACTTGGGCACCGCAACAACTGCAGGCAGAACTCACAGGTAAATGGCCATATCGACCTGAAAATAGTTGGTTAATTTCTAACGCATCGGCTGATATTATTTTTAAAACAACAGATGATCGTATTTGGCATGCTGCATTTGAAGCATGTGGATCGCAGATGTTTGACCAATACTTCTAGTATAATAAATATATGTTTATAGGAGTATAAAATGAAGCTAACCCTAATATCGCTTTTCAGCGGGTTGGCGATATTGCTCACAACAGTATCCTTACACGCCGAAGAGCCGAGCACACAAAAACCACAACCTGTGGTACCACCACAGTTACAATTACACAAGATGCCAATGGCAATGGATTGCGGAACTTTACCAGCTATTATGGCAAAGTTGGCACCTTACCAGGAAATTCCTTTTATCCACAGTAACAAAAGCATTATGCAAGTTCCTATGGATCCAAAAGGTCAATTACCTCCACGGGTTGTAACAGGCGAAACGGCAATGTTTATGAACCCTAATACAGGATCCTACAGCATTGTTTTTAAGTTACCCGACGAGATGTTATCTAATCCTATGGGTATAGCCGCTTGCATTATTGGCAGTGGTACAAATCTAAAACCAGCACAATTTGAGAAACCTATCGAAACATGATATGACCGACGTTCTAGTTTTAAGCACAGACGGACTCCCACTTAACTACCTTCCACTGAGCGCAATACAGTGGAAGGATGCTATAACTTATTTGTTCTTAGATAAATGCACAGTATTAGAATGGTATGATGATTGGGTAGTTAGGAGCCCAAGTTGGGAAACCCGTGTGCCTGCTGTAATAATGTTGAAAGAACGACTAAGGACAAAACGTAAACCGAGATTTTCAAAAACTAATATCTGTATCAGAGATTTGTACACCTGTCAGTATTGCGAACAAAGACTAGCCCATAGCCAATGTACAATGGACCATGTTATTCCTCTAAGCAAAGGTGGCAGGACGAATTGGGAAAATATTGTTGTAGCGTGTCACTGCTGTAACGAGCGTAAAGGCAATAGGGTAGAAAGGCCTAAGCAATTACCGTTTAAGCCTGACTATTGGGAATTGGTTGCAAAGCGTAAGCAATTAGAGTTTGATATAAAACATCCAGTTTGGGAAAAATATCTCTAGCGGATCCACGCTATCTTTTCACCTGCATCTTTCCTGCGTAGCCATTCTGCTTCGCTGCCTGGATATCTCCAGCCCCATATCACTACCAGTGCCATAAAGCCTGCAGTCCAATAGATTGCAGTTAGATTACCAGTTGTAAACCACATTAGGATCAAACTGCTGCACATTGTAATCACCATAAAGTATTTGAACTTGGTAGGGAATATCCTTTTCTCTTGCCAGCCAGTAAGGAATGGCCCAAACAGTTTATGATTATACAACCAGCGATGCATCCTGTCGCTGCTCTTACTAAAACAAAATGCTGCAATTACAGCAGGAGTACTCCACGGTAATCCTGGCAAATATACTCCAACAAATGCAACAGCTAGGAAAAACATTCCTGCTGAAAACCAAAGTGCTTTACGAATGTTCATTAAATACCTGTGTCAAAGCGGTTACCAGTTCGTTAATCATGTTATCAGTATGGAGAGGTGTAGGAGTAAACCGCAAACGCTCCGTTCCTTCTTCAACTGTAGGAAAGTTTATAGGTTGTACATAAATGCTATAATCATTTAGGAGAACATCGCTCATTGCTTTACATTTTACAGCATCTCCTATTATTACAGGTACGATATGTGTACTAGCTGCAGGATGTATTTCAAAGCCTAATGCCTGCAAATGTTGTTTAAGTTTTTGTGATTGTGCTTGATGCTTTATCCTTAGATCGTTATGATCCATGACATATTTTATACTGGTTAAAGCTCCTGCACACATCACAGGACTGTGGCTAGTTGTAAATATGAAACCACTAGCAATAGAGCGCACAGCATCACAAATAATTTCATCTGCAGCAATATAACCTCCTTGCATTCCAAATGCTTTACCTAATGTACCATTTACGATATCAACACGATCTTGTAAACCTAATTCTTCTAGCTTACCTGCACCTGTTGTGCCATATAGTCCAACAGCATGCACTTCGTCTATGTAAGTTATAGCTCCGTAACGATCGGCGAGGTTGCAAATGTCGTGCATTGGCGAAACATCTCCATCCATGCTATACACGGATTCAAACACGATACAAGGCGTGCCTTCTGTTTCTTGCAATGCACGTTCTAAATCGCCCATATCATTATGCTGCCAAATCCGTTTGGGAGCCCCACTATGCCGGATCCCTTGTATAAGGGATGCGTGATTCTTGCTATCACTTAGGAATACTAGGTCGGGTATGATTTTGCTTAAGGCGATCAACGTCCATTCATTTGCAACGTAGGCGGACGTAAACAATAGCCCCCGTTCCTTCCGATGGAGCATGGCTAGTTGTTTTTCTAACGCAACATGATAGTGGCTAGTGCCTCCAATGTTACGAGTTCCTCCACTACCACTGCCTGTTTGATCAAGTGCAGTGTGCATAGCATCTATTACAACTTTGTTCTGCCCCATGCCAAGATAGTCGTTGCTACACCAGTTTACAACTGTTTTAATAGCGTACGGTCCATACCAGATAGCACGGGGGAAGTCTCCTCGTTCTCGTACAATATCGTTAAACACACGATATCTACCTTGTTGCTTTAATGCTTCTATTGTATCATGAAACGGCTTTTTATCTATCATACAGCTATTTACATAAATATGTAAACAAGAAATAATAAAAGGACAAGCTGTGAGATTCAAAGAATTTAAAAGGATTAAGGAAGCTCCTATTAGCGATTTCCAACCAATGGGCGACTGGGATTATGATCATGAAGAAGAATGGGGAGATGATTATGAAGAGCCTTGGAAAGCAGGAGAAAAGAAAAAAATCTTTAATCCGCAATGGAAACAAAAAGTTTATAAGAGCTGGAGCAAAACTAAGAATGATTACATCCTAATTCCTGTATCAGGAGAAGCCACATACAATCCGGAAATCGTAGAAAGAGGCGTTGTAACTGTAGACGACCTATTCCAAGAGTTTGAAGAAGGCTTTGATCAGTTGGTTGAAATGGGCATTGTAGATCCCAAAACAATGACTAGGACTCCGCAGCACAAAGATAAAACTGTTGTGTTCTTCCTAGGCAATGCAGCTGACAATTGGATTGCTGTTAGCGGATGGATGTTGTTACACAGATTAGGACACGGCAGTAGGATGACACAAGGAGAAGAAAATCCTGCTTACTCTGCGATTGTAACCGCAGTGTTTGAAGGACTACATAGTATATTTGGTAACTTTGGTGTTGACCTACAGCACAATCCTAAGAATCCTAACAAGATGTTAGATGACAAGCAAGCTAAATGGGCTGACTACGGATTGCAAAAGATAATGACTACAGGTAGCGCAAGGAAAGGTGTTGTGAGAGACAGATACGAAGGTATATATGAAATGTGGGCACAGTATCTCAACAGAGGAGCAGTACAATTACGAGCACCTGATGCACTTGATATTGAAAATGTAACGAAAGCACCTAACCCACGTAACGAGCAAGAGTTGACTGATATGGATAAAAGTATCCTAGAAGGTTATATAGAAGACTTGCAAGACCAATTAAATGACGAATTGTTTCCTGCTTTCGAAGACAGCATTAAAGGCCAAATTATATTAATGTGAGAAGCTATGAGATTTAGAGAATTTAAAATAGACGAAGCAAGACGCAATCCAGAACAAAATCCTAAAGTTAGTTTGTATGATGCACTGGAAAAATACAAAGATGATCCTGATATCTATATCAGTTATACGATGGATGTAGGGAGAGGCATAACAAGTAAGACATCTGTTGCTAAAGGTAGGAATACCAGTGGCTTTAAGATAGGAATAAATCCAAAAAGCAAGTACAATACACCTAATGGAATATACACTTATCCGCTACCTGAAATGTGGCGAGATGGTGCAGATCCTAGTAGGCGGGTTTTTACTGTTCCGTTTGCTGGTGAACAGCCTGCTGTATATATCATCCGAGCAACAGGTAACATGCTTGATCTTGAAAAATATGGCAGTGATCAAATAGACAAAGATTTAGAAATAGTAGCAAAAAAACTTGTAGACCATTTCCACTCTAAAGGTCACAGTCAAGTGCTGAGTTGGGAAATGGCCAAAGGATTATTAGATAGTGCTAAGTCAGCAGCACGAATACGGACTCCAGGAGGTATGTTTTGGAATGCTACACGCATGGCATTTTTTGCCCTTTCCGGATCTGTAAATGACAGTAACCTTATTCCTATTAAACAGTATACAATGGAATTGAAACGCATGGAGCAGAAAGCACAGGACGAAGGCGATGCTCCTCCTAACTACAATGATGAAGTAGTGCGTTTTAAATTATTTGACAAACCTTCACCGCCAAAAGATACGAACAAGTGGAATAAGTTATTTAGAGATATGGGATACGATGGTGTGGTAGATAGGAAAGGGCAAGAAATTATACATCCATATGAACCTATACAAGCAGTGTTCTTCCATACAGGCGCATTTAAAGTTGTTGACATGGTTTACAACAAAGAGTATGGGGCAAAGCCTATGGAGTGGGATGTACCGCTTAGTGAAGTATCTAATCCTCATGTAGTATTTGGAACTTTCTTTACACTACACGAAGACATAGATGGCAAGAATGCATGGGCGGTAGGCATACGCATCTGGGGAGCCTGTGTTGTAGCGCAAAATATGGTAAACACAAAGTTGACAATCGCAAAGGGCACTGGCTTTGATCAATGGGGTAAGCAATCTAAAATGGCGCTTATAAATGCTACCAAGTATGGAGTTGACTTTAACGAGCAACAGTATGAAGACTTTCCGGAAGAGATAAATTTAATGTCAGGCGGTTACGATATGGTAAATTTATTCGGTGGAGCCAATAAGATACAATTTAAAATACCTGCTCCGCTGAAACAAGAATATATGAAAAAATATCCTGACACTAAAGAAAAAGAATTTTCTAAATGGTATGATGTAGACAGTCTACCTACTGGACAGGAGCTAGAAGGAGAAATTGAAATGTTCTATAGACGATTTAAGGATATGGAAAAAGAAGAAGTAATAAAGCTCAAGTGGACTGACGATAGCCCAGACTACGACGATATAAATTATTAGGAAAAAGAATGAAAACAACTGATATGATTAGAGCTGTGCTTGATTTAATTGACGCATTTGACAAGGACCCGAAAGAAGGCAATATCGAATCACCGTCTAGAGATAATGAAGAATTAAGAAGATTTGAGCAAATAGCAGCAGTATTGGCAAATAGAGGACCACAATATTATTCAAACAGTCCTAACGAAATTGTTACTGGTATAGACAGCGTAACAACTGGTGCAGGCGGAGGATTAAATGGACCAAAACATGTTGATGATTTAAGGGTAAAAGATCCTAGGGGGTGGTCATAATGGCAGCAAACGGCATTTCAACTATACCATTAAAAAAGGATAGACAAATAGCAAAACTCGATCTTGCAAGTGCAAAGCGGGCAGCAATGCCCGGTAGATATCCAAATGCTAATTATGATTTGACACAATTGCCAAAAACTTATAATCCAGCAGATAATACTGATCCTGTAGATACTAATCCAAATGCAGGTGGACTATTACCAGGGAGACCGTGGGCATAATGGCTTATAGCAGATTATCAAATAATACAACAAATTACGATCATCCAGATGAATCGCATCTTCTTAATTTGCATTACGCAATGGAATATAGTCCTTCCGGGGAGCCTGTCCTAAGGGTTAATAATATCGGAGGTGTCAGCTATAATGGAGCAGGAAATATAAGTTCTAGTTCAGATGCGTTTGGTAGATTAAGGGTAAGCTCTCCTTATACATTATTTGACGGTGCTATGCGGTATAGGGACGATGCATTTTTATGGGACCAACAGGATACAGGTGCAGCAACATCAACTCATGTCCTAAACGAAAGCACAATTGATATGACTGTATCAGGCGCAGGTGACGAAAGTATAAGAGAAACTAAAAGGGTCTTCGCATATCAACCTGGTAAGAGTCTTTTAATTATGAGTACTTTTGTAATGGAAGCTCCAATTGTAGGGTTACGCCAACGGGTAGGGTATTTTGGCAGTGAAAATGGTATATATTTTGAGCAGTCGGATAATGAACTCTATCTAGTTATAAGGAAAAACACTAGCGGAGTTGTAGATGATACCAGTGAAAGGGTTGCACAATCTTCCTGGAATGTTGATAGATTAAATGGAGAAGGTGGACAATATAATTTAACAGGAATAGAAATAGATGTTTCAAAAACACAAATATGGTGGTGTGATGTAGAATGGTTAGGAGTTGGTTCTGTAAGGGCAGGTTTTGTGTTAAATGGACAATTTGTAACTTGCCATATATTTCATCATGCTAATATATTTGATAAGGTATATATGACAACCGCCACCCTTCCATGCAGATATGAAATAACTTCAACCGCTGCTAGTGGTACTATGAAAGCTATTTGTGCCACTGTTATAAGCGAAGGAGGATACTTAAATAAGAGTTTTACAAGATCTGCTAGCACATCTTTAGAGGGTAAAAGTTTATCACAAACTGTTTATAGACCTTTAATTTCTATAAGATTAAAATCTTCGAATTTAGATAGTGTAGTGATACCTACTAAATATGATCTATTAGGATTAGAACAAGTTGCTTATAAATATGCATTGATTATGAATCCTACATTAACGGGTGCAGTATGGACAAGTGCAGGATCCGACAGCAGTGTAGAATATGATATAACTGGAACTGGTTTAACAGGCGGAATAATAATAGACACAGGTATATTTGTTGGTGGAAATAAAGGCGGAACCGCGAGCATATCTTCTGGTCAAGTAGACTTTTCGCAACAAATAGGAAGATTTTTAGATGGTACCAGCGATGTTTATGTACTAGCAGCAATTGCTACCTCAAACAATGATCACGCTGTAGGAAGTCTTACCTGGCAGGAACACAGATAAATATTAAAAAAGGTAAAGTATGAGAGCAAGAGAATTTACAATTAATGTACCCATTAACATTAAAATAAACGGCGACGGTGATCCTGAAATTGATATGCCAGGAGCACAGGATGAACCACAAGCTGACGATAAGCCACCTGTATTAGTTAGTCCGCTACAACAAGAATTAGAATTAAAAAAAGCAGAGCAAGGTAAACCAACTGTAGTGTCTGCACAACTCTTAGACGAACCAGAGGAAGATGAAATAGCCTAATGAATTTTACTCGTAAAATCAAAGCCGGTTTAGTCAAAGTTGACTTAAATCTTTTCGTTGGCGAATATGGAACAATTTTTTACAATGAAGATACTGGCGATTTACGGTTATCAGACGGAGTAACGCCAGGAGGTATACCTCTTGGTGCAGGTGGCGGTGGTGGAGCAACAGTTTTCAGACAATTAACAGATACTCCTAGCACCTATGTAGGATCAGCTGGATATTTTGTTAAAGTCAAACAAGATGCAACAGGTCTAGAATTTGTAAATCAAATTATATTTGATGGAGATTTTAATAATCTTACAAATAAACCTACAACCCTGGCAGGGTATGGTATCACTGATGCATTTACTGGTAGCTGGGATGACTTAACAGATAAACCAACTCTGTTTAGTGGTGATTATAATGACTTAACAAATCTACCTACATTGTTTAGTGGTAGCTGGGATGACTTAACAGATAAACCTAACGCTCTTTCAGTTGGCGTAGTTGATACAAATAATACACTCATTAGTAATACAACCGACGTTACAGCAATCAGGTTTGATACTGATAGTGGCTTTGATGTAGTTGATCTAGGATCTGGTATTGTTAAAGTCCAGATGAACTCAACGTTTAAGTATTGGAAATCAGCAGGGCAACAGGATCTTGTTGCTACAGGTTTAGATACTGTAGAGTTTGTCGCAGGGACAGGCATCGCAATAGAGCTTGATCCTAATGGTTCTCCTTACCAGCAAATAAAAATTACCAACACCGGCGGAGGAACCGGAGGTGGTGCCACAACTCTAAATCAATTAACAGACGTTGCGTACAGTACATTTGACATACAAATAGGAGATACATTAACCTGGAACGGTACACAATGGGTTCCTGATACAGATAGCACTGCACGTGGATTGAATGATTTATTTGATGTGACCTATGACAGTTCAATCCAAGTAGGAGATACATTAACCTGGAACGGTTATGAGTTTGTACCAGATACAGATAGCACAGCACGTGGATTGAATGATTTATTTGATGTTGCATATGATAGTTCTGTTGCAGTAGGTGATGTCTTAAAATGGAATGGTTATGAGTGGGTACCTGGCACAGATCAACAAGGAACCGGCGGAGGAAGTGGTAATTTATTAGGAGTAATCATTGATCTTAGTATTGACAACGATGGCGATCTGATTTTGACCCATGTTGACAATTTTTCTGCTGATAATGCATTTATTAATAACAATGGAGAATTTGTCTTCACAGACGGATTATAAAATATGGCAACTTTAAATCTTGGCCGTGTAAGGATGGTCTTCAAAGGCGACTTTGAATCTTACAATGGACAGCAATTAGAATTTTTTGACGCGGTAACATTTGCCGGATCTTTATATGTTGTAAAAGTCGAAACTGTAACAGTTGACGATAGTGACAACGGCAACCGTCCGCCTACTCCTAACGGACAAGCAAGTTTTTTACAAATAACAGAAGGGGTAAGTTTTTTAGGGGCCTGGTCCGAAGATCAAACAGGTCTTTCCGATCGTATATATTATAAAAATCAAATCGTTCAATATGGTCCTAATACTTTTATAGCCTTACAGACAGTTCCAATTGGTAGGGCTAACCCTAATGTTGATCTATATACAGGTAGTGGATATTGGGAAGTACTAGCTAAAGGTTTTGGTAATTATATTCCTAATTTTAATAGCACACAAGATTTAGATCCTGGCGATATTATTAGCTATGAAAGCACTATTTGGCTAGCAATTGAAACTGTAGCAGTAGGACAAAATCCAAGCACTGATCCTGATAAGTTTGAAAGACTGGATGGTAGATTAGATCCTAAGGGTAAATGGCAAGCAGGCACCCTTTATGAAACAAGTGATGTCGTAGTATTCCATGGCACGACTTATGTAGTGATTGCTCCATCCACTACAAATAGACCTGTAAATCAAACAGGAGCAATTAATGCAGATTGGCAATTACTCGTCCAAGGTTTTGATTGGGTAGGAGAGTTTGATCCAACTAGTTATGAAGGTTATTATAAAGGCGATATTGTAGTTTACGATTCTTCTACCTATGTGGTCCTAGAAAAAACACAATTTCAGCAGAATCCTTATAATACGCCTACCAAATTTCAACTTTTATTAAATGGAGATTCATTACAAGAATCTGATTTCACTGTAGACGGTTTCTTAGTAAGAAAAGATGCTGTCATTACCATTGATGAAAATACATACCTGCAAGAAAATCAAAATATCAATTTAACAGGAGATGCGACAGGTTCAGGTAAAACCAATATAGCAGTTACTTTAACGGTTGATGCAGTAATTAACCAAAGCACTGCAACTGAATCAGAAACTAATGCCCTACAGACAACCTTCTTAGGTGCAATCGAAACCGCTCCTAATACATTTGAATTACGTAAATTTAATCCAGAACTAATTAGAGCAGATTTACCAAATGATTTCACTCCAGATGGTGGTATTGAAAGGATCTCAAGCGAAACTGGTCCATTTGTAACTTTAGGTTTGAATGATAAAATAATTGCAAACCTTGATGGTACAACAGAAACTAATTTAGTACCAGATTTAGATGCCGCGGATCAGTTTATGTATCGTGATGCAGCAAATGAAACTCTACAATCTATTTCTTACCAGCAATTGGTCAACAAACTTAACACACAAATTGTTGGCAGTAATGTAGACGGTGTTACTAATTTTAGGGCTTTAATAGATACCCCAAATTCTTATGCAGGATTCAAAGGAGGTTATTTAAGAATTAACCAAGCAGAAAATGCAATTGAATTTGCCGAAGATGATATTTTACTGCAAATATTAATTTTTGGGTAACAATAAATATAACTATTAGGATTATAAATGGCAGTAATAGGTAATAAAATTGTAAAAAATATTGGTTTAGATGATACGCAAATCTTAGAATCAACAGCATTTGCAAGATATACATTACTTGGATTAAGTTTAACTAATGTCACAAACTTAATGGTAAATGTTGACGTGGTTATTGACAACGGATATTATATAAAAGATGTCGTGTTACCTAGTCGGACAAGTTTGCGAGTTGTGTCAACTGGCGAAAAATTAATTTTAGGATATAATACCAGATTATCTGTTAAGAGTTCATTACCCGATAGTGTTGATGTAGTTGCCAGTTATGCTGCTATTGTTGATCAATCATTGCCAACTGATGTTGAGCTAAATGAAGGATATGGTATCTCTTTCATTAGAGACTCAGCAAATGACATTACTGTAAGTGTTAAATTAGAAGACATCTATTTAAAAATTGCTGCAGATGATAGCAATATAATTTCTATACCGCTTACCGACAGTATTAAGATTTCAGGCGAAAGAAATATTGCAACCTATAGTGATGCAGATGGTAACATACGGATACAAGGACCTGATCTAACGCCTTATCAGTTAGCATCAACTGCATTCAATGGACAATTTAATAATCTTTTAAATAAACCAACAACACTTGCAGGATATGGTATCACAGATGCTGCTACTTCTACCCAAGGAAGTCTTGCAGATAGCGCATTACAACCAGCAGACAATATTACACAACTTACCAATAATGCAAACTTTACAACTAAAACTTATGTTGATAATGCAATAACCAATGCAACATTTGATAAAGAGTTTAGCAGTTTATTAAACATACCAACTACATTAGTTGGTTATGGCATCACTGATGCATTTAGTGGTAATGTGACTGATTTATTACAGATTACAAATAATCCAAGTGCTGGACAAGTTTTATATGCTGCATCGAGCAACTCTTTTTATTGGGGTGCAAGCTCGGCTCTTACTCTGGCAACCCTACAAGATGTTACAGCAACATCTAATGCAAACGATGTCTTAACCTCTGCAGGCAATGGAACATTTTATTTTAAGTCATTTCAAGCAGGGTTACTATCTGCTTTAGAAGATGTTGATACAGATTCTAGCGTCTTACCTGGATTAGTCTTGACAGCAGATGGTAATGGTTTATATAGTTTTCAAGAAACTCTAGGCGATAACCAAAAGTTCTTCACTTCTGAAGTTACGGTCAACAAAGGTGATGTAGTAGTTGTTAATTCAAATGGGAACGTAGAACCAGTAACTGAATTTGTCGGTGGCGACACGTTAAATGCAGCTACTAATACATTACCTATAGTTTTTACAGACATTGGCGAAGAAGCATCGATTATAGATGTTGCTTACAGCTCCGATAATAATAAAATTGCTGTGATATGGAAAAACCAAGACGGATATGGTTTTGTGCGTATTGGAGAAATTACAGGTAACAATATTAATTTCGGACCATCTTATAAAATCCTTAATGATGAAATAGCATATACTGCTATTAATTTTATTCCTAATAATCAATTGATATTCGCCTATACTGATGTAAACGATTCTAACAAAGGCTTTGCTGTTGCAGCAGATATAATTACATCTAACAATACCCTATCTATTGGAACTGCTGTTGAAACTTCAAATGGTTTCCAAGGATTATATCACTCAATTAGTTATGATGCTCTAGCAAATGTAACAGTATTAGCATTTAAGGGTGAGTCTAATAGAGGTCAGGTAAGATTATTAACTACTACTGGTACAACTATTAATTTAGTTTATCTTGCAGGATTTAGTGTAAATCCTGCAGAAACTATGAACTGGATAGATTCTATTACAAATGTACCCGGTGACGGCACAGTATCAAATGATTTCACACTCCTTGCTTATCAAGACGGAGCTACAGGACAAGGGTATGCAAATTTAATTTGGACGAACGCATTAGGAACAAGTTTCCAGGTAGGGCCTCATTACATTTTTTCGAGTAGTAATCCTATCAGCGATATATCAGTGGTATGGGATAGCTTTACAGATCATTGTGTAATATGTTATTCAGATGGAGGTAACAGCGGCAGAGGTACTGCGGTAACAGGATATCTTGTAGGTAGTTATATTAATTTTGGTACTCCTGTGGTGTTTGATACTGGATTTACTTCAAAAATTTCAGCATCATTTGATAATCAAAATCAAAAAGTAATCATTTCATATGAAAGAAATACAACTGATCCTGTAAAAATTGGCATCACAAAAGTAGGCATTGTTAGACCTGCTACCAACACAATAGAATTTGAACCTGATTTTATCTTCGCAGACGGGCAAGGTTATCCTCTCACTGCTGTGGCATCAGTTTTTGATACCACAACTAATAAAACAGTCATTGCTTATGGAGACAAAGTTGACAATAATAAAGGAGAAATTACTTTATTTTCTGCAGAGTCTAATTTATATGGTAATGCTAACCGTTTTATAGGCGTTGCAGATGATGACATACCTGCAGGTCAGTCTGGAAAAATTAACCTAAGAGGAGCAGTAGATAGGCATCAGACATCACTTACCTTTGATCAAATCTATTATTTAAATTCAGATGCTAGTTTCACAACAACAAAAACTGACTTTGGTTTAATAGGAAAAGGGCTCAACTCAGATCATTTGCAAATATTTCCAGAAACATCCTGGGAAAAAATTTACAATACTCCAACTACATTATCCGGTTATGGTATAGAAGATGCCGATGCTCAATTTGAATTTCATGAGTTCATCCGTGGTGGTACGACCGTTGCACTGAGAGCCGATGGTAAAATAGAAAAAGTATCTGCAGTTTACACTGAAAACTTGAGTATAACCCATACTGATCATACGTTTACTGCAAATGATATTAATGATGTTGATTCTGTGTTTAATGGAAAAGATAAAGTTATAGTTGTATACAAGGATATAACAGAGTCTGATACTAAAGTTGTGGTAGGACAAATAAAAGCTGACAATACAATTGATTATGGAACTCCTAAACAGGTTTCAAGCTCAGTCTTTGATGTCGCTGTTGCCTATCATGTTGAATTAGATTTTGTAGTAATCGTGTATAACAATGAGGTTAGATTAGCAGAAATTGCAGGAACAGAAATTAATCTACGCTCTCCTATAAATCTTCCAAATTCGGCTATAGCAGGTTCGGTATATGCGGTTTATAACACAACCGATGAATCAGTTTTGTTGCACTACGAAGATACTAATGATAATAGTCAAGGAAAAATTGTTGTAGGCACAATAATAAATGGTGCTCTAAGTTTAGGCACAGAACAAATATTTGACACTAACATTATCAATAATATTAGAGCGGCATATGATCCTAACACGAATCAAAGCATTATAGCTTATCATAGATCTAATGGTAATGTAATGTTGGTTTCAGCATCATTTAACACAGTTACTACAATTACAGTTAATATCGGTGATGCAACAGTGGTTGCCAATAATGGTGATTATAATGATATCATTACTACTCCTGAAAATGATAGGCTTGTAGTCGTATATCGTGACATAGATAACAGCAATTATGGAACATATAGAACTGGTACCATAGTTGGTACAGGTTTTGATTTGAAATTACCGTACACATTTGCTGAGTATAACGTACTTTACTTATCAGCAGCATATGAATCTAATTCTAAAAGAGTTTGTATTGCGTTCCGAGACACTACCAATGGTAGAGGAAAAATACAAACAGGCGTAATTAATCCAGCAGGAACATTCCTTTTCTTAGATCCAGAAGATATTTATTTTAATCCTAGTTGGTACAATGATATTACTACCGACACTGTAAAAAATAAAATTATAATTTCCTACAGAGGCAACACTTCAGGGCCAGGCCAAAGTACTTTATATGACACCGCCTATACAACAATTGAATCGAATGCTGGTAAATTTATAGGTATAGTAAAAACTAGCACAGGAGCAGGGCAAATAGGTCCGGTGTATACTAACGGTAAAATTGCAGATCAACAAGCAGGATTAGTTACCAATGAAGATTATTATTTAGATGCAGATGGAAGCTTGACTCTTACGCAAACAGAATACGGCATTATTGGTAAATCTCTATCAGCTGAATCTCTATTATTATCTTCAGATTCAATTACGCAATTATATATTGATAATGCAATAGCCGGTGTTACATTCAGTTTTAATTACACCGGTACCGATAATATCTCAAGAGAAATTGGATCAGGTGATACCTTAAAAATTATTGGTAATGACAATGTCTATACCGAAAGTGCAAGCGATGGATCGCTCACTATTTTTTCAGGAACCCATGTTGATGTAATTGACAATACTAATACTCCTATAAAGTCAGCAAATGATTTTGTTAGATTGCAATTTGATGAAGATAGCGGTTTTGATTTTGTTGATCTAGGAAACAAAGAAGTTAAAATTTCACTTACCCATAGCACTTTTCGTACATGGCAAGCCGAAGCACAAGACGATTTAATCGCAGAAGGTTATGATACTCTTACATGGATTGCCGGAGCTGGTATAGGTATAGTTTTCAATGCTATCAATAAAACAGTAGAATTTTCAAACACTGCTGTAGGTGATGGTAGTGGTGTTTGGAAAATTACAGGAGACGATTCTACTGTAAGAGCAGTTGCAGGTGGACAAACTATACAATTTATTGGTGGAGATAATATCAATACTAATAGTAGTGTAACTGGTGATGTTACCATTAATCTTGACACCTATGTATCAACTACAAAATTACAAGCGCAACAGTTAACCAGAGAGTCAGAAGATGGATATGGCTTCTACTTTGGTACTGATACTGCAAAAACTATTGTAGGAAGAAGCACTACAGCAGTTGATAATATATTTTTAGAATGCGAAACAGGTAATATACTTGCAACTGGAGATATAACCACAGAATATACATCAGATGTAAGACTTAAAACCATTACTGGTGGTCTTGAAAACGTTTTAGATACAATTTCAAACATTGATACCATTAAATTTAAATGGAACGGTCTGGCAAAAGAAAAGTTTTTATATAAAAATGATAAAGAAGAGATTGGTGTTAAGGCGCAACAGATACAGGAATATTATCCAGAATTAGTTGTTGAAAGAGGCGATACAGGATTTTTAAAGGTTGATTATCAAAAATTTACAGTTGTATTATTAGAGGCTGTTAAAGAATTATCTAAAAAAGTTAGTGAATTAGAAAAAAGATTGGAAAAATAATGCGACAATATTTTAGGGCCACAAATGATTTATTAGATAATTTATTTCTTAAAATAGAAGTAGATACCAATACAATTACAATTAAAGCCTTTCATGAAGAAATCTATGATGAATTGCCAGAAAACATACTATTCATAGATAATAAAGATGGAGTTTCGTTCTTACAAGATCATAATATTGATATGGATGCAAATTTCTTAGAGTCGGTGGTTTCTGGTTCAATTTTCTATGAACCATCAGTGCAGTCAAAATATTTTAGGTATTTTGGCGGAGCACAAATTCGCAGAGCTTTTGATCAAGATGGTAACATTTCAATACTGACAAGAACAACAACCTATGATAGAGGGTTTGATAAAAATGTTGGATTTGATAAAAATACTTTTGTTGAATGGTCCGATTGCGCCTTATGGGCGTTTGATTTTAATTTTGACGGTATGAATTGGTTTTATCCTAAAAATATCCTATTTGATTCTGTAATAACAAAGTCGCCTTTTGTTAGGCATGAACTTAATAGTTCTTATGTAACAGCTCCAAAATTAATAAGGACAACACCAGAGGGCGCATCTTTCTGGACTAGCGGCGAATTTAGGAAAAGACTTTTTTCTATTTTCATACTAGATAAAGACGATGATTTTACAGAATGTAGTTATTACGTTAGATGTCACGGAGAATTTCATTTTGATTTTAAATTAGGTACAAATGAAATCGGCGGGGCAAACTTTGCTTATGTTTTTCCTTTACTTACTAGTTATGCAGAGCTTCCTTTACCTAAAATTCAATTACACGCTCCTCTTGAAATATCTAAAGATGATGTCATTTTAGTCAATGTAAGTCTATATGATAATGAAGAAGTTCTGCTTACGGAAGATGCTGATAAAATTACATATGAACATATAGATAGTAAACTTTGCTTGGAGGATCTAAATACGACTGATCTTAAAATTTTAACACCTACTAATTTAAGCGATAAAGAAGGTACAATTTCAGATCACTATATAATTCAAAAAGATATTGACTTTTACGTTTCGGCCAATGCAGGCTATTTGAGTAAACGTAAATGTAATGTAAAAAACGGTAGGGGTAGATTTTTATATAGAGCGCTTGATTTAGAAGTAGGTGACGATGTAGAAATCAAAATTGGCTTTAAATCATTTTCAAATGTTGGTAGTTTGAAACTTAAGGTAATACCATAATGGCTTTTTATATTAACGGCGTCCTTGTAGATGCAGTAGGTTTAACAACATCAATAGATTTTAAAGATACCATTGTTCCGTATGGGCAAGGAATGAATTCTAACACATCATTTACCGATAATCAAGTATGGTTACGCTGTCCAAAAGTTATTGCCTATTTAGCCTCAGGGACTAGGAGCACAACAGGAACTGCGATTGATAAATGCGGACTATCCAGGAGAGCGTTCTTATTAGGGTCGCATTCTTCTGTTGCAAATAGCCATAGGTATTGTGATACCCGGACTCCTAAACACACAGGACCACCATATTATAATACTGTCCAAAATCCTTATTACTATAGTAGGTGTGTATATGATTCATATATGGTAGGCTGTGCAAATTTAATTAAATTTTGTGACTACAACGGAGATTCTAGTGTGAAGTATGTTTATATAGGAGATTAAATTGGCATTTAGAATTAGAGATAAGATAATAATTTTAGAAGCAGGACTCACCCAAGCGGAAAGGAACGCACAAGCACCAGGAAAGCAACATACAACAGGACAATTGATAGTTTGTAATCCAAGCATTGCGGCATGCCAACGGGTGTTAGGATTAGATCCCGAAACTGATTTAACTTTTTTTTCAAATCCACAAGGAACATATACTTTGTTAGATATTTTTTGTGGAGATTTTGACTCATGGGCTGATACAGTGACTAATGTTTATGTTGGTAAAGGCAGCGATTTTTTTATGTGTGCAAATACTACGTCTTACGGATCATATGTGCAACCCAGTAGTAATATACCTGCTACACAAGGAACCCTTACATGCTTTGATGTTACAGCCGGCGTCAGATGGACATTAGGCGGATACACAAATCAAATTTGTTTTGCAATAGTTAATAATTGTTTAGTTTGCTGTTGTATAGGTACTGCAAATTACTATTGTGCTATGGTATGTTCATATAATCGTGGAAGTGGAGCTTATTACGACGATACTACTGTCGAGGATTCTTGTCAATGTAGCTATCCAGTGAATAGTTATATCACGGTCTCATAAATCATAAAGATAAATAATTCAAACAGAGGTTATAATGGCATTAAAAATTGGAAATACCGTTGTAGGTGATCCGGCAGATAAAATTGATATTAGTAATGTAGATCCTACAACTATTCCTGCTTCTTTTGTGAGTCCAAGTTGGTTATTAAATGGAGTGTCTCTAGTTCCAACTCCTAGCAATGGTCCATTTACCGGCGCTGCTATTAACAAAATTTATCAAATACGGAATAATGTAGCAGGATCAGAAGGTACACTAAGGATAGAATATACAACCAACTGCAATTGCAAATGCAAGTGCCAGTGCAAATGCAAATGCAAGTGCAAGTGTAAGTGCAAGTGCCTTTGTGCATGCAAGTGCCAATGTAAATGCAAATGTGCATGCAAGTGCCAATGTAAATGCAAATGTGCTTGTAAATGTTGGTGTGGTAAATGTAAATGTTCATTTAATTTAGGAAAAGACTCCGATGGATTTATTATAGATCAACTTAGCGTAGAAAAATTAAAATCTTTACAAGAGATTATAATAGATTATATAGATAAAGGGCTTGATATTGAAAGTTTGATAGAAAATGACAATGATATTACTGACGATGAAAAAGTTTTGCTAGATCAATTTGCTCAAGAGGCAGAAAATATTTTACCAGACCTAATAAATATTCTAGAAAAAGACGGAAATAAATTAAAGGGTTTAATTTACATTGAACAAATTCCGATTTTATTAGAAAAAATAGAAAACCTATAAACATAAAGAGTTATAATGAATATAATGGAATATGACTATTCTTCTCTTCTTAAAAAAGAATGTTTTACTATATATCCTAAAATATTCTATAGCGACGAATGCGCTGAAATTTGCGAATTGCAAATCGACAATGATATTGTCAACATAGAACCCAATCCAGTTACAAATCCGAGAACACCTAAACAAAACTTTGAGTCTTACACAATTGAAAATCAACTGCATTTAGAAGAAAAAATATTAAAATATATTTTTGATTGCAATACTAGAAATTATGGATATGAAATTTGGGGATTTGAAAACGATCCAAGATTAATAACCTTCCAGCAAGGTTGTGAGTACGGATACCATTCAAGATTAGATTTTTTTTCAAATGAGTCCTGTGACCAAAAACTAACTGGTTATGTTTTTCTAAGTGATAAACAAAAATATGAAGGTGGGCAATTCTTAGTAGACCCTTTATATGGCATATCACTACCTAAATATTATAATGAGCAAGGTAATTTGTTAATTTATCCATCTTTTGTACCTATAAAAATAAATCCATTATTACAAGGAGCTATGCAAGTTCTTACATTCGATATTGTAGGTCCTAAATTGAAATAAATATTATGCTTTACGATCATATAACCTTTCCTGGTGCTGTTGAAAATGTAGTACCAGAATTTCTAAATATTATTGAAAATTTACAAGTTAAAAGTAATCTATCTAGTGGTAAAGGTAAAAATGTAGATGTCAAATGGTACGGTGGTGGTTACATTTCTGATATAGAAGATGCAATTTATTATTATTTCCAAAAAGCAAATAATAATAATTTTGGTTATTCAATTAATAGCATCGATGCAATTAGATTAGAATCATATTCAAAAGACGGATCATTTTCAGAACGAATGGAATTAAACCATTGGGTGCAGAATTATTATGATAGAAAACTTGTAGCTATCATAAATTTAAATCCTCCTTTTGATCCAGATATTGCTGGTGGAAAAATTAAACTAATCGCACCTAATGGAAGTCAAAGTGAGATTGATAAGATTTTTTATCAAAAAACTGGTGCCATTGTAGTATTTAACAGCTTTCAAAAATATATAATTGATACTGTTTCTGTACCACAATTAAAATACTTGTTTGCATTTTGTATAGGATCAAAATGGCAATAAAAAATATTGCAGTATTAGGAAATACATTTGCTGCAAAGGTGATTGCATTATCCTTGAAGATAAATAATCCGCAAAGTAATCCAATATTATTTACTAATAATGAAAGTTTCAGAACACAAATAATTTCAAATCAATATCTACCTGTAGCTGAACAATATTCCTTTCCTTCGTTGTTTTTTAAACATTGTAATATAAGCGTTGCAGAGATTTTTACACAAACAAAGAGCACAGTCGGGCATGGAATTTCTTTTGAAGGTATAATAGAAAATGAGATAATATTACCAGCTAGGATGACACAGTTACAATTTAGTTTATTAAACTATTATTGTACAAAATATGATTTTTTAAAATTTGATTCAACAGAAAGAAAATATCAAGCTTTTATAGAATATCTACTACAAAAAAATAAAAATATCCTTGATGTGCTTACAATCTTTCCATATGATTTATATAAAAATAATGATAATTTATATCATCTCACCGGCAAATTTCTAACCGAAGGATCTGCAGGTCCTTTATGGTTTAGAATGCCAGGATGTTATGATTTAGATAATCTTGCTCTTCTTCTAGATAACAAAATATCAGAATTAGGGTTAGACATTATAACTGATAATATAGTAGATGGATCAACTGAAATCCTACCAGTATTAGATGGAAAAAATAAAAAAAATATAACACAAATTACGACTAGTAGTCAATCTTTTAATGTAGATTTGGTGATTAATACAGGTATAAATAATCTATTTTTTAATAATTTTATAGAAAGTGATAAAGAACTTACTACTACAAATCCTACAATAATTTTTTCTGGTTATGAAGATGAACAAATTGATTTTCTTGAACCAGCAATCTATAATAACCAGCTTTTAGATAATAAATTTGTTAAAATTTTAAAATATCAAGATTATGCAAAAAAAATATCATTTAGCAATAATGTCAATAATATTAATACACTTCAAAATAATTTTTTAATTAATGATCTAAATCATTCTAATTATATAGAATTTAATTTAGAAAAATTAGGTTTGAATCCTATATTTAACGAAGAGTTAGTGGCAGCTAATATTTATATAGATACAATTGTATCAACGATTAATTCTTCCATAATCGATCCAGCAAATTTATATCAATACATTGATTCACTTCAACATAAATGGGAAAATTTTAACAAAAATCTTAAGAAATTTAGTTTTTATTTATTGCAGGATAACAATTTGCAAGGTTATGGAATTTTTAATAATACACCAGATACATTAAAAACTAATTTTAATGATAAAGTACCTAGTTTTAGTACAGATTTTAATAATGAAATTACTTTTGGCAATTCCTACGACAAAGACCCAAATAGTGTAATTGATTATATAATTTTAGCAGCTCAACTTGGTAACATTACTGCATTTGATTTTGATTTTTCAAGCAGCAACGTGTTTGATAGGTTAGCATTATATCTTGAAATTAATGTAAAAGAAAATTTTTACTTTAATGGCTATTTTACTTTTGATGAATTTTTAAATTTATTAATTTTAGAGACTCCGAACTATGGTAATGTAGGACAAATTACATCAAAAAATGGAGAATACTTTGAAACTTATATAGAACATGTTCCATTCAAACGATTAAGGGCAAGTAATAATGCTATATGAAAAACAATTGTTATCTAAAAAAGATGTAACACGTCTTAAATATTTTTTTGATATAATAAGGTCAGTTCATGATTTTAATAAACATAGAATTCAACAGGAATTAGATGACGTGCGACTACTTGCTAATGGTATTGTCAGAAAAATTACAGAAACAAATAGTTATTCAATTATTTTTTGTATTGATCCTATAATTGATATCATTAGAACCATTTACAATAATATTTTGCAAATTAATACTGACATATATTTAGAAGATATCCAATTTCTTGATTTATCAACAAGTCTAGATTATATTGACAATGGTATTAAAAATATAGTTACTCCGGAAAGGTTTAGAAAAACAAAACTTTTAAAATATTCTGATAATTTTTGTCTAGTTCCTTTAAATATAGAATCTATATATTATACCAGTGATAATAAAAATATTTCAAAATGTGTTGTTAATCCTGGTGATTTTTTATTTTTCCAGCAAGAAGCTTTTTTTTGTAAAAATATGACATACTATCCTATTTTCCTTGTAATGTTTTATAATAAGGTAAGAAATAAAATTAATATGACTAGACTTTTAAAAAATGATAATACTGATATAAAGAAAAATAATTTGAATCTACATAATAAATTATCAAACGTACCGATATCACATTCATTGAAGGATATCAACGATATAATACAAAAAATTGAGGAAGCATGAGATTAAAAAAGATCATTATTGTTGGATCAGGTCTTGAAGGTTGGTTAACCGCTTATATATTAAAAACGCAATTACCATTTCTTGAAATTAAAATTATAAATCAGCCTATTCTTGAAGGTAATGATATACAAGAAGGAACTTTATACCTTACAAAAAACTTAATTGAATATTTAGACATAAAAGACTTATTCCAAGAAACCCAAGGAGTTATTAACTTTGGGTCAAGGTATAATAATTGGAATACTACAGACGAAATTTTTGTACATAGTAATTCTATGAATTTTATGAAAATTGATGAAATTCATTGGCCAGAAAAAACTGAAGACAACGCTGATCAAGATGAAATAGATCCAAATGATGAAGTCGAGAAGTTTAATAAGACATGGAAACGATCCTATCTTAATAGACTATTAAATGACGAAAAAAAAATTAATTTTTCAGAAATTACATCATTTTTTACCGAAGATAAAATTCCAGATTTAGATATTGCTAGTTTAATGAATTTATTTGACAATAAAGACAGATCAATTGCAATCACCTACACAAGTGAAAAACTATTGCCATATATTAAAAGATTAGCTTTACAGCAAGATGTTGAGGTAATAGACGATTATTACCAACAACTAATTCAAGAAGAAGACGAAACTATTATCCAAGTTAAAGGAACAAATGATGTTTATGACTGTGATTTTGTTATAGATTGCACAGGAATTCATAGAGATGTTGTTACAAATTTTTCTTTTTATAATTTTTGGTTATTTCCTACGCATAAAGTGAATAAAGTAATTTCATATGAAAGTGATATTGCATTAGAAAAAATTTGGAAAGATTTTTATCCTTTATCAGCAGGTTATGTATATCAAATTCCATTACAAAACTGCACAAGGTATTCTTATGTTTATGCACAAAATTATATCAGTGACGAAGATGCGCTGTCAGAGTTAGAAAATCATCTTAATTTGAAAATTGAGAAATATCAAATTATAGATTTAAACATAGGATCAATAGATAAAATTCTTAACAAAAATTGCATAGCGTTAGGTAATGCTTCATCGATTATTGAACCTATTTTTATTGATCCCTTAAATCTAATTGTAAAACAGATAGAATCGCTAATTAATATTTTAATTGAAAGCGATAACGACACGGAAGATGATTGTTTTAGTATAGATGAAGAAACATTGATGTTGAAAACTTTAGAATTTAATGAAACTTACTCTAATTTTTTTAAAGAAATTTCAGATTTGTCTTTATTATATACTTGGACTAATAATTCTGCTAATTTTTGGAAAGATTGTAAAAATATATATAATCCAAATTCTACTGAAATTACAACAGGAATAGACGAAACAATGTCTTTTAAAATAAATTACTGGCGTTTTTTTCATGTCTATTACCATACCGAAAATAAACTTTTTAATTTTATTAATGAATATGATTTTTTGGTTCCTGTTTTTCATAATAAACTTTATGATATTGAAAAAAGAAAAGAATTATTACAAAACAATGATGTATTAGATTTTTGTAGTGAAGAAAATTATCTAATTGCCAAAGATTTATTCCAGCAGTTTAAAGAACAATTGTTATCAAATAGTCTTACAATTCAATTATATCAACAAAAATATGAGCTTGCTTCTAAAATATAAAAAATGTAAAATTAATTTTACGCAAAAAAACAATAGAGAGTACGAGTCAACATTAACTAGTACAAAGAAAATTATATGCACTCATGCATATTCAGTTGATTCTCGAATTTCTTACGTTTATAGGATTATAGAATGAAAAATAAAAATCTTGTTTATACACTAATTTGCGACGACGGGGAAGAATTTTTTTATTATCCATATAAAAGTTTACTTACTAATGCCGACGGTCAAAATTTATATGAAAAAAATCCAATCGGTATTGAAAAAATCAATGAAATGTATGTATATAGTCCTAAAGATTATCCTCATCAAACTAATGTAAATCCTATTCATCCTTTTTTTAATCCTGGAAAAAAATTAAAAAACCCAAGTAGAATTAAAATTCAGTTGGGATTAAAATGTAATTATAAATGTGAATATTGTAGTCAAGCATCTTTTGTTCCTGCTGCATCTCGTACAGATGAAAATGATACAGATGTTTTTATGCATAATTTAGAAAATAGTATTGATTTATCATCTTGTACAATGGTGGAACTTTGGGGCGGCGAGCCGCTACTTTATTGGAAAAAAATAAAAAAATTAGTACCTTTTTTAAAAGAAAAATGTGATGAAGATATTGAATTTACGATGGTTACAAATGGAAGTTTGTTAACACAAGAAAAAATTGATTTTTTTAAAAAATATAGATTTAATTTAGCAATGTCACATGACGGACCCGGATATCATCTTAGAGGGCCTGATCCATTAGATAATCCTAAAAAGTTTGAATTTGTAAAACAATTAATAGAAGCTGATAAAAAACAAGAACTTGGGTTTGCTTTTTCAATTGTTTGGACAAAAGAAAATGATGATTACGATCAAACTGTAAAATGGTTTAGAGATAAATTTGGAACCGATGTTAATATTAATTGTGAAGGAGTTGTCGAAGCCTACGATTTAAAAACTGCACTAAATGATAAAACTGGAAAATTTGATCAAAAGTATGTTTATGATTTTAGAGAAAAAATATACAACGGGATAGTAGAAGGTAAGCAACCATTATTACAAGTTGTAGGTATTGTAGAAAAAATTAACGAATGGTATGGTTCTTTATTATATAAAAAAGATGCAGAGTTTCTTGGGCAAAAATGTGGAATGGATCAAGACGATGAACTAGCTCTAGATTTAAAAGGTAATGTACTCACATGCCAAAATGTAGGTTTGGAAAACAAACACCTTGCTGGTCATCTTGACAATTTTGATGCCGTTAGAATTAAATCTAGCAGGCATTGGTCCTGGAGAAACGAATGTACACATTGTCCTGTTTTACAATTATGCAAAGGGTCCTGTATGTTTCTTACTGGAAAAGAGTTTGCTCAAACTTGCTGGAATGAGTATGCCTATAATTTAGGAATTATGTTTGGAGCTATAAAACTATTAACAGGAAAAAAAGTTGTTGATATTCAAGGAGATATACGGAGACCGTCATGGGTGTAAATATTCAAGATGCAAGAGAACCAGGATCGCCTTACCCTCCTATATTTGGCAAGGTAACTGATTATTCTCCTATAAATTACAAAAAATCTCCATTTGTAATTTATGAAAAACTTTTTAGTGAAAACGCTTGTAAAGAGATAATAACCAAATTTGAAAAAGGCGGATATAATCATATCAATAACGATTTTGGTAATTTCTTTTCTATCTCACTAAAGAAAAATTTTTTCCCAGAAGATTATAAATTTTTAGAAAAAATTTTCAACGAAGTTGGCGCAGATGCCAATAAAAATTTTATGCTAGATCTTATGAATGTAGAAAACCTATATCTGTGTAAATTTGAAAAAGACCAGTTTATAAATTGGCACCATGATTGCGAGTGGTGGAACAATGAAAAACCTTACGATAATAAGTTGAGTCTTTTATTATTTTTAAATGACGAAGATATTGTAGGAGGTGAAATTGTTGAATTTCATAGCACAGTTCCTATTCCGCAAAAATTTCTTTCACAGGGATCTTTATGTATATTACCTGCTTATTATTTTTACAAGATTGCTCCTATTACAAAAGGAACGAAGTATATATTAATCTCTCATATTATTGGACCAAAATTTAGATGATATATGAACCTAATGACATAGCAAAAGCTTCAAAAGAAACAAAGCAAAGAGTTTTTTCTGATTCAAACGGTAGTAGACAACCTTACTATTTTAAAGAAAATATTTTTACAAAAGAAGAATGTGATAAAATTTGGTCATATTGGAAAAATGAAGATGTTTTCATAGAAATAGTAAATAACGAAGAAAGTCCGTGGTATAAATATTTTAGAGAAAAAAGGTCTAGGAAACACATGTTCTTGGAAAATGAGATTGATTGGTTAGATGCAAAATTAGATAAAATTGCTTTAATGGCTAACAGAGATTGTTTTCATCTAGATATAAGTTATGGCTGCTTATCTAAACAATTGATGCAATATGATATTGATGATTGGTTTGATACACACGATGATACAAATCATTGGGATAATCATCATCATGATAGAAAATTAACTTTTATAATTCAGTTATCAAACGAAGAAGATTATGATGGAGGTGAGACCATTGTAGAAGAACATTTAAATATTGCACAACCGAACAATGTAAAGCTTCAAGGTAGTGTGCTTTTATTTCCAACATTTGCAATCCATAAAGTGAATAAAATAACAGCTGGTACACGCAGAGCTTTTATTTGCTGGTACGGAGGTCCAAAATTTAGATAGTTATGATTATTCCACAAATATTTCCTGAAAATAAAACACCTTTGTACATGATACAGAATGGTGTAGGCAAGTGTGTTTTGTTTAGCAATTTAATAAAAGATCTCTATAATCGTCATGAATCAAAAATTTCTATTAGTTCACCATACCCTAATTTATTTATAAATCATCCACTTGTTGCATCTTCTCTAAGTATGGCCTTGCCAAATGTTACGGTAATGAAGAATTATTTTACCAGTATAACTTATTTTGAACCTTACAGATCTGATTACTTATTTGAAGATGAGCATATATTGACTAGTTGGAGAAAAGGTTTGAATTTAGATATTGAAAACTATCAAGATTTTGTAGAAATTTACACAGATGAAACAGCCCGTACATTTTATGAACAGGTTACAAAAAAAATAGGAAAAAAGTATATCATATTTCAATTAAAAGGCGGAAATACTAATAACGGAGAGGATAGACATGATATAATGGTATTTAGAAATTATAGAAAAGAATATGATTTTATTAAAGCTATCCATGATGCTTTTCCAGATTATTTTTTTATGTGTGTAAAGGTAAAAAACGATAAGTATGATCCAAGAATTGACACGTTGGATAGAATTTGCACGGTTGAAGATGAACCTTTATTAACAATTCAAGAGTTAGTAAATAATTGCAGCTCATTTATATCTATAGATAGTTGTATACAGCATATGGCTTGCAACAAAATATCGCCTACGCCTGGTGTAGTTTTATGGAGTACAATAACAAATCCTACCCAAATAGGGCATTTGTTGCATCATAATTTTCAATCTGATACAGTAGAATTTGTAGAGATTGATCCAATCAAAGTAATTAAAATTCTTAAAGGTATTTTAAATGGAAAAAATCAATCAATGGTCCCAAAAACACAATATCAGCAAAAATGATATTAACTTACATAAGAAATACCTACTAGAATATTCTAATAAAATTAATATTTTTCAAAAATCTTTTCTTTCTTCAAAAGAATTACTCGAAATATGGCAAACAATGCCAAAAAATTGTGAAAATGATATCAAAGGAAGATTTCCTACATTAAGATTGTACAATAATCAAAAGTTAATAGAAAATTTAAAGAAAAAATTACTAGATTATTATAAATTTCCATTAACAATACATATTGATAATTGTAATGTTTGTTTTATTCCAGAACCTACAAGACCTCACATTGATGGTCATTTTCCTTTTTATCCAAATGATGAAAGAGAATTTTGTGTTTTAAAAATAGGCGTAATACCATTAGCATTTGATACAGAAGAATTATCAACAGACACAATCTCTTCAACTTTAATAACTTTCAAAGAACATTACGAATATAGTTATGGCGGAGTAGAATTTCAAGAAGATTTCTATGGAAAAACCAATTATGATAATTTTGATTTTTTTGATAAATTTTTTAATGCATTACCAAAAAATACCGATCCTTGGATAGGAGATGACGATAGCTGGAATCATATTTTGGCCATTCCTGGTATGGAGACAGGATTACATATTGAAAACATTTATCAAATGCAGTTAGGAGATTTAGTTACTTTTAATCCTTATCAGGCACATTGTACCCAAGGATATTCAAAGATTACTTCAAAATATGTATTTAGATTTTTAATTTGTGGTAAGTTAGATGAATAAAACTTATTGTCCTGTTCCATTTTATTCAGTTGAATTAAATCCAAATAATTTTAAATTATGCTGTGTTAGTAGCAAACAGTATAATTATCCTAATCATAATTTTTTAGATTTTTGGAAAGCTGATACATTAGATGCTATTAGGAAAAAAAACTTGGATAATATACCAATAGAAGATTGTACGTTGTGTTATAATAGAGACAAAAAAATAGGACAATCAAAAAGGCTAAATGAGATAACTACTAATAAATTTTATAAAGAAGCAACTGAATTTCCAACTCATCTACAAATAAAATTAAGCAATATCTGTAATTTAAAATGTATCATGTGCAGCCCAGATTATTCAACAAAATGGAATGAAGATGTTCAGTCATTTTCGTTGATGCGTAATTTACAAAAAAGCAAAACCAATTATTTTAAAAAAGAAGAAATAGAAGCCATTTTAACAAAATTTATCAAAACTAATCCTACATCAAATAAAACTTTAGAATTGTATGGTGGTGAGCCAATGCTAGCAAAAAAGTTTTGGAGTTATCTTGATAATTTTGATGCAGATTGCCTAAAAAATGTTAATTTACAATTAGTTTCAAATGGAACTTTTATAAAAGATTATCATTTAAATAATATGATTAAATTTAAATCTGTAAATTTTGTTATTAGTGTTGATGGAATAGATGAGGTATTTGAATTTGTAAGGTTTCCAGCAAAATGGTGTATTGTTGATAGAAATATAAAAAAAATAAATGATTTTGCTGCTTTACAAAGAAATAAATTTAAATTTACACTAAATTTTACCTTGAGCAGTTTTAGTGCAATAGGTTTAAAACATTTTTTAATATATTGTAAAAAATATAATTATCCTTATTGTATCAATGTAGCAACACATGAAAGTTCTACAAGTAAAGGCTATAGTAACCCTGGAATTTTGCAAGAACACCTAAAATTTTTAATATTAAATGATATTAAAAATATAATTGAGGCACGTTGGTTTCCTATTGTAAAAAATGCTCTTGCAGATGAAAATAGTCTTGAAATGAAACAAAAAATTTTTGATTATTACAATTTAATTAAACAACACCGAAAACAAGACTTCATAAGTTTGGTAGGTAGTTTATATGGTATAGATTATGTTAAACCGTGTAATCATTACTGATTTTCAGAAAATAGATTTAGAAAATTTTTGTGCTACCTATTGTCCTGCCAAAGTAACAAAAAATTTATTTACAGAAAATCATTATCCTCCTTTGGCAGACAATAATAATAAATTAGTAAATAAAATAGAATTTGACCAACTTAGTTTCAATTTCAATTTTAAAAATATTTTCCAAAAATTATTAAAAAAATTTGATATTCCTAATTTTAACCTTGTCTTATATGCAAGCTTACAACATTTAGGTGCAGCAACTCATAGTGTCCATAGCGACAGTGATGGTGGTTTTAGAAAAATTCATAATCCAATATGTAGATTTCTAATACCTTTGACTAATGCATCACCTACATGTTATTTTGATAAATTAATGCCAGACAATCGATTTTATCGCAGAGAATCAAAATTTGATTTTAAAGTAGAGATTCCTGAAGGACCTGCAGGAAAATTAAAATCTGTAAGTATTACCCATTTAGTATCCTTAAAAAATAATTTAAAAAAACCGATAAGCAATTTTTTACCTAAATATCCACATATATCTCATATTTCACCTGAGCAGTTGTATGGCCTTGAAGTAGATACATTAGGCGAATGGGAAATAGGAGCTATTCATTTATTTCCGTGTTCATTACTTCATGCAAGCACTGACTTTGATTGGTATGATTCTAAGTACATGATTAATGGCGTTATCTATACTCCTAAATAAATACAATAAAGGAAAAGAATGACAAAGAAAAAAATGCAAAAACAAAAACTTAGAGAAAAGAAAATAAAAAAAGCTCGTAATATTAAGAGAAATAATACAGTTTCTAATCATTGCGATTTTTGTGCAAAAGGCTTACCCCATCAGCACGATGAAAATTTTATTGAAACATTATAGGTAAAATATGGCAGATAAAAAAATTTCAGAACTACCCTACAGAGGTCCAAATCTTACTGCTGATGATTTATTAGTGCTCGTGGCCCGAGATGACGACGGCGAAGGAAATATTAATAGGATGACTACTAATATTGCAGTGCAAGATATTTTTAAAAATATTAAATCTTTTATCGCATTTAACGACGGAGTTGATTCTGCAGGCGATAGTAAAGCCGATTGCTCAATTACTCAAACCGTTACACATCTAACTGGATCTACTTCAGGTGAATTGACAGTAACATTGGCAAATGGAAGTAACGGTCAATACAAAGTAATCACTATGACGAACTATCAGAACAATACAGTTAATTTAACAGCAACTTTTGCTGGAGCAACTAATATCGCTTTTAATGCGGTAGGAGATACGGTAAGTTTGTTATATACAAATCAAACTTGGATTATTTTATCATCACATGGTGTGATAATAAGCTAATGCCGCCTTTGTACGATAAATTAAAAGACGATATTAGATTGATTAAAGACGTGTGTAAAGGATGTGCTACAAGAAAATTTCTCAGTACACTTTTTATACTTTTCTTTGTACAAATATTTTTTGCAATTCTATTAGATATATATTTGAAGATTTAAAAAGGTTAACCCCTAACAACCGTTAAACAGTGCCTCGCTCAAGCGAGCTGTTAGATTCAATTGCTAGGGGCTTTTTTGGCTAAATTTATATTTCCCGAGCTATGCTCTCGTTTCCTATTTAGGGCTTCTGGTTACAACTTATTTATTATTACCAGTGACGAATGCATACATTCTTTCTGCTGCTGATAAAACTGACTCTACACCAGGTACTTCGGGCATCTTTACTTCTGTAACAATTTCGTCTCCGTCCTTAGAGATCTTAGTTTCCCAAGCTCCCCATTTTGCATGGTAGTCTTGCCACATTTGGTTTTGTGCCATTTCTAGCACTTTAGTCCGGATTTCATATCCATTCTTATTAGGCTTTACCACGGGCATGAAGTTTTTCATCATATCATTCATTTGGTCAAAGGTTTGGTTGGTATAATTATTTTTGGTCATGTTGTACTCCTCTGTGTGTGTAAAAAAAATTAATATATAACATTTGCTTTCAAATGTCAAATATATTTACCAACATTACACGATAAATATTCTAAAGAGGATTTTTTTATGTCATCATCGCCGATTGTAAATAGGATTAGGATTATTCCACGAGGTTCAGATTTCCTTGAAGAATATGTAGGTTCTCGGGGGGAAGTATATTTTGATAACGATAATAATAGTCTACGTCTTTTCAACAAAGAATCTAAAGGAGGCTTCCTTCTTGTAACTGAAAAATTACTTAATGATACTGTAGCAGGATTATCTACAGGCAGTTCAATATCAACGATATTTGATATCACTGATGTTGATTCTAATTCGGTTACATTAGATGCAGATAATGGACAAGGAAAAATACTAAGTTGGGATCAAACTGCTAATGCATTTGTACCAACTGATTTACCACAACAACAAACCGCTTCAGCACAGGCAATTGTGTCAGACAATTCCCCTAGTAATCCTAGTCAAGGAGATTTATGGTGGAATTCTGCCGATGGTAAGCTTAAAATATATTATGATGATGGCCAAAGTGCCCAGTGGGTGGATGCAAATTAATAACGTCTATCTGCATTTATCAGTTCTACATAATCTGCAGCGTCATTCCAACAACTAAATCTTTTAATTATTTTTGTTTTACTCGGTGTAATAGTTTTAATAATGATATCATCTCTTGCAAATATTGCAATTGTATATACATAGCCCCAACTGTTTCGATTGGGGCCAAGTATGTTATGACCAATTTCTTTAAAAGCAAATTGATCTAGCTCCATCCGCCTTGCTCCATCTCACGACGAGCCCTACGCATTTGGCTTTTTTCAATAGCTGCAAGCAAACGTTTTCCTAATGCTCGTAGCTTATCTAACATTCCATCTATCCTCTAGAAGAGGTAGCTGTCGGCTTTCTTTTAGGGTATTAAAAGCATATTCCCAATCATGTTTATATTCTGATTTTACGAAAGATTTGAGTTCGCGATCTCGCTCACTGGCGCTGCCATTCAACCAATCAAAAATTGATGTTACAATGTTCATTTGTGTCTCCTTCTATGTGTGTAAATGTTTGTGTGTAACTGTGCAAATGCACAAAACTATTTATCATTATAAAATATCTATAATTAAAAATCAACATAAATATTTTGTTATGGAAGATAATGAAATTGACCGTACGATATGGAACAGAGAAAATCCTGCGAAACTGTACTGCGGTAGACCAATAGTAATTACAGTTAGTCTAGGGTGTGCAGAAGAACAGCTTGCTGAATTTTGCGAACTTGAACTACCTGCGAGAGCGACTTGTGTTGTGCTTGCCCATTCCGCACTTAACGACCTACCTGATACAATCTTTGTAAGTTATCAAACTGATCAAGAACTTGCAGGATGGTTTAAGGCCTGTGATTTTTTTGTAAGTATCTGTAACAACAATGCACATAAATTGCTTGCAAAAGAAGCCGAAGCTTGCGGTGCCAAGATCGCAGATATATCTAATCAAAACATCCTTGATATATTATTAGGTTGACGTAAATAACTTTTTACAGTATTATAATAATTTAACCTTAATCTAAAGAATAATGAAACTAATCGCAGGAAATTCAAATCAGCCTCTTGCAAACGCAATTGCAGAGCATAGTTTTAGTACACTTGTACCGGCTAAGATTGACAGGTTTTCAGACGGAGAAACTTCTGTAGAATTCTTAGAAAATATCCGAGGAGAAGATGTTTTTATAATCCAATCAACAAGTACTCCGGTCAACGATAACCTAATGGAACTCATGGTTATGATTGATGCGGCTAAACGTAGTTCTGCACAACGCATTACAGCAGTCATTCCATATTTCGGATATGCTAGACAAGACCGCAAGAGTGCCAGCCGCACACCCATTACAGCAAAGCTAGTTGCTGACCTACTTACTACAGCAGGTGCTGATCGTGTACTGACTATGGATTTACATGCAGGACAGATACAAGGGTTTTTTGATATTCCTGTTGACGATCTTACCAGTAGGATTATCTTTGCAAGAGATATCAAGGAACATCAAAAAGACAGTAGTGAGTATGTGTTTGTAAGTCCAGACGCAGGCGGTGCTGTCCGTGCTCGTAAATTTGCAGACGCTTTCCATGGTAACATTGCTATTGTTGACAAGCGTAGACCTGCGGCTGGTAAGAGTGAAGTAATGCATTTAATTGGTGATGTGGAAGGCCGGCATGCTATCCTAGTAGATGATATCGTAGACAGTGGAGGTACATTATGCAATGCTGCAAAAGCCATTATGGATGCAGGTGCAATTGATGTAAAGGCCTACATTACACATGGTGTATTAAGTCGCAGTGCCTGTATTAGAGTAAGAGAGAGCGTTTTAACTGAGCTAGTGATTACTGATACGATTGCAGATCACTGTGAAGATGGTTGTAGGGTAAGACAAGTAAGTGTAGCTAATTTGTTTGGAGAAGCTATCCGACGTGTAACTAATGAGGAATCTATTAGTAGCCTCTTTGTGTAACATTTTAAAATAAATACAATAAGAGGATACGTGTATGCGAAAACAAACTAGATCTATATTGCAAGAATTAAGTAATCTTGCTTTAAATAAAAACAATGATTTAATCATTGATACAACAGCTAATAATATTATTAACAGTTCTATTAATTTGATTAATTTAATTTATGAATATTATACTCCTGCAGAAGCTGCTGAATTAGAAAAAAGATTTATTAATAGTATCCGTTCGGCTGATCCAAATAAATTTAAAAGAGGCATACAACGTATAATTGAGAATAAAAGGAAACTTTAATGCTCTTAAAAGAAGGCGGTAACGTTTTTAAAAATCCGGACAAATCACTAGCAACTAAAAGGATAGACAGGGTTGATGTTGAAACTACACTTGCTTGGCTAGAAAAAATTACAGGATTGCCACATAATGATTTTAAGTTAGGTAGTACTGGCGTAGCAGACACTTCAGGTGATCTAGATGTTGCTGTCAACATAGATGATGTATCAAAAGATGAAATGGTACAAAAATTATCTGCTTGGTGTAAACAAAATGGAAAAAATCCAAAAGAATGGATTGCCAAGTCCGGCATCAATGTACACTTTAAAACACCAATAAACGGCGATGAGTCACTAGGATTTGTACAAACGGATTTAATGTTTGGAAATCCTGAATGGTTAAAATGGAGTATGCGTGGTGAACCTGGTGGCAGTCAATACAAAGGTAAACATAGACATATACTTTTAGCAAGTATTGCTAAAGCACAAGGCATGAAATGGAGTTACCTGCGAGGACTACTTGATAGGGCAACTGACGATGTTATTTCAGATCAACCCGATGAGATAGCAAAAATGTTACTTGGTAAAAATAATGATGCTAAAAGTCTAGAAACTGTTACCAGTATATATGATGCTATTAGAGGAAGAAGCGATCTAGAACAACTTACTGCAGATGCTCGCACTGCATTCGAAAGAGACAGACTCACACTACCGGAAAGCACGGAGATTCAGCGTATTAAGGAGCTAGCCGGAATATGAGATTTTTTGAATTTTATCAGTCCAACTCAATACCATTAATGGAAGGAGCACGTATCCAGCATGCCGAAGACATAGTCTTCTGGGAAGGAAGTAAAGGTGCTACACGGGCAATCGAAGCTTTGAAAAATCTCGAACAAGGCGGACATACTGACGTCACTGTAAAGTGGGATGGGTCTCCTGCTATTATTTTTGGAAGGAACGAAAAAGGCGAATTTGTATTAACAGATAAAAGCGGTTTTTCAGCTAAAGGATATGACGGTAAAAGCACTAGCGCCAAAGATCTAGAAAAAATGATCTTAAATAGGAAACTAAGCAGAGGAATTGAACCTGAAGATTCATATAGACAGTTTGCAGGAAGTATGCGTGATATCTTCGATGAATACGAAAAAGCAACGCCTCGAGATCACGTAGGCTATTTTAAAGGAGATTTACTTTACTACAATACACCTCTACTGGTAAAAGGTAAGTTTACATTTAAGCCTAACATTGTAACCTACACTGTAGATGCAAAAAGCGTCCTTGGTATGCAAATTGCTAAAAGTAAATCAGCAGTAGTTATACATAATGAAATTGATATTAATGGTGATGAAACAAGTTTAAAAATTGATCCTGAGACTTTCTTTAAAGGCAACGAAGTGCTAGTTATGCCTCCTGTTACAGCACAGGAAGCACCACAGGTTGACGATACTGAAATAAAAAAATTACAGGCTTTAACTAGCAAAAATGCTACAGCTATAGATTCTTTACTTGATAAGAACACTTTAGCGTCAATGAAAATAACAGACTTTCCTAATATTTTGTATACCTATGTAAACAGCAAAGTTGATACAGGTATGGAAAATTTAGGTAAGGATTTCCTAGAATGGCTATCAACAAGCAAAGTTAGTCAAAACAAAAAAGCAAAAATTGCAGAATTTGTCGGACGACAACAAGGAGGGGTTGCAGCTTTATGGCAAATTGTTACAGGTATACAAAATGTAAAACACAATATAATTAATCAGCTAGAAGCACAAGATGTTCCTGTAAAAGCTTACATAAACGATAAGCCAGGCGGTGAAGGCTTTGTAATGGCGCATCCTGAAGGAGCAATTAAGCTAGTAGACAGAGGCGGGTTTACAGCCGCAAATAGAGCAGTAGAAAGATAATATGGACTTCCTTAGAGATTTAAACGAAGGTCGAATGACCCGTGATGAGAGTAATCAAAAAACCCTAACCTATAATGATTGCTGCGAAAAATTTTATCTAATAATGCTTGTGCTAGAAATGATGCGTGAAATGCCTTACAGCACACACTTTGTACAAAACTATTGTAGGCGCACAAAATATGATAATTTTAAACATTTTAAGATAAGCGGCACTGATGCTTACAATTTCCTATATTTTTTAAATGGCGACGAACATGCATTAGGAAAATTAAAAGATCTCGAAGCTGCACAAAGAGCCCAGGCTTCGACCGCATTACCATTACCAGATGTAATAGATTACTTTGCAAAAGTTTCAAATGGTAATAGGCCCTTTATGGTGCAACAAATGTTTATAAGGTTAGAGAATGGCCTTCATATAAACAACAGCGATTACAAAGAAATTAGGAGAAGCGTTGGCAAGCTTAACAAGCAGGATAAACGTAGGCAAAAAGCCATTGCTACCAGATTGTTATTTGCAGCACGAGCAAAATTACGTAACAGTGATATAATAGAAGACTTTGAAAAATTAATTAATCACTTTGATTTAGAAAGTCAATGGCAAGCTGATCCTGAACCAACCGTTAGCAAGCCTGATATTGTTACAACTAGTCAAGACTTGACCTATTATCGCTTATTAGCAAAGCCAGAAAATTTAATATTAATCAAAAATTTCCTACAAAACACAAGAGAAGGTAAGGCAATACCCAGTAATATGGTTAGGGCTTACGCTCCTGTAGCCGAAATCATGGATGACATTGTTACTGCAGGACCTACTTACATCAATATGTTAAAATCTTTACAAAAAAGAGCTAAAAAACAGCGTAACAAAAAGTTTTAATTTATCGATGATAAATAAAAGTAGAAGCCTTATAGGCATAAGGTATATGAATTAAAAGGAGAAAAAAATGCCAAGTTTAATAGGAACGGATATTGCCGCAAATTATAGAGTACATCAAATTTCTCAATCTGATGTTGGAATGGAAATGGTTATGGAGATTGCTCCAAAAACAGGTAATTTAACAAATGCTAAATTAGAAGGCGCTTTGTTTTGGTTAACTACACCACACGGAACAGGTGACGGAGCAACGCAAACAGATAATGCCTACACTGTAGCTGCTGTTGGTACAGCAGATGGCTCTGCTATTGATTGGACTACATGGACAACTGGATCTGTTTATGTAAGAGTACAAGGTACAACTGCATTTACTGATGCAAACATGGCAACTAATACAGATTGTTCAGCAACTACTGTAGCAATTTTTAAGCCAGCACTATAATTTAAACCATAAATTATAACCGATAAAAGCACCATTTTTACATGGTGCTTTTTTTTTGGCTTGTAAATAATACTATGAGAATACAAGCAATTTCTCTTGTTGACGTCACCGAGACAAGAGAAAAAAGAGATGGTGACACAAAAAAATATTCACAGCAATCAAATTTCAACACACTTGTACAAACGGTTAACATAAGGGCTAACATGATGCCTGTTAATTGTGAACTAAAATCAGGCGGCATAACGCAATATAATTTAGGTAGTAATTTCAAAGGCAAACAAAATTATTGGGTTGTGACCTTTGAAAGTGAAAGAGAAGCAACATCAATTGATGAAAATACGCTTATAGAAGACTTCCAGCTAGTTCCAATTGTATTAAATCTCAACGAAACAGCAGAAATATCTGAACCAGTTTTTAATCCAGACAATGAGTCTAATAAAAATATAAGTTTTATCTTTGATATATAAGCATAAATAATATATATTTGGAGGATTACATTGTCTGCAACGGAAATTGAAAAACAACATCTTGAAGCGCACGTTGAACTGTGCCAAGAAAGATATCAACAATTAGATAAACGATTATCTGTTATAGAAGATAAAGTAGAACGTGTGCATAATGATATCCTTGCAGGCAATAAGGCAATGATAAAAGTCTTTATAGGAGCTGCAGCCACTATTATTGTAGGATTTCTATCTACAGTAGTGGTTATACTGGATAAGATAAACTAATGTTAGTTAACGAAATACTAGGTGAAAAGCAGGTTTGGGCAAGATCAGGACAATCTGTTGTCCGTAAATATCGTTGTTCAGGCGGAAGACGTAACGGCCGTGTAGTTAGCAATCCTGCACAGTGTTTTGCACCAGTTGATATCAAAAAAAGATTAACGTTAAAAAAGACAAAAGCTAGATTAGGTTCAAAATTAGCTAGGAAAGCAAAAAAAACAAAACGTGTAAACCCAGCGTCTAAAAGGGTACAAAGCATGAATAAAAGGAATAACTAATGAAAGTAGCTGATATACTAGGAGAGCAAACTTTACAAGTAGTAGCAGATGACCCAAAGCAAACCACGCTGGTAGACCCAAAAACAAAGATACAAACTCTGATACCTAAGGATCCAAATAAGCCAGGAATGATTACAAAAGATCCTACCAGTAACAAGTTCATAGTAAATACGCAACAATCTGGAGAAGTTGACCAAACCATTAAACCAGGCGAACAGGTAGAAGTTGCAGCAATGGAGAAGGCAGTATCAAGAAAACAACAACGTTTTATGGGCATGGTACACGCAGCACAAAAAGGAGAGCAACCGGCATCAGGTGAAGTTGCAAAGGTAGCAAGCAGTATGAAAAAGAAAGATGCAAAGGATTATGCGAGCACCAAGCACAAAGGATTACCTGAGAAAAAATGAAAGTGAATGAATTGTTAGGCGAATTTGGTATCTACACAAACGGTGAAGAACAAACACTGTTAGATAAATTAGATACAAAACCAAAACGCTATAAAGATCTAGACGAACATGATCAGTTTATAGCGGATTCTTTAATACGTAAAAGTTTAGTTACAAAAATTAACAATCAATCAGATGTTTATATAAGGAAAAATGAACAAAAATAAAATTTTACAACAATTAGAACTTTTATTCCAAAATGAAATCCTTACGTCTATTCCACAAGTAAAAGATAATCAAATTCAAATTAAAGACTGGATTATAAATTATAAAAATAATTTATATTACATTACTAAAAACAATAAATGTATTGCAACCACCTACACAAAAGCCGCTGCCCTAGCCATAGTAAAAGCAAAATTAAAAAATGATAAGAATGAAAAGTATATACTTGAATTGGATAAGACAATTGAAAAAAATCAAAATGATTGTACTTTTTATAAACATACAATAGCAACCGTAAAAAATAAAAATAAAAGATTTTCTACAATGACAAGGCTAGAAATTGCTGATCAAATATTACAAAGTTCAAAAAAAGAATTACATGGATTGATATTACATTAGATGATAAATAAATGTAAAGTTTAATTAGGATTATTCATATGAAGTTACGAGAAATTTCTAAACCAACCACAGTTAAAACACTTAACGAAAATTTAGCCAAAATGTTTAACACTACAATTGACGTTGACACATTTACACTTGAACAATTACAAGATGCTAGGAATAAATTACGAACAACATTAAGTCAAATTGAGACCAATGAAAGCTTTGATGCACCTTCTAATAATGCTTCTTATCAAAAAAATAAAATGTTTTTAGATGTTTTAAATCAAGCTATTGCAGAAAGAAGCATCCAAGAAGGCGGCATACAAGACAGGGCAGATGCAGCTTTTGCTGATATGGACTCAGGAATGGCTGATATGTATGGTATGGTAACAAATCCTGCAGTTGTAAAGATACTTAGAAAAGCTTTTGCTCCTCTTTACAAAAAAGGTTTTGACGACGGAGATATTGTGCAGGCATTATATAATCGAGGTCATAATACAGCAGAGAAAATTATGAAATTTGCAAATCAAATTTATCAAAAATCAAAGGCTAAGGGTATGGCAGAAGGCCAAAAGAAAGATCAAAACGGCGACGGTAAGAACGATTTCAAAGATGTTCAAATTGCTAGAATGATTAAGTCAGGAATGAGCAAACCCGAAGCTATTGCAAAAGTCAATGGTAAGAAAAGTACACAAAATTCTTCTATTTCTCGTAACCAAAAATCAATAGTAGAAGGTGAAGAAGATAAAGCAGAACTAGTAATGGCTGCTAAAGATATGGTTGATCGCATTACAGCATGGATGGAAGATACTGCAGAAATGCAAACAGAATCTATGCTAGAACTAGGTGATGCTATCCGCGACGAATTGGGCCAAGAACAATCACAAACATTTATCGATTCTGTAAAACCAGCACTTGAGGCACTATATCAAGCACTTGAAAGCACAAGAGGCACACTAACACAAGGTGTAACCATGTTAACAGGCGAAGAAATGCCTGCTCCAATGGGTGCAGAACCAGGAATGGAAGAACCAGGAATGGAAGAACCAGGAATGGAGCCTACTGTTGATGCTGAAGCAGAGATGGGCGACGAGTTTGCTGCAGCCGAACCATCCGCAGGCGGAATGGAAGAAACAGGCAGAGAACAAAGAGAATCAATCCGCAGGGAATTCCGAAAAGCTAGAATTATTGAAAGACAAAATTTATCAAGATCTCTAGGCCAAATCCTTAGCTCAAAAAAAAACTAAGTATTACTGAAGACTTGGACCATTCTAAAAAGTTAGTCCAAGTCCTTCGCACAGTAATAGCAACAGCCGATAAGGATAATGTTGCATTATTCTTACACTTTAATACCCCTCCAAAAAAAGAAGATATGAAACAAGATGCAATGAATCTTGACCTTAATAAACTCATGCAAAATGTCGAAGGAGAACAGTTTGATTATGGTAGTTTTAAGGCTGCATATGATACTGATCCTAGAATCAAAACTATGGTAAACAATTTTAATCAAACAGGAATTGAACCTAAAACAGCAAATACTATATCAGATCAACCTGAACAAGGAGATGCTGGAGGCGACGAAGTTGCACAAATGGCAAAATCAGCAACCGATTTAGGAGACCAGTTGACATAAACTTAAATTAACGTTACAATTAAAAATTAAAAGGTTTTATGACTGAAAGAACAAACGAAGAAATAGTTACCGCAATTAAGGAAGCATTAGAAGATTATGTACAACCAGCAGTGGCAGAACATGGCGGACATATAGACTTTGTAAGCTTTGATAACGGCACTGTTGAATTAATGCTTAGTGGAGCATGTAGTGGTTGTGCAGGCAGCATGTACACATTGAAGCAGGGTGTAGAAGGTATGTTAATGCATTTTGTACCCGAAGTTACTAATATTATTGCTCAAGATGATCCAAACAGCTCTGTTGATCCTTTCTATCAACACGATCCATTTATGTATCAAGATTATTATTTTAATGAAGAGGATGAATGACTCTTCTTGTTAAGAAATTCAATTATGCTTCTATATCTAGAAAACAAGTTAATGGTAAAAGATTATACCTTACGCCAGACGGTAATGCTGTAGCTAGTGTGACTACAATATTAAATAAGACGAAAGATAATACGCATCTTTTCGAATGGAAAAAAAGGGTAGGCGAACAGAAAGCTCAAGAGATAACAACAGAAGCAGCCGGTGTAGGCACAAGGATGCACAAATATTTAGAAGATTATATAGAAACAGGATTCTGGCCAGAGGCTGGTAGTAACCCTTACGCATCTCAAGCAAATAAGATGGCTCAAATTATTAGAGAAAATGCATTTTCCTACATAGATGAAATTATAGGGTCAGAAATTAATTTATGGATGCCTAATCTATATGCAGGAACAACAGATTTAGTTTGTACTTATAAAAGTAATCTTTGTATTTGTGATTTTAAACAAACTAACAAACCTAAAAAAGAAGAATGGGTAGATGATTATTATCTACAACTTGTTGCATATATAGAAGCTCATAATGAACTATACAAAACTTCAATAAACGAAGGACATATCTTTATGTGTAGTCGTGATTTACAATATCAGCAGTTTGACTTATTACCTAAAGACTATTCCTATTGGAAAAATGAATGGTATAATCGATTATATGCCTATTATGAATCTACTATTAGCTGATAAATATTAGTTATAAACAAGGAGAGGTAAGTGGCAATAGTTCAAATCAGTAGGATACAAATTAGAAGAGGCCAAAAAAATCAAAATGAAGGATTACCACAACTTGCAAGTGGAGAGCTTGCCTGGGCAATTGATAGTCAAGAATTATATATAGGCAATGGTAGTTTAAGTGAAGGCGCTCCGTTTGTAGGTAATACAAAAGTTTTAACACAATCTGATGATTTATTTGAGCTTGCTGCAACTTACATTTACAAAAAAGGATCAACACAAACAGGCGATGCGTCATCTAGTCCTGTTGCAAGGACGTTACAAGATAGATTAGATGATATGGTCAGCATCCGTGCGTTTGGTGCAACCGGTGATTTTGATCAAGATGCTACCCCGATAATTCAAAGAGCTATTGACCAACTTTATCTTACAGCGGCAGGAAGTGTAGAAGCTGGAAGAATAACAATAAATTTTGAACCTGGACATTACAAAATTCATAGTACTATTTTTATTCCTCCGTTTACTACACTCGTAGGAGCAGGTCCTGAAAAAACGGTTATAGAACTGGTTGATCCTGCAGGCACAGAGATACCAATATTTAAAACTGTAAACGGATTAAGCGAAATTAATCAGCCATCTCATGACAGTGCAACTGATTATGGAAATGCACCGAGAGAAATTTTAATTAAAGGCTTTACGATCAAACATTCCGTTGATGATATTGGTTTACATCTTGCCAGTTGTAGAGATAGTATTTTTGAGAACCTGCATATTATTGGACCGTGGAATATTGGACAACAAATTAAAACCACTAATCCAATTGGTATATCTGTAGGAGTTGGCATTGTTTTTGATTCATTAAGCCCTGCAGTAAGATCAACAAATAATAAATTTAACAATTGTAAAATTAGTGGATGGTCTTATGGAATATCAGCAAATCAAGAAGTAAACAATAATATAATTGAAAATACCACTTTTCAAACATTAGGGCAAGGTGTGGATTTTGGGTCATGGGTTGTTAACAATGAACATCCAAAAAATAATATTATTAAATACTCTAAGTTCCAAGATATCCAATATGAAGCTATTAAAATAATCCAAGGCAGCTTTAACAGCAGCCAATATAATCATTTCCGTGATGTAGGTAACGACGGAGGATCAGAATTTCAGGCTTTAAGAAGCATTATTAAATTTGAGTCTATTTCAAATCAGACTTTAGGCGATTATTTTTATAGAACTGATATGCTTTCACAAGAAAATTTCCGTGTATCAAGTCGTCCTTATGTGCCAGAGGTCAGTGGAGCCACACACCATATTGATAATGCCCTTAGACGAATAACCATCATTCCTGCCACAGAAGAAAGAGATATTTTAAAATTACCTGGAGGTCAGGATCAAGCCTATATAATTAAATACTATCTCTTTAATGCACTGGATAGTTTTCATAGAGTAGGAACTATAACCATTTTATGTGATACCACCGGCGGACTAGTGGCTAATCTTACCGATGAATACGAACACATTGGCACAGGAAATTTCAACGAAGGTGATGCTTATATATCACGAGATATAACATTCTATAGTGAGTTTGTTAATGATGGTAGCGAAGAAGCTCCTGTTTATAGTGTTTATTTAAAATCAAAAACTGGTAATCAGGTTCAAAATGCAAGTGAATTTCGATATACAATAGAAACTCGTAGATTTACTTATTAATGTTCACCGAAAAAACATTCGAAGAGAGAATGGCTTCTTGGAGCCTTTATAGAAACTCTCTTGAGCTAGTTGAAAATCCTAGTGAGTTAGCTTTTAAAGATTTTTCTAAAATAACACTGCATACTTTACAATTTGATCCTTGGAACGAAAACACCTGGCCAGATCCTTGGACATTAATAGATAAAAATAAATATTGTGCTTTTAGTCAAATCTTGTTTTTGTGCTATACCCTGCAGCTAATTAAACAATATACACAAAAAAAATTCTCTATTGTAATATATCAAAATCATGATACACACTCTATTGAATTTGCTTTCATGATCGACACTATTTATTATTTTGATCCAACAAAAAATACAAACAATCGAACAATATTAAATATAAAAAACATACCACTAGTACACTGAGGAAAAAATGAAAACAGAGATACAAATTGTCAAAAGAAAAGGATACAAAGAAAATTTAAACATTGATAAGATACATAAAGTTGTTGAGTTTGCGTGTGAAGGATTAGCTGGTGTAAGTAGCAGTCAAATAGAAATGAACGCTAATCTACAGTTTTATGATGGTATGACAACAAAAGAAATACAAGAAATCCTTGTACGTAGTGCAGACGATTTGATATCACTTGATCATCCAAATTACCAATATGCAGCAGCAAGACTACTTCTTTACGGTATGTACAAAGAATTGTTTGGATCGTATGATGTTATTCCTTTGTATGACATTGTAAAAAATAATGTAGAAAGAGGTGTGTATGACAAGGATATCTTCCTTTATTACACAGAGGAAGAATTTAGCAAGTTAAACTCTTATATTAATCATAAAAGGGATGAAAATTTTACTTACGCAGGACTACGACAAATTGCTGACAAATATCTCTGTCAAGACCGGTCAACAGGTATTATCTTTGAATCTCCACAATACATGTATATGCTAATTGCTGCGACACTTTTTGCAAAATATCCGCCCGAGACTCGCATGCACTATATAAAACGTTATTATGATGCGTTGTCATTATTTAAAATCAACATACCTACTCCGGTAATGGCTGGTGTTAGGACGCCAGTTCGACAATTTGCAAGTTGTGTGCTTGTTGATAGTGACGATACCCTCGACAGTATTTTTTCAAGTGATATGGCAATTGGAAAATATATTGCACAGAGAGCAGGAATTGGTATTAACGCCGGTAGAATTCGTGGCGTTAACAGCAAGATCAGAGGTGGCGAAGTTGCACATACTGGCGTCGTGCCTTTTCTAAAAAAGTTTGAAGCCACTGTAAGATGTTGTACACAAAATGGTGTGCGTGGAGGTAGTGCAACAGTGCATTTTCCTTTGTGGCATCAAGAAATTGAAGACATTTTGGTCTTGAAAAATAATAAGGGCACAGAGGATAACAGGGTTAGAAAGTTAGATTATTCTATCCAGCTTAACAAAACAATGTATGAAAGACTATTAGCTGGAGAACATATAACACTATTTTCTCCGCATGATGTTCCGGATTTGTATGATGCATATTTTAATGATACAGAACAGTTTAAAGAACTTTACGAAAAGTACGAAAGAGCAACCAGTATCAAAAAGAAAAAGATCGATGCAATGGATCTGTTTAGTGCGCTGATTAAGGAAAGAGCAGAAACTGGTAGAATTTATATAATGAATGTAGATCACTGTAATACCCACAGCAGTTTTACTGACACCGTTTACATGTCAAATCTATGCCAAGAGATTACGTTACCCACTAAACCACTGCAGCATATTGATGACTGCGATGGCGAAATAGCATTGTGTATACTCAGTGCAATTAACGTTGGCATAATTAAAGATCTTGGCGATTTAGAAGAACTGTGCGATTTAGCTGTAAGAGGCTTAGAAGAAATTATTGATTATCAAAAGTATCCTGTAAAAGCAGCAGAAATTGGAACAAAGGCACGTCGGTCATTAGGTATAGGTTATATTGGACTTGCACATTATCTAGCAAAAAATAAAATGAGTTATAGTGATCCAAATGCTGCTGTCCTAGTGCATGATTTAACTGAGGCATTCCAATACTATCTTTTAAAGGCAAGTAATAGGATTGCACAGGAAAAAGGTGTGTGTGATGGTTACAAGAAAACAAAATATGCAAAAGGCCTATTACCAATTGATACTTACAAGAATGATGTAGATACTATTGTTCCAAATCAACTAAAAATGGACTGGGACGATTTACGTAAACAAATAGAAATCTGGGGATTACGACATAGTACATTATCAGCACAAATGCCTAGCGAAAGCAGCTCTGTGGTTTCAAATGCAACAAATGGTATTGAACCTCCAAGAGGGTTTTTATCAGTTAAGAAAAGTAAAAAAGGACCATTAAAACAAATAGTTCCGCAGTATCAAAGTTTAAAAGCATATTACACATTACTGTGGGATATGCCAGACAACCAAGGATATATAAATATCGTAGCAGTGATGCAAAAATTCTTTGATCAGGCAATCAGTGGAAATTGGAGTTACAATCCTACACATTATCCTAATAACGAAGTACCAATGAGCGTTATGATCAAAGATTTAATTACAACCTACAAGCTCGGATGGAAAACAAGTTATTATCAGAATACATATGATTTTAAAATTGATCCAAATGATGTTGAAGAGAAAGAAGAAGAACAACTAATTGCTCCAAAGTTAGAAATCCCTGGCGAGGAGTGTGAGGCATGTGCAATTTGAAAGGAAAAAAATGAAAACTGTTTTTAATAGAGATAAGATCGATTTTAGTAAACAACATATGTTTTTTGGTGCTGACCAAAACGTGCAGAGATATGACACTTTTAAATTTCCGCAATTTGATAAATTAAATCAGACGATGTTAGGTTATTTTTGGCGTCCTGAGGAAGTAAGCTTACAAAAAGATCGTGCAGATTATCAAAATTTCCGATCAGAACAAAAACATATTTTTACTGCTAATTTAAAATATCAGACCCTGCTTGATAGCGTCCAGGGTAGAGGTCCTTGCCTAGCTTTCCTTCCATATGTATCACTGCCAGAATTAGAAGGATGCATTGTTACATGGGATTTCTTTGAAACCATCCACAGTCGATCTTATACACATATTATGAAGAACGTGTATGCGAATCCAGAGGAAGTATTTGATACAATACTAGATGACGATATGATTATTAAACGTGCAAACAGTGTAACAAAGTACTACGATGAATTTATGACACTGGCACAACAGTATGCACATGATAAATCAATAGATAAAAAAATCCTAAACAAAAAACTTTTCCTTGCAATGATGACAGTGAACATACTTGAGGGGTTGAGATTTTATGTTTCATTTGCATGTACGTTTGGATTTGGCGAATTAAAATTAATGGAAGGATCTGCGAAAATTATATCGTTAATTGCACGTGACGAAGCACAGCATTTAGCAATTAGCACACACATTTTAAAATTATGGATGCAAGGCAAAGACGATCCTGCTATGCAACAGGCAGCAAAAGAATGCGAAGAAGAAGTATATGATATCTGGCGAGAGTGTGTAGGCGAAGAAAAAGCCTGGGCGGAGTATTTATTTAGGGATGGATCGATGATTGGACTAAATAAAACGCTGTTAGATCAATATGTAGAATATATTGCTAACAGACGGTTGAAAGCACTTGGATATGAAACAATATTTGAGCAACCTGTAAACACTAATCCTCTGCCATGGACAACACATTGGTTAAGCAGTTCAGGTTTACAAGTTGCTCCCCAAGAAACAGAAGTAGAGTCGTATATAATTGGCGGTATTAAACAAGATGTTAACAAAGACGTATTAAAAGGATTTTCATTATGATAGAAATTTTTGGAAAAAGTTCTTGTCCTAAGTGTCACCAAGCAAAAGTTTTCTGTGAAACTAGGAATCTAGATTACGAGTATAAGCAACTAGACAAAGATTTTACAAGAGAACAAATCTTTGAATGGTTTCCAGGCGCAAAGACTTTTCCACAAATTACCATTGACGGTAAAAGTGTAGGTGGGTGTGATCAAATGATTACATACGTAGAAACTATGAATTATCAAAACATTATGCACAAAGGATAAAATGTTAATAGAAGCACCTTATACAACAGGTGATGTAATATCGGTTAGACTTTCGTCAGGAGAAGAAATAGTAGGAAAACTACTAGCAGACGACACAAATACAATGAAATTAAAACAGCCACTTGCGGCAATGATGTCAGAAAAAGGATTAGCAATGATACCTTTTATGCTGACCGTTGATCCAGAAAAGGATTTAACCGTAAGTAAAAACCAAATAGTAATTACTGCAAAAAGTCACAAAGAAGTTGCAGATCATTACTTACAATCAACAACAGGAATAAGTTTAGGAGTATAAAATGACATTACATGAACAAATAGTACATGCCTATACAATGTATATGGCAGAAACAGCTACATTTGATGACAAAGGCGTAAAAGCAGCCGCAGCAAGGGCAAGGAAAGCTCTTGGTGATCTAGGCAAATTAACAAAAGATCGCAGGAAAGAAATCCAAGACAAAAAGAATGCGATGTAATTATGGCAGCAGTAGCAAGGAAAGACGATAAAACATTTGGTGTCTGTTCTGCACACAGTCCTCCTTTAGCAATAGGAGGAAAAATTACAGGTAGCTCACCGACCACCTATGCAGATGGAATTGCAGTTGGAAGGGTAACTGACACAGTAACCGCAGACTGCGGTCATACAGGAAAAATTTCTAGTGGAGCTAGTACTACCTATGCAGATAATTTAGCCGTTGCAAGGACAGGCGATCCTTTCTCTGGAACCTATTCTGGTACAATCGTAGACTCTTGCTCACCTACTACTTTTGCTGTTTAGGAGAAATATGGCACAATTTAAAATACAAAAAAGAACAAGATTTCGTAAAAGGACTAGTATAGGAAACAGTGGCTATAGCCGTCCCAAGAATAAAGGAATTCGAAGGGCATGGAAAAGATATCGTGGACAAGGCAAATAAATACTTGACAAGGAGAAAATTATGTGTAATAATCCAAACTGTAAATGCAATCCGTGCAACTGCAAAGACTGTAAACCTAATTGCAAAGAGTGCGGCTGCTAACGTAAGAGATTAAGATGCGTGACGGTAAAAACTTGGCTATTTGGTTATTGTGCATGTTTATTATATACATATTAATTTGGTCAGCAGAAATTGCTTTACACGTACCTGATCTAAACTAATAACGATGACGCTGAACAAAAGCTGAACTTGGACGCCGGTTCGATTCCGGCCACCTCCACCACACATTTTTCAACATACGGGGGTGTTCAGGTATTCGACAAGCAGTAAGTAGGGATGCTGAGTTATCCGGAGCAAGCTCGGTTAATGCAAGAAACTTTTATAAGTGCAAACGAAAATTTTGTACCTGGAGCATTTACTTCATTAGACATGTCAATGGCTAGTGAAGGTGAATTACTCGCAGCCTAATACGTTGTGAACTCCGCGGCATAGTCCACCGGGCAACAGAACGGACTATCCCTCCTGCTTTTTTGCTAAATATAAAAAATGATGTAAGGATATACAATGTTAGCAAATGAAATTTTATTTGAAGAAAAAAAGATGTCACTTAAAGACGTTGGGGAATGGTTTCAAACCTACGACCACGGTGGTATGTTTAAACGTGGCAAAAAAGGGTTGATTAAACCTCAAGTTATAGCTGTGCAACAATTTCTATCCGATAATGGTTTTAAATATAAGGTTAAAAATAAAGCTGGAAAAATTGTAACAGGCTTACCTAAGCCAGACGGTTGGTATGGTGCAAAAACTGCATCTGCTGTAAAAGCATTCCAAAAGCAGGAAGGTTTAAAACCAGACGGCGATGTTGGACGAAACACTCTAAAGGCTATGATCAACTTTGGGAATGATGAATTAGATCCAGCTGGTGCACCAAGTAAGTTATCAGGCGATAATGCTAAATTAAAAGGACCAGAACACATTGAAGTACTTTATCAACAATGGGCTGATAATCCAGATAGTAAAGATAAAATTTTTGCTCCTAAACCTGATTGGAGTGAAGATTTAAAAAGAATGGTGAAACCATTACTACAAAAAATGCAAAACGATCCTGTATCAGAAGTTGATGCACTTGGCCTTAATGGTGTAATAACTCAAAAAAATATAGATTTCTGGGTTAAAAACGTAACAAGGAGACTTAAAGATCCAAATAATATCCGCGAACGAGAAAAACAAAGTTTACTTAATGGGTTTATGGAAGCTATTAAACATGCAAGGATAAGTCCTGCAAAAATTGCTACTGTAAATAACCTTATTACCAAAGCAGGTTTAAAGCAACTAGGTAAAATCGGTAATGAATTGACTGGTAATAAAACCACAGATTTAGAAGATGTTAAGCACCGATTAGAACATCCTGCTACAACCGACAAAGACAAGGAAAAGATATTAGCTAGCCTCAAATTACCGCCACAGCAAATGAAAGAATTTTTAGCAAGCCTGGCTCCTGGTGTAGTAGATACCCTTGCTCCTGTTTTAAAAGGATTAACATCGGTTGGTAACATGATTAGTTCAACAATGTCAAATTTGAGTAAAACAGGAAAAGAAGCAAGAGCTAAGAATAATGAATGGGCAAAACAAAATCATGGTATGTCTTTTGTAAAACTTATTAACAGTGCAAAAAATGATCTACTTGATTTTAATAATATGAGTAAGCGTGAACTTGATCAGTATAGCCGGCGAGATTTAAGATTTATAATACCACAACTTACGAGATTAAATAAAGAAGTAACTGCGGCAGAAGAATTTTTGAAAAAAGTAAATCCCAACGATACACTGTCTGATAGAGATTACAAGATGATAAATTATTGGATGAAAGAAATTAGACTTTTTAGTACAAAACTTTCTCAACTTACACAAAAAATTTCAGGAAAAGGAGATAGTCCGATTAGCTGGACATCATCTCCGTCAGATAGGAAGTAATGTTAAAAAAAATAATTTATGCATTAGGCGGAATGTTATTGCTTTCCGCTTTTACCAATCCCCAGTCTCTTGGCTCTCCTAATTTAAATGAGCTGTCTAATAAATCATTAAGTGACCTACTTCCAGCTGAAATTTATACTATCACTGAACCTGAACTAGATTGCCTTGCAAAAAACATTTATCACGAGGCACGCAATGATATGATGGCAGGACAATTTGCAGTGGCAGATGTGGTTTTAAATCGAGTGCATGACAAGCGATACCCAAATGATATCTGTTCAGTTATATATGAAGGCCCTGTTTACGAATCATGGAAGACTAAACAAACACCAGATCCAAACGATGCTGTATTTCATCCTGTAAAAAATAAATGCCAATTTAGTTGGTATTGTGATGGCAAACCAGATGAGATAGACGATCAACAATCTTGGAAACAGGCCCAAGCAGTTGCCTATATGTTATTGAGCAGGAATGTAATGCGTGGCATCAGCGAAGGTAGCACCCATTATCATGCTACATATGTATCCCCAAAATGGGCCCCTACACTATACCCAATTGGTAGGATTGGAAAGCATCGTTTTTACAAATGGTTGTAAAAAATACTTGACACATTGAACATGTGTGTTATTATATAGTAAAACCTTAACCAAATAGGAAATATGAAAAAATTATTTATTGCTGCTGTTGTAGCAACACTTGCGGCCTGTGGCGGAGGAACAACAACTGTAAAAGTTGCGACACACAAAGAATATGTACAACCAGACTGGTATCAAAATTGTAAAGATATCGATACAGAATCATCTGGTTGGAAATTTTGGGAATCTACTACTTACTATTATAGTTGCGGTAGCAGCTCAAGTGGGTTTGAATCTGCAGCCCATATCAAATCATTACAAATTGCAAGACGTAATTTAGCAGACAGGATTAATGGCGAAATTTCAAGTGGTAGCAAAATCCGCATGAATGACATTGGCACTGAAAGCGAAATGCGCTCGGAAACTGAGACAGAAATGCTTATCGTAAATAAAATTACAGATACAGCCCTGCTACACTATTCTGAAACTGAACATTATAGTTATAAAATGGGAGGAAATTACCACTCCTTTACTATGATTAAACTTAGTAAGGAAAATGTAGACGAGATGATAGAATATGCTCAGAGACGTAAAGCAGAGAAAAATGCTACCATGCCTCAAAAGCAATTTAACACTGATAAACTTTCCCAAAACTAATATGAAAAATTCATTCCTGTTCGGTTTGATCGCACTAGGTGCTTGTGCTAGTAATAACGTAAACACCCTAACCGAGCAGGGTGTTCCTTACTGTTACTCTACCGAAGTAATGGTAGATGTAGAAGGAGAACTTAAATCAGCTACTATACTTGAATGTACTGATAAACCACGTGTTGAACATTTTGTAAAAGATACAGGTATGGCAGAAGATTGCCGTCCTTATGATATTGCTTATTCAGTAAAAGGAAGAGGTAGAAATGTTAAAGGATTTTTATGTAAATTTCCAGACGGTAGCTGGCAGGCTGTTGATGGCAGGTACGCTTATTAGTGCAGGTGCTTGTTCTCAACATTCAACAGCATATTATGGTGAAGAAACAACAGCTAATAGAACGAATACTGGTAATATCTGGCATAGGGTAATGCCTAAACTTAAAGGCAGTGCCGATGCCTATGCTATTCCTTTAAAAGACAGAGATAGACACCAACGTTGTGTATTTTTTGCATTAGAAAATCTCAATCTAGGAGAATCCTGTCGCTGGATAAGTCCTGATAGCAGTGCCAGAGGCGAAGTTAAAGTGGTATTTGTATATCCATCTGGCAGTAAAATGTGCCATGTATTTTATACTAACCTACAATACAAAGGTCAATCGCAAAATTGGCAAGATACAGCCTGCTACTCAGGTATAAACGGCGACTGGCATTTTAAAAGCAAAACCTAACAAAAAAAATTAACGGCTATGAAAAATTTTATATCTACTATCATTAGTGCAGCAGTGTTGTCTGGTTGTTTAACTCCACTTGCTGATAATCATTATCGTGGGCCAAGATATGAGACAATGACTGAGAGTGGGCAAGCATATTTTGATGATAAGGGTAACATCGAAGGATTACATGCGAACTCTGATAATATTGTAGCATCAAAGCCAGGGAGGATAGTTATAGATGATACAGAAGCAAGGGTTGGAAAAGATTCGATTAGATTCGTGCTACATCCTGGAGATTGTAGCAAGACATGGAATCATGGTTGGGATGACTGTGAGCAGAAAAACGAAAGGATTGAACTGCAGATGACGTCGCGAGAACGTACTAAAGAAGAGTTCTATACTGTTTCGTTAAAATTAGATGAAAATTTCAAATACCAGAAACCATTAAGGCACAAAACCACTGCAATAATTAATTTATATCAATTTTACACTCTTGGAGTCCAGGGTTGTTTTAATTTAGTATATCGTTATTGGGGGGAAAATGGTTTATGGATAGATGAACGATGTGCAGATCAAAAAAGTTATCGCCGTCATCGATGGACTGAACTAACAGATGAAACAAACACTCTAAACAGATGGCATGATTTTTTATGGCACATAAAGTGGTCAACTAAGGATGATGGATTTATTGTTCTGAAGCTCAATGGTGAAGAAGTATTTACGTACAATGGCATCACAGTAATTGAGTCTGAAGAAAGCTCAAATGAGCATGATGTTAGAAATAATTTATTCATATATCGTTATGGAAAAGAATTCCACGAAAATACAACTCCTCTCACAATGTGGGCAGATGGTATTGGTAGATATGACTCCATTGAGAAAGTTCCAGCCTTATACAAAAAATAAGTCTATTCTATAAAACACTTAGATTTCCAATATAACATGTGAATAAATATTTACATGATATATTTTTACCTCACCCTTATCACAGCACTTTCTATTAGTGCAATTGCAATTTATTACAGTGTAGCAGGTTTAGTTGCTATTTTCTCTGCTGCAGCAATCCCTATTATAATAATGGGAGGCACACTAGAAATTAGCAAACTTGTAACTGCAGTATGGTTACACAAATTCTGGTTTAAAGCTAAATGGTGGCTTAGGACATATCTCGCTGCGGCAGTCATTGTATTGATGTTTATTACATCAATGGGAATATTTGGCTTTCTATCAAAAGCCCATATAGAACAAACTAGTGCAAGTGAAGAGAGTGTAGCACAAGAAGAACGTATAACACGAGAAATATTGCGTTACGAAGATGCTATTACTAAGTCTGAAGCATCAATTGCGAAGTTAGAGGAAAAAGGTACTGGCGGACAAGCTGTAATACAAACGCAAATAGATAAAGAACAAGAACGTATAGATGCTGCATATGCTCGCATCCAGCCTTTGATAGATGAACAAAATCGCATCATTGCATCTGCTACCCAACTTTACCAAACTGAATTAGCAAAGATTGATAAAAATTTAGCTCTATTACAATCTTTTATTAATAATGGAGAAATTGCTAAAGCGCAAGGCATGGTTGGTACAAAAGCTGACGGAAAGTACGGACCTAATACAGCCAGTGCATTTACAGCCTATCAAGAGCAAAAGTCTGCAGAAAGGCAAGAATGGCTAGATAAAATACAAAATGCTTCTGATACTGATACAGTAAAACAAGCTAAAGAAGAAATTGCAAGGTTACGAGCACAAGCAGAAAAACAAATTGCGGAATCTAATCAATTAATCACATCGTATAGATCACAACTACAAAGCACAGAAGCAAAAGATGTTTCTAGTTTATTAGAAGAAGAGCAAAATAAAATAAAAAACAATAATGCAGAATTAGATAAATTATTACAGGAAAAATTTGCATTGCAAGCAGATGTAAGGAAACTTGAAGCAGAAGTAGGACCAATTAAGTATATTGCAGAAATGGTCTATGGCGAATCAGCTGACAAAGATATTTTAGAAAAAGCAGTAAGGTGGGTAATAATTACTATAATTTTTGTTTTTGATCCTTTAGCAGTTTTATTATTAATTGCTAGCCAATATACTTTAGAATTTATTAAAACTAAGACTTCAAATAAAAGTACAGTACTTGAAGAACAAATAGTTAATACTGAAGTTATTCAAGAACTAAATGAAAAAATTATAGTTGCCAATAACGAAGAAATTAACACAAAAATAGATAAAATAGTTGAAGAAAAGAAAAGTAACGAAGAATGGGTGAACAAGAATACTATCTAAATAAATAACTTTAGGTTATATGAGCGATATAAATTTAATTACCCCTCCTGATAAATTATATAGTAGAAATTCTTCAGTCCTATTAATAAATCCATCTGAAGGTTTACGATTAGAATTACAAAATTTATTACAAAACACAAAACAATATTTCGATATTTATCTCTATGAGGTAAATACAGATAATCATGAATTCACATGGTTACTAGATGTTCATAGAATGGTTACCTGGTGTATCCTTGAATTAGAAAATTTACCACCTAAAATAAAAAAAATTGAATCCTATTTGATATCATTTGGTAATACCTATTACATTACGCAAGGCGAAGACATTCTATTTAATCTTATTAGCAATAATAAAATTTACTCACTAGACCAATTAAAAGATATTTTACGAGGATAAGTTGGCATTCTTTAAGAAAAAAGATTATAAAAAAAATTATATATATAATAATTTATTCATTCCAGGAATAGCAGTAGTTGTTCAAAATAATAATACAGATGCTGCCCTAAGGAAATTCAAGAAAAAAGTACAAGAAGAAGGAATACTTCAAACAGTAAGGAACAAACAAGAATACGTGAAACCTAGCGAAAAAAGGAGGAAAGCAAAAGCTGCAGCAAAAGCTAGGTGGATGAAACGTCTTTATAAACCTACATAAGAGGCAAAATGGCAATGCATTCGGAGCTTTGGTTTCCTAATGTAATCTGGTCTGCAATAGTTCATGCGGTTGATAATACTGCAATTAAAAAATGGGCATATGAGAAAAAAAGAAATGATCCTGGCAGACGAGTAAGTAATTATATTGGCTACCAATCTACTGATATCAAGCAAAAAGAAAATACAGAAATAGATACTTTGATTGACTATGTCAACAAGGAAGTGTATAATTGTTGTGAGCAAGTGGGTTTACCACAATGTAAAATTTATAATATATGGTTAAATATAAATCCTCCTGGTGCATATAATACCCTGCATAATCATGCTGGAGCGTTATTTAGTGGTGTCTATTTTGTAGATGCCACTCCTGACATGGGAAATTTATTATTTGAAAGAGGTGACGGAGCAGAATATTTTTTACCAGACAACCAACAACAGTTAACTTACTATAATTGTAGTAAAACAATGTATGCCGCCAAAACTAATGCCCTATATATTTTTCCAGGGTGGTTAAAACATTGTGTAGAGGGTAACAAAACAAATCAGGATAGGATTAGTTTATCATTTAATTATGGTATTTAAAAATTTTTTATAAATAGTTTTATAGCAGATGCCAATGGTGGGTCTGCTATAGATCTTGCTTAATTAAGGAGAAAAAAATGGCAAAAGTAATCGGCATTGATCTCGGTACCACTAATAGTTGTATTGCCGTATTAGAGAACAAACAACAAAAAATCATCGAAAACGCAGACGGTGGAAGAACAACCCCGAGCATTGTGGCATACAAGGACGATGAAATCCTAGTCGGAACAAGTGCAAAACGACAGGCAGTCACTAATCCAAAAAACACCCTATTTGCTGTTAAAAGATTGATAGGTAGGAAACACAGTGACAAAGAAATACAAAAAGACATTAAAAAATTACCTTACGAAGTTGTTGCATCTGCAAATGGAGATGCATGGGTACGTGCCAATGGAAAAGACCTTGCTCCACAGCAGGTATCGGCAGAAATTCTTAGAAAAATTAAAGAATATGCCGAAAGCTATTTAGGCGAAACTGTTACACAAGCTGTAATTACAGTGCCTGCATACTTTAACGACAGTCAACGACAGGCTACTAAAGATGCTGGTAAGATCGCCGGACTAGAAGTATTACGCATTATTAACGAGCCTACTGCTGCTGCACTTGCATATGGTGTAGATAAAGACAGCAAGAAAGATATGAAGATTGCTGTATATGATCTAGGTGGTGGTACATTTGATATTTCAATTATTGAGATTGCAGATGTAGACGGCGAAAAGCAATTTGAAGTACTTAGCACAAATGGTGATACATTTTTAGGCGGTGAAGATTTTGACCAAGCTATCCTAGATTATCTAGTTGCAGAATTTAAAAAATCAGATGGTGTAGATCTCAGCACAGATAAAATGGCACTACAGAGATTGAAAGAATCTGCAGAGAAAGCAAAGATTGAACTTTCAACTAATACACAAACAGAAGTTAATTTGCCATTTATTACTGCAACAACTGACGGTCCTAAGCACCTCATTGTAAAACTTACACGAGCAAATTACGAAGCAATGGTAGAAAAGTTGATTACAAGGTCAATTAACCCTTGCAAAATCGCTCTAAAAGATGCTAAACTACAAGCAGGAGATATTGATGAAATCATCCTTGTAGGTGGACAAACACGTATGCCAGCGGTACAAGCAGCAGTAGAAAAATTCTTTGGAAAAGCTCCACGTAAAGATGTCAACCCAGACGAAGCTGTAGCAGCAGGTGCCGCTATCCAAGGTAGTGTGCTTGCAGGTGATACAACAGATGTACTACTTTTAGATGTAACACCACTTAGCTTAGGTATTGAAACAATGGGTGGAGTAATGACAAAGCTGATTGAAAAGAATACTACTATTCCAAGTAAAAAGTCGCAGATTTTTTCAACAGCAGAAGATAATCAACCTGCTGTAACTATTGTTGTAGCACAAGGAGAACGTGAATTTGTACGTGATAATAAGATGCTTGGCACATTTAATTTAGATGGCATTACACCTGCACCGAGAGGATTGCCACAGATTGAAGTAACATTTGATATTGATGCAAATGGTATCCTAAGTGTAAGTGCTACAGATAAGGCAACTGGCAAAGAACAAGCTATTACAATTAAGGATTCAAGTGGTCTGAGCGACGAAGAAGTAGAAAAAATGATTAAGGATGCAGAAGAGAACGCAGAAAAGGATAAGGCACAGAGAGAGCTAGTAGATACACGTAATTCTGCAGAAGCTGCTGTCCATACATATCAGAAAGACTTTGACGAAGTTAAAGACGATCTTACTGAAGACGAACGTACAAAGTTTGAAACTGCTGTAACAGAGCTACAAGAGTCTATTAAAGGTGAAGACAAAGAAGATATGACTGCAAAAGTAACTGCATTACATGAAGCAGTTGCTCCAGTATTTGCTGCAAAGCAGAAAAAGACAGAAGCAACAACAGAAACAAATGATGACAATGTTGTTGAAGGAGAAGTTACTGAAGCTGCTTAATTGAGTTTTTGGTAAATAACAGTGGATGCCGATGGTCGGGTCCACTACTAATCTTGCTTATTAAAGGAGAAAAAAATGACAAGACTAACTACTCTCGACTTACCTTCATATTACAAAGCTACAATTGGATTTGATAAAATATTTGACGAATTAGAAAGAACTTTTGCTAATAGTCAAAGTAATTCCTATCCTCCATACAATATCGCAAAACTAGACGATAATGAATTTGTTATCAGTTTAGCAGTAGCAGGGTTTACTATGGATGATCTAGAAATCACTAAAGAATCTAATGTGCTCCGTATTGAGGGATCATCGCCTAAAAGCGAAGACAAAGTGAATTACATCCATAAAGGTATTGGCTCTAGGAACTTTAGGAGAGAATTTGCTCTTGCAGATTATGTTGAAGTTATAGAAGCTAGACTTTCTGTAGGTATGCTAAACATTCGTTTACGCAGAGAAATTCCCGAAGCATTGCAGCCTAAAAAGATTGCAATTACTGCAGGAGAAGATTTCACTATCAAATATAACGAAGAGTAATTAAATACTATAGGGAGGGCGACCTCCCTTCAACAAGGAAACACAATGACTACAGAAACAATTGAAGAAATCATAATTGACGAAAAAATCAAACATAGCATCGAAGAACCTGGTAAGTGGAGTGTAATTTTTTTAAATGACGATCAAACCCCAATGGATTTTGTAACAGAACTGTTGATAATTATTTTTAAACATTCAAAAGAAACTGCCGAACAAATTATGTTAACTGTTCATGAAAAAGGCAGTGCAGTTGTTGGTACCTATACATTTGAAATTGCAGAACAAAAAACTACAGAAGCGACCCTTTGTGCCCGTCAACAAGGATTTCCACTAGGAATACAAATGGAAAGGGCTTGACATGAGCTTAAAAGATCTTACCTGGGAACATCATAAAAATGCAGAACGACAAGAATTTGTCAAAATTATGATGAGTGGTAATATACATCCTAAATTTTATGCAACATTCCTCTACAATTTACATCCAAGATACGATCTTCTAGAAGCAATGGGCAGGGTTCATTCATTGTTTAACGACATACCGGATGTTCAACGTCATAAGCTCATCCTAAACGATTTTAATTATCTCTGGAAAGAATCTTCTCCTCCGCCAACGTTGCCTAGCACTACCGCTTACATAGAGCATATGAAGACTTGCATGAACGACCCTGACAAGATAATGGCACATATTTACACTTTCCATATGGGGGATTTAAGCGGCGGACAAATGATTGCACGGAAAGTTCCTGGTTTAAAATCAATGTTTGATTTCAAAGGTGATATAGATGCAATAAAAAATAAAATTAGAGAAAAACTAAATGACGATATGGCAGAAGAGGCACGCTACGCATTTGATTCTGCAACCCAACTTTTTAAAGAAATGATGGAACTAGACTGTGAGCATTATCTGGAACAAACTGATAACATGTCAGAATGACATTATAAAGATTTTTGAAGACACCTGCAGTGAATATGAAGAACCCGGACTTGATGCTTTTAATCAGCCTGATAGTGGTTGGGTTAATCGTGTTTTTGCTAATAAATCTGTACGTAGAGCACATATTGATGTAGTTGATGCACGTGATACACGTGGGTTATGGATGATGCATGTTTGTGTATTTCCTATCCTTACAAATCCCAGTCCTATTTACGGGTTTGATGTTATCGCAGGAAAGAACAAAATGACTGGTGCATTCCACGATTTTTCTCCAAGTGCTTATCGCATACATCCTATGCTGAATTTATATTTTGACAGTGTAAGAGATTTTGTACCTAACAAGCAGAGAGAGTTGCCAGATTGGGCTAAACGTATTTTTACTGACAAGATGCTAGCAGCAGGCAATGTCAACACAGATGAAGAAGCGCAACAGATTATTGACATTGCAGTTGTTAACCTCCGCATGTATATGGAAGAAGTAGGAAAATACGACGATTACTTAGACGGTGACGGTGTTAAAGTTGCACAAAATCACTATTGTAATCATCAAAAACAAAATCCACACACACCTAAAGTAATGAAGAGTTTAGGATTAGACGAAGCAATGGTTGATACATTCTGTAAGGATATGTTATTCCCTAATATAGAATAAATATCTAAAAGGAATTTAAAATGCGATTTAGAGAATTTAAAGTTGAGTTAGTTGAAGCAGAAGAAGTTGAAATTGATGGCGAGGTGCATACATTACCATCGACCAGAATGGCTCCGAAAGAATGGGATAAAAAAATCTCTAAAACAACTCCAGATCCTAGGAAATATGTATATAAAGTTGCCGATGGTATTGCAAAAGAAAAAACCTTTTTATGGAAAACAGGATCAGGAAAAAATGCTACAGTAATAGCAGGCAAAGTTGATAAGATTACTACAAATTGGGGAGACGGAGGAGAATTATCTGCAGAAGAATGGGCAAAGTGGGCTTCGGATACTGTTAACGTAAGCGCACAAGACATAGAAAATTCAACATTTTTTTGGGTTGACGGAGAAGAAATGGCTCCATCTCAAATGTACAAAACAGATGCAGCAACAGGGTCTCTCACTCCAAATTTAGGCGATATTGCAGAGGCTGTTTTAGGTGCAGCTATTACAGCAAAATTTGAGCAGGGCGGTGCGAATATTGATGCTGCTATGGTTGTCGACATACTAAAAGAAGTTTGTAAGGCCAAAGATAAAAAAGCAAGAAGGATTGCAAATTATGGTGATAAAGCTGTTGCAAACGACGATGTAACATTTTATCTTACATTAAATGCAACCAGCACTAAAGGCTTAAAAGTCTGGATGAGAGAAAAAGATCCATTGGCTAATCCTGCTGATTTCTTGCTTGTAAAAGAGTTTGACTGTCCAGTGAAAACAGTAAAAGGTATGCAAGAGCATGTTGCTAATGCAGTAAAATATGCAAATACCAGTCGTCGGGCGCAGGTAGCTGTTGATAAAGCAATGTTAGATCCAAAACAGAATTTAGTAGAAGTTGTATCAGATGGCGCTAACCCAGAAAATCAAACAACAACTAAAGTTGATTTAAAAATCTTATATGACGGAACCATAACAAGATTATTGAGTTTAAAAGCAGGTGGTGTTAAACAATTTGGTCAAGTAAGCGGAGGAGTTTTTGAAAACCTTTGCCAATTCTTTTATGAAACTGTAGGAATTCAAGTGAGTGAGCATCTTAAACAAGAATTCCAGTTTAGAACTCCTGTAGGTGAGAGAGATAAAACTGCAGCTCAATATAATTTTAGCGAAGGACCATTTAATAAATTATATGACTTTGTTGCACAAGAATTAAAAAATAATGTCTTAACAAACGACGATACAAAGAAAGAATTTCAACTTGTAGAAAAAATCTATAATAACATTGTACTTCATGCGACACGACTAGAACAAGGTGTAACTATGGTAATCCTTGGTTTAAATAAATCTACTCCTTACAAGGAATTAGCTTTTGACACAAGATTATACGAAGCCTTAACATTGTATGATTTACAAATGAAATACACAAAAGGAACAATGTCCATTGAAATTTATGGAGTCCTTTTAAAAGATAGGGCGGCAAAAAAACTTGGATCAAATGTAGATGATTTAGATAGCAAAGCTAGATTAATAACCTTTACTACAAGAATGATGGGCGGAAATGTACGGAATTTAGTAGAAATGGGTGATCTGCTTAAAAATCTTGCTGATATTGAAAAACTAGACGCTGCTGAGGCACAGAGACAGCAAAAACAAGTACAGCAACAGCAAGCGCCAAACATGCAAAAACCTGCACAAGAACCTTTAAACGCTTGACAATTTAATTTTAAACTGTTATTATTAACTTTTAACCTAAAGAGGAATATGCAATTAGATATTACTGGTTCAGTTGTATTTCGGCATGAGTCCTTTCCGGCTTGTGAAAAATGTGAAGAAGGAGCAGAATTAATGCGTGAACGAGGCATTAAATTTGCAACCGTCACATGCGACAAGTCTATGTTTGGATCTCTGATGAAAGTAACTAAATCTCAAGACGTTCCCCAATTTTTTGTAAAAGGCGAGTTTATTGGAGGATTGTCAGATCTAAAAACTCATCTTGAAACACTTTAACACACACATAAGGAGAAACTAATGATTGTACCTAACAAAACTTTTAAATTCCGTGTTGGACCCGATTGGGATGATAAATCTACTGATGATCTTTTTAAAGGTAAGCGGGTAGTAGTTGTATCATTGCCAGGTGCTTTTACACCAACCTGCAGTAGCAAACAACTGCCTAAGTACGAAGAAATGTATGATCAATTTCAAGCAGCAGGAATTGATGCTGTATATTGTGTATCGGTGAATGATGCTTTTGTAATGAATGCATGGGCGAAAGATCTAGGCGTTGAAAAAGTAGAAATGGTACCAGACGGAGATGGAGTATTTACACGTGGTATGAACATGCTGGTAGATAAACCTGCACAAGGCTTTGGTTTGCGAAGCTGGCGATATGCTATGGTTGTAAACAACAAGAAAGTAGAAAAGATGTTTGTCGAGGAAGGTTTGAACAATCTCGGACTTGACAGCGATCCCTACACTGAGTCTACTCCAGAAGCAGTGCTTGAATATCTTAAAAAATAATTAAAAATGTTCTCTTCCGAATACTACGATTGGAATACATTAATAGATAACGACGCACGGAATCGGATGACGTGCAATATCCGAGAAGCTATTAATACAGGTCACTTTTGGACTAACAGTCCAAAATACCAAACTAATTATAATGTATTTGGAACTTCGCAGCAAGACTTTATAAACTTAAAAATGAGTTTTATTTGGTCTTGCTTTGCATTCCTTAATAAAGAAGTTAAAATACATAATATCCAGTCATGGGCATACATGACTAGTTTAAACTATCCTGAAGACAGAGACACCCTTTGGCATCATCACAATCATAATCCTGCAACTAAGACTGTGAGTGGTATATACTACTTAGAGCTGCCGGATGATGTATATAATTTAAAAGAAGCTGGTACAGAAATGGCACCAGATGGTGTTGACAGCAATAATAAATTCTTTCTTGATTGGCGAACTGGACACTGGCTAATTTATCCAGGAACTACATATCACCGGCCAGGAATCCTACAATCAAATAATGATAGATTTATCATTGCAGCCGACCTAGAATTTTAGGAAATATTATGGCTACCTCTGAAGAAAAACAAGAATTTATTAATGATATTAAATTTCCGTTCAAATTTTATAGGATTAAAGTATATGGACGTGGAGGGCATGATTTTTTATATAAGCTAGATAAGTATGGATTTGATTATTGGTCTAGGGAAGTACAAAAAAATCCTAGTGCAATTATAGATTATATAAATGATGCTCGCCATAGTACTGTTAAAAACAATTTACCTCCTTACGCTGATTTCCTTAACGATAATGATAGCTTAATAGACATGGAATGGGGCGCAAGTTTTTCAAGCTGTGATGTGAGCGTAACGCAAACTGACGGAGAAGATATAGGATCTAATAATGTTAAAACTATAATCCAAGGTACTCCTTTATTATCGCTTAGCCGTCCTACTATTCAATTAGACAGAACACAACTTCCTAAATATGTTTTAGCGTACAGCAGTCACGAAGTAGGTGATTTTATAGAATTAATTCTAAAAATTGGTCATCCATTTGATATTAAACATCTAAAATTTGGTATCTTAGAAAGGGCAAAAGGAGATATAGTTCTCCAGGATTTAATATACCAAAATATAAAATTAGAAACCAACTTTGGACCTACTAAAGAAACAAACGAAACTACTAATATTTGGAAAACATGAGTAAATCATATACATTTAATGTAGAAGATATTTTAATCAATGACCCGGATAATCCTAACCAGAGTATACTGCAGATTCCTGATAATATAATGAAAGAGCAAGGATGGGGTCCTGGTACAGAAGTCAAAATTCTATTAGGTGATCAGGGTACTATAATAATCCAAGAAGTCAAGAAAACTATTGACAAATCTGAATAGTATGCTATAATACTCTTATACGTTAACAACAGCGAGGGCTTATGCACATTGAAATTACAGGCGGCAGTACAACACAGAAGTTTTATGTTGAAAGCATGATGCGCTTCTGTCACGAGAAACTGTTTCCTCGGATGCGTACATTGTATCTTAATGTACACATTAAGAATTTTGGTGATGATGATAGCTGTGGTTATTGCGTACCTACCGAACCAGGCTCCCGTCCACGAGAATTTGATATAGAGTTAAATCGCAGTTTACGTCTGCGTACACTGCTTGAAACTGTAGGCCACGAAATGGTACACGTCAAGCAGTATGCACGTGGCGAATTGCGTGAAAACGCTGGTGTGGGCAAGCACCTATGGAAAGGTGCTTGGGTAAGCAGTAATATTGACTATTACGATTTGCCGTGGGAAATTGAAGCTCATGGAAGAGAAACTGGTTTGTTTATCCGTTACATACAAAAGCATAATTTGTGCTATAAGAAATGGACTAAAACACAACACTAAGAGGGCTTATGTTTAACAAAGTTTCTTCTAAAAATACCAAAATGTTTAACACACTAGAAGTTCTTGCTGTAGCTTATGCAGCACATCGCATCAACAAAGGTTACATTAAGTTTGGTAGTTATGATTATCACAAGAATATTGTAATTAACAAAGCTAATAAAGAAATTGTTAAAGACCATTTTTGGAATTATAAAGGCGACGAGGCTCTGATGCACAAGGTTACCGTCACTGATGAAGATCGTGAAAATGCTTCTAAAGCTCGAGCTCACTTTAATAAGTATACACTTGGATTACTTGGCAATACATTAAATGAATTCCAGCAGGATTTATTTGCTGCTGTTACTGCAGAGGAAGTATCTAGTTCAGAGTTAGGTATCATTGCCTATGTACCAGAAATGGTAAAACGTGAACAAGCAGAATCTGCTCTTAAAAAGACTGTAAAACAAGAATTCCGTGAGAGCAAACATGTTGGTGCTCGTGGCGAAACTTTTGAAGGTATTTGTAGGATACTTTCTAAGCAGTGGTTTAGCTCTTTTGAACGTTGGGGTTATACTGTTGAATCTGAAGGTAATCTATTATCATTTTTTAACAAGTTTGAATTCCAAGAAGGAGAAACTCGTTTAGTAAAAGGTAAGATTAAAGATCTTGTAAATAACAAGAAGTTTAAAGTAGATGAAACACGATTAAATTATGTTAGACTATTTAATGTATAGGAGAAAATGCCAAATTTAGTACCAGTCGTAATCGAAAAAGAAAGTAGAGGAGAGCGATCTTATGATATTTACAGCAGATTGCTAAAAGATCGTATTATAATGTTAGACACTGATGTAAACCAAACAAGTGCTAGTTTAATTGTTGCACAAATGCTTTTCCTTGAATCACAAAATCCAGATAAACCTATTAATTTTTACATTAATTCTCCAGGAGGCAGTGTTACTGCAGGAATGAGCATTTATGATACTATGAATTATATCAAGGCACCTGTGCATACTATTGTAATGGGACAGGCTGCTAGCATGGGTTCTTTGCTTGCAAGTTCTGGCACAAAAGGACATAGATATATGCTTCCTTATAGTCGTCATATGATACATCAGCCATTAGGCGGCACACAAGGTCAAGCCAGTGACGTTGAAATACAATTTAAAGAATTACAATACTGGAAAGAAGCTCTTACAGAAATTTATCATAAAAATACTGGCAAGACTGTTAAACAATTAGAAAAAGATATGGATCGAGATAATTTTATGAGCGCAGAAAAAGCAAGGGAATATGGACTCGCAGACAGTGTCATCTCACATCGCTGAGATTAAAGGTATACCCGCAAAGGATATCCTAGAGCAAAATCTCAAAAATGGTATTTTTATTGTAACATTTAAAAAGTTAAATGGTGACGAAAGGAAAATGACCTGTACTAAACAAACAGATCTAATTCCAAAAGACCGGTTACCAAAAACCGAAAGTAAATCTAATGATAAAACTGTAACAGTATGGGATACTAATGCCATGGATTGGCGTAGTTTTAGATATGATAGAATTATTTCCGTCGAAGAATTATCTACAATCTAATAAATAATTTGTTATGGATAAACACACTACATTTTCTTCATTAGCAACATTAAGAAATATTTGTGCAGATATAGAGCAACAGATAAAAGAAAAGCATACAAAAATGACAGAATTAAGGTATGACTTTTTAACCTTACAACGACAGTATAAAGATTTACAATCCGTTATTGCAAGTTTAGAAGAGAATGACTCTAAATGAAACTGAATTAGTCGAACTGAAAAGGATTGGGTATTTTACATATCCTTTAACAGAAGAACTTAAAAATATTACAAATTTTATTTTTGAAAGTATCGACTCAATTTACTCTAATATTAATGAACAGGAAATTAATGATAATGAGATTGATCCTCCGATAAGTGAATTAATACCTTGTCAATTTCCATTATATGATCTTTACAAAGATAAAGTAATAGAAAAATATTATGTAAAAGATACAAGTATAAGATGTCAAGAAGTTTCGGCACAACCTTATAAATCTATACAATATGATCAATACATAGAAGCTTATAATTCTTTAATGAATATGTATTTTCAAAAAATAAATGAAAAGGTTTTTCAGCAGGAATTTTATACAATTTATTATATAATTAAATATCATCCTTGGCCAAAAGAATTTCATGATCTAGAATTTCCTAGGATGGGATTTCATTATGATACTAGTATCCTATCAAATGTAATAAGTAACAGTGAGGGATTGGTACTAGAAAATAATACTATCTCTGCAACTAGCTTAGGAATTATGCTAGCAGGAGCAGATCAAAGTTTATTTCCACAGTGTTTTCATGGTGTTGGAAAGAGAAAAATAAATAAAAAAAGATATTCAATTGTAAGTTTTATGATAAAAGGTACATGTTAAGGAAAATATTAAGCAATTTATTTTTTTATGGAAGCATCTTTGCTTCTTTATTTTTCCTAATTTTTATAATCATATATTGGCATCCGCCGCAGTAGCTCATTTGGTAGAGCAACTGACTTGTAATCAGTAGGTGGGGGGTTCGATTCCTCTCTGCGGCTCCACTTAAAAAGGTTTATGAAACATTTAGTTAGTATCACAGACGCAAATATACCCTATTTACTTTCCTCAGCACATTGTATAGAAAATACATTTATAAATTACAAATTCAATAAAATTTTAACCAATTTATTTTACGAACCCAGCACAAGGACAAGCTCTAGTTTTGCAAGTGCTATGTATAAACTTGGTGGTAAAGTTATTAGCATTAACGATGTAAATTATAGTTCTGTAGCTAAAGGTGAAAATCTTGAAGACACTATTAGGACTATGGGTACATTCTGCGATGCTATTGTATTAAGGAGCAGGACTGCCGGGGAAGCAGCAAGGGCGGCTTTTGTATCCGAAGTGCCCGTAATTAATGCTGGAGACGGTAACGGAGAACATCCTACACAAACACTAGCAGATCTATACACTATACATAAAGAATTTGAGAGATTAGACAATTTAACTGTAACTTTTGTTGGCGATATTGAAAACGGAAGGACTGTACATAGTTTAGATAAAGCATTACCTGATTGCGAGAAACATTTCATTGATACATTTGATAAAAGCATATGGCCAGCAAGTGATGTATATTATTTGACACGGGTGCAGAAAGAACGTGGAAGTGAAGGTAGCTATCGTATGCGGAAAGAGCACATAAAACATATTCCAGATCATGCAATTGTAATGCACCCTTTTCCACGTAATGAAGAAATTCCTACTTGGTTTGATAACGATCCTAGAGCTAGGTATTTCCAACAAATGCGTAATGGATTGATAATGCGTATTGCCGTGTTGGCTGACATTTTTACTGAACAAGATAAATACCTCGATACTTAGAGTATCGAAAATTTTTTTGACCAATTTTTTTTGAACAAAATTTAAGTAAGGAAAAAGAAAAAATGACACAACTTATAGACCCAGATAATTTTACCTATACCACACAAAAATTGCGGAATTTTTTTTTAGAAAAAGGATTCGCTGAAGTACACACCCAAAATAGACTATCTATCCTAGCAGCATGTGAAGACCCGTTTAATGTTGCTACCTATAATTACGCAGGCGAAACATGGCCTCTGCCACAAACAGGACAGATGTGGTTAGAACATGAATTGCTTACAAAACCAGATGCTAAAGGATTTTTTTGTGTAAGTACAAGTTACAGACAAGAACCTAACGCTATTCCTGGTAGACATGACATTATCTTTCCTATGTTTGAATTCGAATTTCCAGGTGATATAAACGATCTAAAAAAGATGGAATATGAGCTATGCGATTATTTAGGATTTAAACAACCTACAGAAAAAACATACGCAGAATGGCAACAACATTATGGGCTAAAAGATGACGCCGAATTAACAGCGGAACATGAAGAAAAAATGGCTGTTCAATTTGGCACAACAATGATTACAGACTTTCCAGAATTTACAAGTCCATTTTGGAATATGAGCAGATATGATGATGGTGTACATAGCAAGAAAATAGATGTTATCCTTGGTGGAATGGAAACAATTGGTAGTGCAGAACGCAGCACAGATGTCGAAATGATGCGGGATACTTTCCATACCATAACAAATGGTGAGTATAGTGAATTACTGTACAAGTTATTTGGTAAAGACAGGGTCGAAGCAGAACTAGAAAAGTTTCTGTCATTTGAATTTTTTCCTAGAGTAGGCGGAGGCATTGGACTCACTAGAATGATTTCTGCATTGGAAAGAAATCAAACTTTTGCACAAGCTGCCTAAAACATATTGGCCAGGTACGGCCTGGCTTTTTTACATCACTTCATAAGTATAATTTTACACACATAGAGGCAATTTGTGCGGAATAGTAGGAATATTTTCCTTCGATAAAGACAGAAACGTTGTACCTGAACTTGTAAAAGCATTAATGGATTTACAAAATAGGGGACAACTAAGTGCTGGCATTACTACATACAACGAAAACCGCAAACGCATCTTACAAACCTACAAAGACAACGGAAAAGTAGACGATGTTTTCCGTACCAACCATAAAGAAAAACTCCAACATATAAAAAACACCTACGCAGGTAACATTGGCATTGGTCATGTCCGCTATGCTACTAGTGGAGATGACTCCGACACACTTGCACAACCTTTTGAGCGCCCGCATGGCAGATTATCAAAATGGTTTAGTATTGCATATAATGGTAATCTAGCAAATTACAGCACACTAAAATCGCAGCTAGAGTCAGTAGGCTATAACATGACCTACGACAGTGACACGGAAGTTATCATGCATTATCTCAGCAGAGAAATGCAAACTAAGACTCCTACTGATGCACTAAACTTTGAAGAAATACTGCGAAAATTAGATGGTGAGTTTGATGGTGCTTGGAACCTGTGTTTCCTTAATGCACAGGGTAGATTTTTTGCCAGCAGAGATAAGCACGGATTCCATCCACTAGTTTATGGCATGACAAAAGACTATCTTGTAGTTGCAAGCGAGAGTTCTGTACTAGATAATTTACAAATAAAATCATTTGATGTTCCGCCAGGATGTGCAATTAGTGTAGATATGCCAAACAAATGGTGGCACATACATAAATTTGCAGAAGCTGAGAAAAAACACTGTTTCTTTGAATATATATATTTTGGAAACAGTGGAAGTAAGATGGATGATGTTAGCTTATATCATACACGCACTGCAATAGGAGAGGCGCTTGCACAGGAAGAAACAGAATTTTATGATCCGTTTGATCAAGTTGTAGTACCTGTGCCTGAAACAAGTTTTATTGCAGCAAATAGTTACGCAAATAGCTTGCGATTACCTTACGAACAAGCTATAATAAAAAATCATCAAATAGGAAGAACGTTTATCGAAAGCAAAGATCGTCGTGAACGTGTAAAGATGAAATTTAGTTTTATTAAAGAAGTGCTTAAAGGTAAAACTGTATTCCTAGTTGACGACAGCATAGTAAGGGGTAGCACACTAAAGGAATTAGTTGCGATACTAAAAGATTGGTGCGAAGTAAGAGAAGTACACATAAGGATAGGATGTCCGCCTATTATCAAACCATGTTATTATGGTATAGATTTTCCAACAGAACAGGAGTTATATGCAGGAAATACTGCCCCTAGTGCTGACGATTTCAATGCTGATAGTCTGCATTATCTTACTTTACAAGGGCTTATGAACAGCATTAGGAAAAAACAAGATCAATTATGCTCTGCTTGTATTACAGGCGAGTACCCAACACCTTACGGAATTACGAGGATAAATGCACAATAGATATACTGATCAAGAAATGGCTAGTATTTGGAGTGAGCAAGAAAAATACGAAACTTGGTTTGAAGTTGAACATAAAGTTTGTGAGATTTATGCAGACCTAGGTAAAATTCCTTATGCTACTCCCAAGACAATGGAAAGCCTACGTGAATCATGTTTTGCCGGAGATTTTGTAGGTAAGATTGAAGAAATTGAGCGTGTTACAAAACATGATATTATAGCTTTCCTTACTCATTTATCAAACGTTATTGGAGAACCTGCAAAACACATACATTACGGAATGACAAGCCAAGATCTTATTGATACAGCCCAAGCAATATTGGTAAAAAGATCTATCTTGTTAATCCTTAATAGACTGTCTGATCTCAAAGCTGCAATAAAAGAAAAAGCTGTCCTATACAAGCAAACAATTTGCATGGGTAGGTCACACGGTGTACACGCAGAGCCAATGACATTTGGATTAAAACTGTTAACACATTATGCAGGATTTGATCGTTGTGCTAAAGCACTTTGGAGAGACTTACCCGAACTGGTAAGGATTAAATGCAGTGGTGCAATTGGAACATACAGCATGATTGATCCCCAGATAGAAACTACACTCTCGAGCAAACTAGGAATTCCTGCAGAAGACATCTCAACACAAGTCGTACCTAGAGATAGGCTAGCACTGTTATTCAGTCATCTAAGCATCACGGCAAGTTGCATTGAGAGACTAGCAGTAGAAATTAGACATCTACAAAGGACAGAAGTGGGCGAAGTGATTGAAAGCTTTACACCTGGACAAAAAGGATCCAGCGCAATGCCACACAAGAAAAATCCTATACTAACAGAAAATTTAACAGGATTAGCTAGGGCAGTCCGTATGAGCTTGACACCGGCTATGGAGAATGTAGCACTGTGGCACGAACGAGACATTAGCCACAGCAGTTTAGAACGTATTGCACTACCTGATACGTTTACACATCTTAGTTTTGCATTGGATCGTTTAACAGATGTTGTTAATCGTATGTATGTAAATACTGATCGTATGCGAGACAATGTTTGGTCACAAGGAGGAACATTCTTTTCACAACGTATCCTGCTTGCATTGATTGACAAAGGTATGACACGAGAAGATGCGTACAAGATTGTACAAGAAGCAGCTCATAATAACACTGATAATTTTAGATATGCTATTATGAGTAAAGACCTATTTTCAAAAGAAGAATTAAACGAATATTTTGGTTTAACACAATACACAAAGAATGTAGATTATATTTTTAACAAAGTTTTACAGGAGTAATAATGGCCGATGTTGCAATAGTAATGGGTAGTATTAGTGATTGGGATGTAATGAAGGCAGCATGTGATGTGCTTGAAGAATATGGAGTAAGCTACGACAAACGTATTTTATCCGCACACCGCACACCACTTGAAATGATTGAATATAGTAAAAATGCAAAAGCAAATGGGTTTAAGGTTGTTATTGCCGGAGCAGGGGGAGCAGCACACCTACCAGGTATGTTTGCCGCAATGACAACCCTTCCTGTTATCGGAGTTCCAATCCGTACTAGCACAGCAGAAGGATTAGATAGTTTATTAAGCATCGTACAGATGCCACGTGGAGTACCTGTTGCTACAGTAGCAATTGGTAATAGTACAAATGCAGCACTATTAGCTTGTGAAATCTTAGCTTTATCAAACAACGAACTAAGCGATAAGATTGTTGCAGCTCGTGCAAAAAGAGAAGCAGAAGTAAAGGCATTAAATGACACCGCTTGGGACAACTCTTAAACATCTTAACCCCTGTCACGGTCGAGGTAAACGAATTATCGTCATAGGCGACGGTGGCAGGGAAGATGCGTTACGTTGGAAATTAGAAAAACACGATCATTGTATCGTGGAGGGGTTAGCTGATTTAACAGTAGTGGGACCGGAGAAAGAAATAGCAGGAGGCATTGCTGATAGGCATGCACATAAACATATTGTAGCACCGTCACAGCTTGCTGCTAGATTAGAAAGCAGCAAGCTGTGGGCTAAACAGTTTATGCAAAGGCATGATATACCTACTGCTAGATGGATGACATATACAAGGAGTCCAGACGGTATGAATCAGGCTATTTTTGATATGGATAATATGCGTGATGACCATACACCTGTAGTAATTAAGGAAGACGGTCTTTGCGGAGGAAAAGGAGTAATTATTGCGAAATCTAAACAAGAAGCTTGGAGCCATCTTCCACATATTTTTACTAACAATGTTTTTAATTCCCCTTCTAATAAAGTACTATTCGAAGATTTTATTGAAGGATTTGAAGCGAGTTGTTTTGTTATGTCAGACGGAGAAAATTATAAAATGCTTCCGTTCTGCAAAGACCACAAACGATTAGGGGACGGAGATACTGGACCTAATACAGGAGGTATGGGTGCTTATTGTCCGCATCCAGGCATAGACGAAAAACTAGCAAAAGAAATAGAAACAAAAATTGTTTTTCCAACATTAAATGGAATGCGACTAGAAGGATTGCGATACAAAGGCATCCTTTATGTTGGCTTGATGATCTCAAAAGATGGCCCTTATGTAATTGAGTACAATGTTAGATTTGGTGACCCAGAGTGTCAAGTATTAATGATGTTAATGGAAGATGATTTATATCCATACTTAGAAGCAATCACAAATGGAACATTAGATAAATTACCAGAGCCTAAATTTAAAACAGGTGCTGCTGTAACTGTTACACTATGTTCACAGGGTTATCCCCGAGACTATGTTACAGGACATGAAATTACTGGATTAAACGATCTTGATGATGTAGTAGTTTTCCACGCTGGTACCGAATTGAATGAGAACACTGGCAAGTATAAAACAACCGGAGGCAGGGTATTAAACGTTACTGCAGTAGGCGAAACCGTTGACCAAGCTAGCGAAAAAGTATATAATGCTATTAACAAGATCAATTTTGCAAATATGATTTACAGGACTGATATAGGAAAAAATGAAGAAAGTAACAATACAGACAAAGCTGCGAAGTGGAATCAAAGACGTAGAGGGAGAAACAATACTGAACAGTGTAGGAAAAAGTTCAAAAATCACTCACATTTCCGTAGGGCAGATCTTTTATCTAGAAGTTGAGGATGATGTTGACATACATGATATTGCTAAAAATATCTTTGTCAACGAATTACTATATGACTACACTATAGATGCGTAAAATTTTAATATTAGGCTGTAGCCATTCTTTAGGAAGTTTTAAACCCTCTGGTACAAATGAAGAATACCTTGCACATGAATATGGCTGGTGGTCATTTGTAGACTCGATACAAGACGATAAAAAAATTATTTTCGCAGGTGCCGGACTTAGTTGGATGTTTTGGAGTTACCTAATTTATAGTAAGTTTGTAAATATAAATGATTATGACTTTTGTATTATTCAAGACACCGCAAATGGTAGAATGTCATTGCTAGATGTTAATTGGAAAAATAAATTAAAAATTAAAAGTCTAAGTAAAAACATAGAATGGCATGGATTATTGCATCCAAGTGAAAGCAACATTATTATCAATAATGCTAATGCTATGATTAATATTATTAGAAAATTTTCACTTACAAAAAAGTTAGAAACATTGTATAAATTTTGTGAAGCTATAATAAATTCTCCAACTAATGATTTAGCTTATATTACTCACCGTAATTGGCTGCTTGAGAAATTTCAACAGCAAAAAATTCCTGTTTTTATTTTCAATATGGAACAGGATAATATTGATTCAATACCGTATGGTCAAAAACTTGGTTGCAACGGTTTTATCTATAGATTAAGACAATATAGAACATTTCACAGCGGTCACTTTACAGAAATAGGAAACCAAAAAGTTGGAAACGCTGTGAATAAAGAATTGAGTAATTATGTTAACTAAAGAAGAAGAAAAATTAATTGAAAATAGGATATGGCGTAAACCCTTTCCAACTGAACAAGCTGTTTTTGATGCTATGTGGAGCGAACACTGTAGCTATAAAACAAGCAAACCGCACTTAAAAAGGTTGTACACAGATAACAAATACGTTTTCTCTGGTCCTGGTGAAAATGCTGGTGTAATCAGCATAGGCGGTTCGGATAGGATTGCATTTAAAATGGAGTCACACAATCATCCTAGTTATATTGAGCCGTTCCAAGGTGCAGCAACAGGTGTAGGTGGCATACTACGAGATATATTTACAATGGGTTTTAGACCAATTGCATTAACTAACAATTTATTCTTTGGTGATCCTGCACTATCAGCTGATCCTAAACGTGTAATGGATGGTGTAATAAAAGGTTTAACACATTATGGTAATTGTGTTGGTGTGCCAACAGTTAGTAGTAAAATTTTATTCCATAAAAGTTATGAAAAAAACCCACTTGTAAATGCAATGGCCGTAGGTCATACACGAGGTCCTATGTTAAAATGTGGAGCAAAAGATCCAGGCAAGCTCTTATATGTAGGTGCGAAAACAGGTCGTGATGGCATTGGCGGTGCAGTAATGGCCAGTGATAGCTTTACAGATGGGGTAGACTTACGCCCTACTGTACAAGTAGGAGATCCATATTTAGAAAAATTATTAATAGAAGCCTGTCTTGAACTAGCTGAAACAGGGCATGTAATTGCAGCACAAGATATGGGCGCAGCAGGACTTACAAGTTCAGTAACAGAAATAGGCATTAAAGGTGGATCTGCAACATTTCAAGGAAAATGTGGTATCGAACTAGATCTAGACAAAGTACCATTGAGAGAATCAGGAATGGAAGCATGGGAAATACTGTTAAGTGAGTCTCAAGAGCGTATGCTGTTTGTTGTACACGAATGGGGTATAGAAGAAGCAAAAGCAATTTTCCGTAAATGGGATTTAGATTGTGTTGAAATTGGTCATTTGACAGAAGATGGAAATTTTGTAGTTTACAAAGATAGCAAAGTTTGCTGTAATTTTCCACTTAGTGCCTTAGAATACCCAGAGCTAGAAAGACCGTGGACTCCTCGATTTAATCGTGCAGAAATACAATCAGAGTACAGGTATGTTACCGAAAACGTAGTATCACAATTTGATAGTGAAGTTCAAGGAAATACTATAAAAGGTATACGTGATGAAGTTGCCGTAATAGAAATCCCTAAGAAAGACAAACGTGGTAAGGATAAACGTATTGCTATATATACAGATAGCTTTCCCTACCACAGTTTTGTAAATCCAGATCAGGGTGCTGAATTTTGTATAAGCTCCATTTATGATAAATTAGTTAATGTAGGAGCCAAACCTATTGCACTAACAAACTGTTTAAATTTTGGCAATCCAGAAAATCCGGAAATCATGTTTGAATTTAAAGAAACAATAGACGGAATGGCCAGGATTTGTGAAAAACTTGACTTTCCTATCGTTAGTGGCAATGTTAGTTTTTACAATGAAACTTCAGGACAAAATATTTTACCAACTCCAGTATTTGGAGCAATTGGACTAATGGAGCACTAATGTATACTGTAGGAGTAATTATATTTCCAGGCAGCAATTGTGATGCAGAAACTGTTGATTTTTTAAACACTTACACTGGATTACGGGTAAACAGGATTTGGCACAAAGATACAAACATTAAAATGCATGACATGTATATATTTCCGGGTGGATTTAGCTACGGTGATTATATGCGAGCAGGTAAACTTGCTACATTCAGTCCTGCAATTACAGAAATAGAGAGGCATATCAGATTGTATGAAAAGAAAGCACTAGGAATTTGTAATGGTTTCCAAATACTATGTGAATTAGATTTACTTCCTGGTACATTAAGGCAAAATGAGAACTTGCAATTTATCTGTAAACCTGTTACTATATACAATGAAGACGAAGAGTATAAGGTTCCGATTGCCCACGGTATGGGCAATTACTATCACCCACATCCAGAGTTAGTAAATGTCGCATATAGATATTCTGATAATCCAAATGGTAGTACAAATAATATTGCTGGGGTTTATAATCACCGCGGAAATGTCCTCGGACTAATGCCTCATCCTGAAAGAGCATTTAAACATTATCACGTTAGCCAAGATGGTTACAAGATACTAGAAAATTTTGCAAAGAGATAATATGATAAAAGAATCATTATCAAAACCACATAAATTTACAGATTTTGTAAATTTCAAATATGTAGTTGATCGTAAGGGAGAAAGACTAACCCTTAGGACAACAGGTAAAAAATTACCAAAAGGGATATATCAACTATATTTGCCATCATTTGGAATCTTTTATGTTGGCATTAGTTATACCGATAATAGTAATGGAATTGTAAATCGTTTTTTGGCTCATGCCCAGAAATTGACAGGAGCTTTTAAAGGTGCAAAAGATACACGTGAATTTAAGCGTTTTAGGAATTTACTTGAAGCATCTGGTAACGATTTAAGAACTATACTTAGCCATGTATCTGTGTATTTTATCCCTTGTCCAAAAATGAAAACTAAAGAAATTGAAGCATGGGAGACAATTATTTTTAATTCTTTAAAAAACAAAGGACAAGCTATTTGTAATAGTGCTAAAAAAGTCGAATTAATGGATAAAGAAACTATAGACTATATTCTAAATCAAAAATATTTAAATGACTAAAGAAGAAGAGAAAAAAATTATAGATGAAATTTGTGAAATAACTGCATCAGATTTGGATATTTATGAGAGAAAACCTATGACAAAACGAAAATTTAGAGTGGTTGGTGAAAGATACGGTGGTGAACTTACTGTTGGCACTGTGAGTGCAGAGTTTGTAAGATATTGGCAAGACAAAGATACTGATGATTTACAACAGCATTTATTAGGATTAGAATGGCAAGAAGAAGATAATATTGATCCAGATAGTCCTCCTGTTTTAGATGATGGGGAAGAATTTGTAGCTTGGAACGAAGTTGATGATTTAGAACACCTAACAGGCTATGCCGCTGACAGTAGGTTTATTGTTTCAGAGATAACTGATCGAAATGATGATTGGGCGTATGATGAAAACGAAATAGAATTTTCTCCATATCCATTGAACAGTAGAGAATGTTATGCTGATGAAACGGAGCCTGAGAATCCACCAGAAGATGCTGAGTATATTCCAGTATTGATGTGGTACAGTGCTGAAAAAGGAAATTTTGGTACTTGGTTTGTTGAAACTGATGGAGAAGATTTTAACCCCAAAAAGTTTGCAATTAGTTATATTGAAACTAATCTAGGCGAAATGGTTGAATTAGCTTACTACGACAAAGTTCCAATTGATTGTGAATATGATTTTGCTGAGTCTGTTGGCAAAGGATACTATGCATTTGTAGGTTGGATGAATAAGAAATGGCATGATACTGAGTACTTTATTGGTAATGATGAAGTTTGGGAAGGTTACGAAGATAACTTGCGAGAAGAATAATGGATTATGATAAATCAAAAGTAATTTTAGCACTTGATAATTATTCTGTACCAATGGCAGAAGAAATTATCAGTAGATGGCAAAGTGAAGTGTGGGGATTTAAATTAAATCACAACCTCTACCCTTATATTGGTAAAAATTATAATAACATATTTTGTGATTATAAGCTGTATGACATTCCTAACACCATGTGCGGAGTATTAGATAGATTAGTTGACGATGGATGTGAGATGGTAACTGTCCATATGACTAATAATAAAGCTGCGATCGAAAGTCTTAGGAAATATGCGGACAAAATTAAACTGTTAGGTGTGAGTGTTTTGACTAGTTGGAATTTTGCGGATATCGACAAGGTTTTTAGGTCATCTGTAGAAGACATATACTCTCGAACAATATGGCTAATGGAAGACAATGGATTTTATGGAATGATATGTTCAGCCCAAGATTTACAATATCTTCCGAAAACTGAGCTAAAGAAAATTTGTCCAGGAATTAGACATAATACGATCGCAGATGATCAAATAAGGATTGCAACTCCACAAGAGGCGTATGACTTAGGAGCAGATTACATTGTAATGGGGAGGAGCTTCTTTGAAAACGCATAAACTAATGCCTATGATTTTGCGAGGATTTTTTAGTTATTTGCCGTTTACAGCAATTACAATTTCAAAGGATACTGCTTGGTACATTGACTATAAATCTCTTGACAACGAAAATTTACGCAAGCATGAAGAAGCGCACATGGCACAGTTTGAACAGCATGGTTGGTTTAAATTTGTTCTAAAATATTTTTACTACAGTTGTAGATACGGTTATTGGGATAATCCTTTCGAGGTTGAAGCAAGAAATGCCACTATACGAAAATAATAAAACAGAAGAAGATCTAGCACTTTATGTTGGCTGCGATTGTTATGATCCTAGCCATGCTGTTCATCTTAGTAGATTTGCAGAAGATGAACTTTTATGTGATCAACTATATCTCACATTTGTTAATCAACCCATGTCTTTCATTGAAAAGTGTAAGGCAATGTGGCAGCTAATAAGACACAACACATTTCATCATAATGAAATTGTATTAAACAGAGAAACATGGCTAGAACTGGCAAACGTATTAGCGCAGGCATCTTTACGTAGGGTAAATAACATACAAGGAGATGAAATGGCTGATAAGATATTAAATCTAACACAACATGAAGCAACACAAACACAACTAGATTTAGGAGTGTTTGAGCCAGAGAACAAACAACAAGTTCGAAATCTATTAACATTTGAAGAACCGCCTAATCATAAAGATATGGTTAGAAGGGCAAAAGAACTTGCAGAAATTTGTCGTAAACACGGTGCAACCCGTGCAATGATAGGAGGAGCAGGTTATTTTATGGGTACATTAGAATACGTCCTTAGAGAAGAAGGAGTAATAGGTATGCATTCTTTCACAAAAAGGGTTGTATATGAAACAGATAATGGCGACGGTACAACAACTAAACAATCAGAATTTGTGCATACTGGATGGGTTAGGTAAGCATTGTTAGATCACGTTAATATTGCTCGATTTATTTCTTCTTACGAATCAAAATATAATCTTTCGATACAAGAGTTTCTTACCGAATCTGATAGAAAAGAAATAATAGGGTTAAAATTAATTAGAGGAAAAAATCACATTTTTGATTTTGCTACAAATGATATCAAAACATTTTTAGAGAAAAAAGTTAAAAAATATCTTCACGAAGATTTATTAGTTTCGCATACTTGTATACTTAAACTTATAAATCCTGCTCCTCCGCATATAGATGGACATTTTCCTTTTTATGTCCATTATAATAAGATTTATTGTATTATAAAAGTTTTCATTGTTCCTCTTGCTTTTGATACTGATCTAGATGCCACAGCGATTGAAACAGGTATAGTTACATTCAAACAACATTATTGTAAACCAAGAGCTGCAGGCTATGAATTTCTTAATCTTTTTTTACAAGATAATTTAGCATTTGAAAACTTTTCTTTTGTTGATCAATCTAATTTACCGTTGACAAAACACTCAAATTTTTATGCAGATAAAAGTATTTTTAAATACTTAAACTCAGAAAAAATAAAGCAAGGTTTAGATATTGATAGAATTTCTTATCTAAAACTGGGAGATTTATCAACTTTAAACCCTTATCAAGTTCACTGTTCTACTGATTTTGAAGATAAATTTTCTTCCAAGTATGTCTTACGTTTTGCTATTTCGAAACTGTATAATAAAAATTTATTAAAAGATTTTGCTATTACCAATGATCCGCATCAGTTGTTATTGATGCTAAAAAGTAATTTTTAAGGAGTAATGAATTGGGAACATTTAAAGAATTTTTGCTTGAAACAACTGGCAAAAACTATAGTCACGAACTAAACACTCTTTTGAAGATTTGTAAATTACAACAGAGTTTACTGAAAGAGGTTAGCAATGAATGGAATCCAGACGTGCAATCTAAGATTGCCGAAATTGATAAAGCAATTGTCAGCTTAGAAAATTTTACAAAAGTAAAAGAATGACAGAAAAAGTAAATCATCCTAAGCACTATAATAATCACCCAAGTGGTGTAGAAGCAATTGATGTTATACAATATATGAATTTTTGTTTAGGTAATGCATTTAAGTATGTATACCGTTACAAAGACAAGAACGGCATAGAAGACCTTAAAAAGGCAGTATGGTATTTAGAAAAACAAAAAACAGCTATGCTAAAAGCACATCTTGCAATTACACACACAGGTACTAATGATTTTTACAGGATTTTGCATCACGAGCCTGATACCGATATCGCTAATGTTTTAGAAATTATATATTCGGTATCGTTCCATGATAAACCGTTTAAACTGCTAGATGAAGCTGTAGAAATATTAAAAAAGAAGTTGACAAACCCAGAATAACTGTTATACTAAACGAATAACACACACAAGGAGCCTTATGCAAATTTCACTTCGTAAAGCTAACACAATCCAAAACGAGATTGCTAACTACATCGTCAATGGCTTTGACAGCATTGATCGCTCAGTTGATGCTATCCTAGTTGACGATTGGCAAGGAGTGACCGCACGTCTTGAACAAGAACACGCAGAGCAGGTTGCAGAGCGTCGGGAACTGATTGGTGCCCGTTGGACGATTAGGAATATGATCGCAGAGGCTAATCATCATGCTGGTATTAACAAGCTGATGGGACATATCGCTAGCGATGACTATGAAGTCAGCATGCTAGAGAATGCCCTGCATCACTGTGATGTACAGCAAGACGCTGCAATCTACGAAAGAAAGATTGAGCTGAAGCGCAAAGATATGGAAAAGACTGAGCGCAGCCCTTATCAGCGTGACAACGTTGAGATTCCTGTGTTTACAAAACCATATCGCAAAAACATTGAGCGTGAGATCGCTACGCTGAAAAAGCAGATCAATCGCTACAAAGATCTACTGCTAGAGAAAAATATCACTACCAAAGTGACACTGACCGAAAATTTGGTTGACTTGCTCGCCAAGTACAATCTTATTGACGCTTAGTGTCCAAGGATGGGGAGTAAGCAAAAACGTTGCTGTTCGCAGTAACACATCCAACTACGGTGTTGTCACCACCTCATGGAATTACATGTTCCCTGCACTGCCGGATTTTTGTTTTTTGTTAGGTCGCCGGTGCCTATTTGCTACAGGGGTATAATTCTTGTAATTTGTCGGTTGTAGTTTGTGATTTGTCCTGCTTATTGTCCATCCTACCCCTCACCTTAACACTCTCCTAACACTTCATTAAGTAAATACCAATGAGAACTCTAATAGTAATACTAACAGCAGTTCTAATAGCTTCATCAGTTTCGGCTGACAACAAGACTGATAATTTATCTGTGTCATTTGAAACTGAAGAAGAATTTGTCGAACATCTAATTAACAAGAGCATAGATCTATATGCTCCTAAGCGGATGGTTGACATAGGGTTGAGGAACTTGTTCTATGATGATCAAATCTCAATCACAGTAAATCTGAAGGACGCCCAGATTAAACTTTACGCCCCGTTTGGCGTTGTAGATGAAAAATACGACGGGACATTATTAACAATTGAGTATCGATTTTAGGAGAGACTAATGGATGCAACATTACTCTATACAGTAGTCGGTTTTACACTCGCTGCTTATTCAGTTATAGCTAACGACTCGGTCCAGACGCTAGGAACTTGGATAGCAAGTAATTCTGATCGCTTTAAATGGTATATAATGTGGGCTGCGAGTAGCTCAGTATTATTGTTTACACTATGGTATGGCTGGTACATTAACGGTGGTGACATATCTTATGGAAGGCTAGAAAAAATCCCATATCAAACAATCCAGTGGTATCATGCTGTAGCACCTCTTGTGTTAGTTGCACTAACAAGATTTGGTGTTCCGGTTAGTACTACATTCCTTGTGCTAAGTGCTTTTGCAAGTACAGTAGTCCTAGAGAAGGTTTTGCTTAAATCTGCAATGGGCTATATTGTAGCGGCTGCAAGTGCTTACATAATATGGATGGTAGTATCAAAATATTGGGAAACAAAAACTGACATTCCAGAAAGCCACGACAAATGGTGGCGTGTAGCACAATGGTGTACTACTGGATGGTTATGGTATACTTGGCTAAGTCACGACATGGCTAATATTGCTGTATTCCTTCCTAGACAAATTCCTACTGACACAATGATTTTAATCAGCCTAGTGTTTGTAGCAGGACTAGCTTACATGTTTTACGAAAAAGGTGGTAGGATACAAGAAGTTGTATTAAGCAAGACAAATACGAAATATGTCCGTTCGGCGACACTTGTTGATCTTATCTACAGTATTATCTTATGGTACTTTAAAGGATACAATAGTATTCCAATGAGTACAACGTGGGTATTTGTAGGATTGTTAGCAGGTAGAGAACTGGCGTTTGCTACTATCAATGATAAGTATAAATTTAAAACTGTATTTCCTCTAGTAGGAAGAGACTTTTTTAAAATGATGATCGGACTTGCATTAAGCGTAGCAATTGTACTAGCAATACATGGATTTGCATTTAGTGGATTTGCAAATTTAGATTGACATAACTTAACAGAGGTGCTATGCTAGAAGCTATAACATTGTATATGGTGACTATTGGTATAGGTTGCCTCTGTTTTGTAGCAATGCTTTTAATTTTAGTATATAGAGACACACAATGATTGAATTAATTTTAGGAACTGGTTTAGCAATGTCTGCTTTTACAGGAGCTTGTGCTATTGTTTTTGTAATCTATAAGATGATTACAGAATTACACCATGACTATTGGTGTCATACTGACAGTATAGACCCTGAATTAAGCCATGGCAATGCTGAGCCGCATATTTAATTGGATTTACAGACATGTTTACTAACCCTGAATTTATGCTGGCACTAGGCTTTGCTCTTGGCATAGTAGCTGGATTAAATATAGCACGTTTTTGCTGGCCAGACGAAGGTGTTTGGCGAGGCAAACTGAAAGAACGTGAACGAGCACTTTGGAACAAAGAGCGAGAATTAGAAAAAAAAGAAGCTGAAAAGTCTGATGATAAATAATTTGTATGGAGATAAAAGATGAGTATTCAGCGACCAGATAAAGTACCTGCAGGACCTACACAAGGACGTACATATTTTAATGCATCAGTTGGAGAATGTAGTATTCAAGTATACCCTAACTTCCAACACTTTGCAGTTCGTATATTTTTAATTAGGGCGAATAGATGGTACGGGTCATTGTTTGAAATGCATCTCGGGGCAAGAGGAAATGGATTTGAGTTTGATTACTTCGATTTTATGTTCTTGAGATATTTCTTAAAACAATTTAATCCTAGTATGTTTAAAAAATTGTTATCTCCGCTAACAATGCCGTGGAATTTACTTGACAAAGGTATTCAAAGTGTAGTACAATTAGATGCGTGGAGAGAAATTAACAAGGCAATTCCTACAGCTCAGTCAATCAAAGATAATCTTAAATCTAAAGAAAGAGATGTCATTAGAACAAGATCTAATTGAAATAAAAGAACTACTCGATACAATAAATCACAATAAACAAAATGAAAAAATATCTTTTAATGCTAGCGATAGCATCTGGCCTAGCCGTCTGCACAGCTCCTCCGAGTCCGGCACAGGATTGGTCATTCATGAGAGGCTGGAACGACGAAAAACGTAATACATTTACCGCTTCTTGTGTAGATGCGTTGAGTCGTGATCCCGGTATTGTAGCAAAATTCCCTATTGAAAAAATAGGCGAAGCGTGTAAGTGTGTAACTGCATATTATGAAGCTACTTACGATTATGATACTTTTAGATTCATGATGGATTCGGAAAATTTTAATTCTACAGAGTCTTATAAACAGGAAATGTTCAACATTTCATATCAATGCGCCCAATGGGTTTTAGGAGCAGGACAAGGGACATGATTGAAGGAAAAACTAAAAAAATTACAAAACTAGACCCTGCTATAGCAGGAAAGATGTGGAGTGCAAAAGTACCTCCATACCCACACTTAGTAAATATTGAAACTAAAGATAGGTTAACCGCGAATGATGCTGCTATTGATGCAACTGCTACTGTAGCAGCATATAAAACAAATCAAACATGCGATGTTTTCCGTTACTTAATGGATAAGGAAATTCCTACAGCATTTATCTCACAGCAAGACAGTTTTAATTTTATTGCTCGTGAGTGCGAAATGTTTCCGTATGAATGTGTAGCAAGACGCAGAGCATGGGGTAGTTTCCTAAAACGTAAACTGCAAATCCAACCAGGACATGTATTTGGTAGAGCAACAGGCGGCAGGTATCAGGATCCACTAATTGAGTTTTTCTATAAACTTGCTGTAGCACCTAATGGTGAGATAATCACTGAAGATGAAGCTAGAGCTAGATATCTGCGAGACGGCAAGTGGACAGAAACTGTTCATACAGACCCTCTTGCTGTTTGGGAATGGAGTGATTGGCGAAAAGCATGTGACGATGAAAATAGCTTTGAAGAATTTAAGCTTAAACTTTATCCGCCTAAACAACCAGGACCTAATGTTAATACAGTTTTAGCAACAGTACCAAGTGTTATTACACCAGCTGAGTACAAGAAAATTTTCAGTTTAACTGCTAAGACGTTCATGGCACTAGAAGAAGCATGGAAACATTTTGACGTTGAACTAATTGATATGAAAATAGAGTTTGGACGTGATTTGAATACTGGTGAAATTTTAGTTGCTGACGTAATTGATAACGACAGTTGGCGTATTTGGCCAGGAGGCGATCACGAGAAACAGTTAGACAAGCAAAGTTTCCGCGATGGTGAACCGTTAGATGAAGTTACTGAAAAGTATCGCATCGTAACTGATTACACTAAACAATTTAATCACATAAACAAATGACACAACTTACATCAACAGAATGGCGTCTTTTTCCTACTGTTACACGAACTGTACTAAAGTCCGGTAAAGTTATCTTTAGGCCACGCAATGAACAGGCTAGGAATCTACTGTACAAGATTGATACAATCCGTGCTGGGTTTAGAGAAAATGAAGTTAAGAACAAAAAGATGATTATTGTTGATGTAGACGACAATGTTATTAGCTATAGTCGCAAAGCAGAACAGTTCCATAAAGCGCAATGACTGTCTATATCGCAGCACCGTTTGGTAATTATATTAAAACTAAGAACACTAGGAGTGTTGTTGGTAGTTTTACCCTAGAGCGTAGGACAGGTTTACTACGCCAAATTGCTACTACGCTGAGGTATCGCGACGGTGCTTGGTATAATGCACTAGGACTTAGGAACCCTGGAATTGAATTTGGTTTAAAACATTATTATCGCAGCAAGAATGATATATTGTCGCTTGCTGCAATAGACGAAGGCGATTGGGAAAGACTAAGTGAAATTGTACCAGATGACATAGATTTAGAAATCAATTTAAGCTGTCCAAACATTGAACACTTTGACAACTATTCACAAGGTATTGACAATTTCCTTACAGGAAAACGTAAGGTCATTGTCAAACTCTCACCTCATGCTGAAGATGCGCTGATAGAAAATTTAATACAGAGAGGATTTAGCACTTTCCATGTTTGTAATACGCTACCTACAGAACATGGCGGAATGAGTGGTGAAAAGCTCGTGCCTTATGTTGTAAGGCTTTGTACAGTAATTAAATTTTATTCCAGTGAAGCAGAAATAATTGCTGGCGGAGGAATTTCTCAAATCGAACACATACGTTATTACAAAAATTTTGGAGCAACTAGTTTCTCAGTAGGAACTCTTTGTTTCAATCCTGTACGATTTTATAAATTTTTAAAGGAAATAGATGGATTATACTAGCTCGGGTGTAAACGTTGCACTAGCAGATAAACTTGTAGATAATTTAAAGTCACAGTCAGATCAGATAGGAAAATATGCAGCAGAATTTACACTGCCGATTGGAACGTCTACTAGGCTTGTAAGCAGTTGTGACGGTGTTGGAACTAAAGTACTGCTTGCACTCGAAGCTAAGAAACGTTTTGGTAGATCACTTTCAAGCATAGGAGAAGATTGTGTTGCTATGGTCATTAATGATTTGCTATGTGAAAATGCAAATCCTCTTTTCTTTATGGATTATTTTGCGACAAGTTCACTTAACGAATCCGACTACAATGAGGTCTTGGCTGGAATTATAGCAGCATGTCGTAGTATAGGGGTGCAATTGATTGGAGGAGAAACTGCTGAATTACCAGGTATGTTCCAAGAAGGCGCACTAGATGTATGTGGATTTGGTGTGGGCACTAAAGATTTTTTAGATTGGTATCCTGTAAAAGAAGGCGATGTTGTGATTGGTATTCACAGCACAGGAGTACATAGTAATGGATTTAGCCTAGTAAGGAAAATATTAGAGCACAATCCGGTAGACGATGAATTTATGTCTAAACTGCTCGTTCCTACTCCATTATATAAAAAAGAACTTGACATTTTGAGATCAAATTATTATTTTATTAAAGCAGCAGCCCATATTACAGGAGGGGGTTGGAGTAACATCGATAGGGTGCTGGACGCTAAATACGATATAGCGTGGGAAGTTACTGACACAATTTTACACCAGCATGAAATATTCAGTTGGTTACAAACAAAAGGTAATCTTACAGATGAACAGATGCGAGATACTTTTAACTGTGGAATTGGAATGGTAGTAATACTTGAGAACAGGAATGTGGATAAACTTCCATTGTACAACTATACAAGATTAGGAACTGTAAAAACAAAATGAGCACACTACCTGCAGCTCAAGATTTTACAGAGCTTGCACTTACAGCAGTAGATGTACAAAAAAACACTTCACTTGGTGCTATGCAGCATCATGTTTCAGAACAGAAACAAAAGCTATTAGAACAGGCAAGACTACTCCAAGAACAATTACAAGAAATAGAACAAAGAGAAAAACTAGCAGAAAAAATTTATCGGGCAAATTACAATTTCACTCCTGTGCTCCTTAAACCTTACAGTTTATATGAACAAGACAACGTTATCACACTGAGTATGATTGCTCCACACGAATGGAATAATGCAATTCCTTATGGTAAATTCGTCAGTTATGTTAGGCAATTAGGCGACGGAACATGGGAACCAATTGAGGAATAAACATGTGGAGGTACCTAATGGATATGTATTACTGGCAAATTAAACATAATGATAAAATTGTTGGAGAAACACAACCTTTTACTATACATCAGATGGATGATAGTTGGGTAAAAGAGGAGAGGGATTATATTATGGATAAAAACACAGAAAATAACCACAAGCCAACAATGGAATTGAAAAGGCTTTAATGTGGCAAATACGTGAACTAAATGGGTTTGGAGAAACAATAGGAATAATTGATTTTGCCCACTTAAATAAAGTAAGTGGATTAGAAACCTATTGGAATACGAAAATTGAGAGGAAGGATTCCCGCTTGATTATTTTTGATTACAGTGAAGCAAAACGTGTTTATGAAATTTTAAATGAGAAACACGAGTGGAGGATTTTCGAATTAGTTAATCTACTTTACTAGGAGATAAAATGAAGAGGACACAAGCAAACAATGAGATTTACAAACAGGCAAAGTGGTTGCGAGGAAAAGTGCCTTTAGACAGCAATGTGTATATACATTGGAAGGATGACAATCCTACCGTGTTAGCTGATAAACAGAGCGGCTATGATCTAATAACAACTGTAAAACTAACCAGTATCTTAAGGAGGCAAGTTTGGCTAACAGCGTAGTGTTCGAGGACGATAAAGAAAAAGCTTTGTACCAAAAGATAGAACAAGCAAGGAATAGATACGATTGGGCAGCATATTATAAATTAATGGAAGAAATTTGCAAATATAACCTAGAAAAAAGAGGTTACAATATGATAGATATAATGGTTGATCGATAATAAATTATTTGCTAAAATATAATTTTGTTAACACTTTATCCATGGTATCATATGCGGCGCAAATTACGACTCAAAGAAAACAAGTTGACCAAACTGCAGCACGAGCATAACAAGTATAACAAGGAGATGAGACAGATAGGTTGCCACAAGCAACAGAAGACATTCGACGAATATATTGCTTGGAAATATGGAAGATATCAGCCTAAGCTTTCTGGTGTTACTCCGAAAGAGGAACCTGTGTATCGTAGACCTGAGCAGTATGTACCTAGTCGTAACAGTGGTGTTTTTAATCAGTGCAGCAAGGCCAATGACCGCACATATACCGGAGAGCTTATTACTGGACTTGCTACTATGCACAAGAGCAATGTTGTGCCAATCTTCAACAAAGATCAAGCACACGATCTAGCAACAATGAGGAGAGGATAATGAGGCGTTTCCAGATCGTAGGAACAACTGATAGCGGTTTTGAATTTGATGCAGTTTACACTGAAAAGGATATTCTGCATAGTGATTGGGCAAAACGATGGTTAGTGTTGATGACTGAAACAGAAAGGTTTAGAGAAATTAGCGATGCAAACTGTTTGAAAGAATGGTGCATTTTCCATTGGGCGCAGGAGTTATTAGACAATGGTGATTTAGTTACTCCAGATTTTATTAAAGACGAGTATAACAGGTATTAATGATTATTTACGTAGACATTGACGGGACGATATGCAATGAGCATCCTGACGAAAAAGGTAATAAAGATTACACAAAGGCAGAACCTTATAAAGACAGGATAAGTTATTTTAACGAATTGTATGAAAAAGGACATACTATTACATACTGGACTGCTCGTGGTATTAAAAGCGGAAAAAATTGGTATGACTTTACAAAAAAACAGATCGAGGAGTGGGGTTGTAAATACCACGATCTACAAGTAGGTAACAAGCCTCATTTTGACGTTTATATTTGTGATAAAAGTTTTAACAGTGAGGCTTGGTTCCATCATCAAAAGTTACATAACGATATGCTTAAATGAGTATAAAAGACATTCCTGAAGAAATATTAAATGAATTACGATTTCAAGCTGAAACTGTATTTCGTTTAGCATTATATAAACGTCCAGAGTTTAATTTTTTACCTTCTTTGGGAATACGTCATATATTTGAAACACTAATGGATAAAGAATATGGTTTTATTGGTATACTTTATCTTAAATATAAAGTTGATGTAGATTATAGTCCTTATTGGAAATCTTATTGGTTTGATAAAGCGACTGAAGTAATACAACTAGCTGAAAACTTGCAAGACAAAAAAATTGTGAACGAAGATAAAATTGTAGATTATCAGCAACATTACATTGATATGGTATATGGTAGGAAAAACACAGGAATTATTTTATTGAGTTAATATGCACATAATGCTTACAGGCCATAGAGGCTTTATCGGAACTGAGTTATTAAAAAGACTCACAAAAAATCATAGTGTAGTAGGATTTGATCTTGTTGACGGACAAGATTTACTCACTGTGCCTTTAAAAGAAAAATTTGATTTAATTTTGCATTTAGCCGGTGTTGCTGGATTAAGAGAAAGTTTTGAGGATCCTAAAAGCCATTGGTACAATAATGTAGAAGTTATGAAACGACTGCTTAGTATATACGGTGATAACACAAGATTTATTTACGCAAGTTCTAGTTCGGCTGCTGAACCAGAATTAAATCCTTATGGGGCTAGTAAATTTTTAATGGAAATTGCAGCCGCAAAATATACAAATACACTAGGAATGCGTTTTTGCACTGTTTATTCAGAAACTCCTCGAGAAGGAATGTTTTTGCAAAAGCTTATAGATGGAGAATTAACTTATGTAACAAATCACTATAGAGATTTTATTCATATAGATGATTTATGCGATGCAATTGAATTACTAATAGAAAGTAATTATACTGACATTGTAGATATAGGAACAGGTGATCCTGTGTTAGTTGCAGATCTGGCTCCTAATTATCCTTTGAACTTAGATACTCCAGGCGAACGTGCAGAAACTTGTGCAGATACATTAAGGATGGCACAATTAGGATTTAAACCAAATTATGATATTAGAGAGTTTATAAAAACTTTACCAATTAAATGAGGAAAAAAGTACTATTAATAAATCTGCCAGGCATCTCTTCTGTAGCACCTCCTATTTCTCTCGCTACCCTTAAAGGAGCAATTAAACCGTACCATGATGTAACGTGTTTTGATCTAAATTTATATGTTAATAAGGCAATAAATATCAACGAAGATTTTGGATCATTTCACAATGATAATAAAATGCAGAAAATTCAATTTTGTATTGAAAATTTTTTGCTACGAAATAAAATAGGAATGGTTCATTATGATGTTATTGGCATTTCTATTTTATCACAATGGCAAGAAAAACTAGCGCACTTAACAATAACATTAATTAAAAAATATAAAAATTCTAAAATTGTTACAGGCGGTCCATACTTTGTCTATTCAAATTCCCAAAACTTTGATCTAGATTTCTACAAAAAAAATGTAGATGCATACATTGTCGGAGACGGAGAAATTTCATTTAAAGAATATTTAAATGACAATTTTACGTATCCAGGCGTAAATTCGTACAAATACGATATTAAATTTGATCGTAATAGTATGCCATTTCCAGATTATGACGATTTTAATATTAGAGAGTATACCGAATTCAATGTCGCACAATCAAAAGGTTGCGTAAGAAAATGTGCTTTTTGTACTGTTCCTGCTGTATGGCCAAAATATGTCTATAAAGAATCAAATAGAATGGTGCAGGAAATAATTTTTTTATATAAAAACTACCTTCATCAATTACCTGGCGAAAGTAAAAAAATCCAATTTGTAGATAGCCTAATAAATGGTAGCAAGAAACTGCTAATTGAAACATCAACACAACTCATAAGATATTTTGGCAAAAACCATAATAAATTCTATTACGGAGGTCAAGCTATTGCCACTTCTAAAAATCACATACCTTTTGAAGCATACCAACTTGCTGCCCAAGCCGGATTACGATATTTAATAACAGGTGTAGAATGCGGTAGTGAAAAAGTAAGATGGGAAATGAATAAGCGTTTCACAGACGATGATTTAGTAAATCTTTTAGAAATCTGTAAAAGCTGTAATATTAAATTTGTTCCGCTGATGCTAATAGGATTTCCTACTGAAACCGAAGAAGATTTCCAAAAAACTTTGGATTTACTAGAAATTTTTGCTAAGTATGGTATTAATTGGATCACGCCACGAAATACTTCGCTAATGAGTCTAGGACCCAATATGGCTATTACAATTGATCCTAAAAAATATAAGATTGAAGCAGTACACAACAATTGGCACTGGTCTAGTGAATTTCACGATTTAGAAGAAAGAGTTAATCGGGCATACCGTTATGCAAAAAAAGCACAAGAATTAGGATTGTCATCGTTATGCCCAGATGAATTTGTAAAAAATTGTATACCTAATTTAGATGATATTTATAAACAAAAAGGATTTTCTTTAGTAAATTAATTCTTGACATTTTTTCCTATACTGCTATAATAAGTATTAGTTGAAACACACAACCCAAGGAGATAACTATGGCTATTGCAAAAAAGAAGCGAAATGTAAGAAATGCTGGTATCGCAGCAAAATCTGCTGTAAGAAATAAAAATTTAGAGCCCATTTGGACAGGCTGGGAGCAGATGACAGGCGAACAATTTTTCAAGCACAAGCAATCTAGCATCCGTTATTACTACACTACTTTTAAATTAGCTGATCTCCTTGCTAATGTGTATAGTTGGATGAAGGAAAATGATTACAGTAAAGAGGATATCCGTGCTGCAAAGGCTGCTAGCTCAGGTATTATCACTGCTACTGCTGCAATCCACGCTCGTATGCTCTCAAATGGTATGCCTGATTTTAATCAAGAGGAGCAGAATTATTATGAGGAAATGCCCGGACTAGGAGATACAGTTGCTCCGGTTACAGATTATATCAAAGACCGTGTAAAAATGGCAATCCAAAATGGCAAAATAAATCTTGCTTTGAAAAAAGAAGAGGAGCCCGAAGAAGAAATGCCTGCTGCAAAGCCTTTTGTTCCTACAATACAAGAACGCATTGCAGAACAAGCTGGTTCAATGAGTGAGGATATTGATGAGTGGTTAGAAAGCTTCTTAGATAACAAGAAAACGTTCAATCCAAACGGATTTGACTTTAAGCGGCATTTCACTGCAAAAGGTGTAACACAAGCCCATGCTCGCAAGCTACGCAGATTTTATGATGAACAATTAAATGATTTCCGTGAGCTAGAGCAAATGCCTACTGCAGGTAAATTAAAAAAGATGACCGAAGAAGAAATCGACCAGTGGGAACAACTTAAAGAAGCTTATAGTCATTTTTCTAAGAATGATATTAAAAAGTACACAAGTGCAATTGTAGGTGTAATTGAGGCACTAGATTTTGTAATCGAAGCTAGTAAAGCGCAACGCAAACCTCGCAAAGCAAAGCCTAAGAGTGCTACAAAATTAGTAGAAAAATTAAAGTATTGTGTAACCGACGACAAATATCAAACTGCAAGTGTTGCACCGGAGCTTATAATTGGTGCAGCAGAGCTATGGGTATTTAACACAAAAACCCGTAAGTTAGGAAAATATGTAGCAGAGAATGTCGATCCTACAGGACAAAGAGCAGACAGTGGACTTAGTGTAAAAGGAACAAGTATTATTGGATTCGATGCACATAAGAGTTTACAGAAGACCCTACGAAAACCAGCTGAGCAACTAAAAGAATTTAAAAAAGCAGGTAAGGTAGCACTTAGGAAATTTTTAGAAGATATTCCAACTACTGAAACCCTGCTGAACGGACGTTTGAATGATACTACTGTATTACTCAAAGTAAATTGATAAATATTTGCATGGAAGCAAATATAAGAACTATCCGTGAAGGATTGAAATTAATAGCAGATGTTATAGAAGAAGTAGATAATAAACCTAAAAGAAAAATATCCTATAGAGAATTATCAGGCGATCATATCAGTGGAGGCAAAATTACACAATTTAGCTCTACTGGTATTGTTGATAAAGCCTCACGTGGTATTTTAGAGGTGAGTGATAATGGATTAAGGGTTAGATATGCTGATATACAAGAATTAACTTCGCCTTTAAAAGTCCAAGGAAATTTAACAGTTTTTGGTGATGTATTTTCTGACAAACTTACAGTTAATGGAGAAATTAAAGCAGGTAAACTTACAGTAAACGAACTTACAGCCGATATTAGAATAGAACGTACAGATTCTTTGCAATTTTTAAACAGCAACGGTAATACATCTGGTATAGGTTTAATATGGAATAATGATAACATTCAGCATAAGTTTCTTTTTCGATCGCCTGATCAATTTTGGTCTAGCGAAAATATTAGTCTGCCAAAAGATAAAGCTATTATTATTAACAGCAGGGTAGTTTTAAATGAAACTGGATTAGGATCAAAAGTTACCAATAGTAATTTAGAAGTTTTAGGATGTGTTAAAAATCTAACCACAACTGGATCTTTAAATTTTGATAATCATATTTTTTACAATCACAATTTTAAACGATTAGGCATTGGAACCGACTCTCCTAATGCAACTTTACATATTTTAGATAAATTTGGCGATTTCAAAATCGATGCAAATACAGGCGGCTTTAGCATTGGAAGCAACACTACTACAGATATTTCTATTGTTACAGATGATACTGCAAGGATACAAATTTCAGCTACAGGAGAAATTGTTCTAAACAAAAAAATCTTTATCAATGGACAATTAGGTATTGGCGTTAAAAATGTAAATCCAATGCTTGATTTAGCTACATCACGTCCAATTAGTATACAAAATAAGAAAATAGAAGTTGGCGGACATATTCCTTCAGCTGGTATATACAATAGAGGTGATATGGTTTGGAATAGTTGGCCAATGCCAGGAGCATTTGTAGGTTGGATATGCATAGAATCAGGAGAGCCCGGTAAATGGAAACCTTTTGGACAGATACAAAATTAACACAAATTACATTTTGGCAATGGTTTGGCAGGGTAGTTCCTATGATCCTTATTGTTGCCTTTTTATCATTTTACATCTATGGCGGTGTAAATCTAATTGGTAACACAATTGCTTTCATCTTAACTGCCTTATCTTTTATACCTATAATTTGGTGGTGGTGGGCTATGGATGTAATGAAGTGGCTTTCTAAATTATACGGCGAAACTATTGAGCATCAAACACTGATATTAGAAGAAATTAAAGATATCAAAAAAGAACTTTACAAACCTGAATAATATAAGTACAATAAAATTTTAAAGGGTAACATGGCTAGATATTTTTCGACTAAAACTTATGGCAATGATCGTGGCTTGAGTTGTTGCTTTAGACAGTGGCGAGCTACACATTCCCATTGCAGTTTATTACATGGTTATTCGATTGGTGTCAAATTAATTTTTGAATGTGAAGAGCTAGATGAACGCAATTGGGTAATGGATTTTGGAGGATTAAAGGAATTTAAAAATTGGCTTGAACATATGTTTGATCATACTGTGCTCGTAGCCGAAGATGATCCAAAGCTAGATTTGTTTAAACAATTAAATAGTATGGACGACGGATACAATGCTAAAGGCATTTGTGATCTTAGGATTGTACCAGGTGTAGGTTGTGAAAAATTTGCAGAACTTTGTTTTAAGAAAATGGCAGAGCTTTTAGAAGAAGACAAAAAAACCCATCGAGCACTTAATCCTACTGTCCGAGTAAAATCTGTAGAAGTATTTGAACACGGAGCTAATAGTGCAATTTACGAAGGCTAGCCAAAATGGCTAAAGTAGATAAATCTCTCTATTCAAAACAAGAATTTAAGTTAATAAAAGAAGAAAGAAGAATTGCAAAATTAAAACAAGTTAATAAAGAAAATCGTTGCGGAAACATAGTTAACATTGTATGTTTAAAGCATGGGGTTAAGTATAGTCCAGATTACGTAAACAAATTGTATTACGGTGTCAAAAATAATCTTACATTGCCATTTAAATTTTATTGTTTAACCGAGAGTTCAAAAAATGTCTGCAGTGATATAAATGTACTTCCTTTACCAGAAATTGATATACAAGGCTGGTGGTATAAACCATACGTTTTTTCAAAAGACTTACCTATACAAGGAACAATTTTATACCTAGATTTAGATTTAGTCATTACGGGCAATCTAGATAAACTGTTTAGTTTTGCTCCTACTCACTTTTGCATTATAAGAGATTTTAACAGGATTCTACGTCCTAACTATGATAGATTTAACAGCAGTGTAATGAGATTCGAGCATGGAAATTTAGATTATTTATGGCAAAAATTTAAAAAAGAATATAAAAGAATTACAAGTAAATTTTTTGGTGATCAAGACTTTATCTATCATGAAAAAAAAGGTCAGGCACAATATTTTCCCGACCAATGGATCAAAAGTTGGAAATGGGAAATTAGAAAAAGTAGAAAATATGCTCCAAACGGAGTTCGTGGAAATAGAAAACTACAAGGCGTAGAAGATGTAGTACCTCCTCGAGACTGTTGTATCGCAGTCTTTCATGGCGATCCAAACCCGCACTTATGCGATGATCCTTATATTAAACAAACATGGATATAAAAAGAATAGGTTTTGCATGCAAGTATATGCATCCTGACCAAACATTAAAAAAGCAGCAGTTAGAAGAATGTCAAAGACCACTAAATACGAAATGCACCACTGTTGCGTGGTTGAATAGACAAGAAAGGAACGTAGCAGAACAGCGTCTATGGGATATTATGGTACATAATATTAAATCCTTAGAACTCCTTATCCGCTACGTAGGAGGTTTACCAGATGAATTACGAATGGTTAGGCTTGGTAGTGATATACTGCCTGTATATACCCAGCCCGATTGGAGTTATTATTGGCGGAACGCTAATGTACAAAACTATGCAGAAAATGCACTACGAAAAGTTGGAGAAATCAGTCGTGCGTATAACATACGCCTATCTATGCATCCTGGCCAGTTTACTGTACTGGCAAGTGATAATGCCGATATTGTTAACAACAGCATAGAGGAATTTGAGTATCATGTGGATATCGCACGTTGGTTGGGCTACGGTAAAAGATTCCAAGACTTTAAAATCAACGTACACATTGCAGGTAGACAAGGTCCGGCCGGCATCAAAGCTGTATTGCCAAGACTATCCCCAGAAGCAAGGAATACCATCACAATCGAGAATGATGAAAACTCGTGGGGTCTTGAAGCAAGCCTCGAACTCGAAAAAGATCTCGCACTCGTACTTGATATACACCACCACTGGATTAAAACAGGTGAGTACATCAAACCCACAGATGATAGATATAAACGTGTAGTAGATAGTTGGCGAGGTTTGCGTCCTACAATACATTATTCCTACAGTCGCAATGAGCATTTACCGGAAAATTTTGCACATGACAATTTTCCAGATATGGAACAATTACTCGCACAAGGTTGTAAGAAGCAAAAGCTGCGAGCACATAGTGACTACTATCCGAACCCTGTTGTTAATCAATGGGCTGCTAGCTTTAGAGAAACAGCAGACATCATGTGCGAATCCAAATGCAAAAATCTTGCAAGCATTGAATTTTATGAAAGTATAAATGGAAAAAATAATCAAGTTCTTCAAGGAGAGCTATCAGGCAAGTCCGCTGGCAACATATTGCGAGCTGCTTGAAGCATCTTTTTTAATCGTAGCAAGTGCTGTACTTAGTTTTACAATTCTAGACCCTGCTACTACTATCTTTATACCACTTTACCTAGTAGGTAGCATACTGGCGGTTATAAGCACTTATATCCGTCGTAGCAGTGCTATAGTCTTATGCCTGTGGTTTACTGCTATGAATGGATGGGCTTTTATACAGTTGTTCTTTTTAGGCTAAATAAAGCAAAGAGCCGGAGCGTAGACCGAATGCTATTAAGACAAATATTTGAACAACAATTAAACGAAGCACAGTTAAGCGATATTACTATAGGGTTTGAAATTGAATGCGTTATAGACGGAGATATGGTCAAAGTCTATAATGATCTTGCAAAGAAATATAATGTAGACGGTGGCAGTGATTCCAGCATACAGCCTAATACTGTCTACGGAAACGAAATTGGAATGGAGTTTAGGATAGGTGCTTTAGCAAAAGGTGGACAGATGGCTGCTACACCTGCTAACATCATGACCTGTGCAAACTTTGTACATGATATTTTTAAACTTGGCGCTTACACAAATCGAACATGCGGCATGCATGCACATTTTGGTTTGGGTCCTATCACTAAGATGAGCACAGTTGAATCTAGTTGGGTAGCTGTAATGATGTTACAGAGCCCGTTATTCGAACAACTGTATACCACATACAAAGGACAAAATCTCTACGACAATGATTATGCTAATGTGCAACGTGTAAAAGACAGCGTAGATGAAATTGTACACATGGCGCAACAGATGAAAGGTGAAGGTGAAGACAAAGAAGAAATAGTTGAATATCTATTCGACAATTTGTTTAACCGAGACGAGTTTGAAAAATATTCTGCACTTTTTCCACACGGTCAAGGCACATTAGAATGGCGTGGGTTGCGTGGAGTACTAAATGATAAACGACAAAACATTAACTATGAAACTATACTAGGGTTTTTTAAACTTGCATTAAGTTTTGCTAGAACAATTAAAATGATAATGAACAAGTATAATGAGCTTTCTATAGCTGGTGTTAAGATGCGAGACTTACAAGAACACGGTGCCAGCTACGGTATAGAAAAACAACAAGAAGTTAAATCAAACGTCATTCCGTTAATAAAAGTTTCAGGTCTTAACAATGGAATGCAAAAGATCTTTATTAACCACTTTTCAAAACAGTTGCAGCAACCAAAATATAAAAAACAATATTGGGCTAGGGCAAATAGCGTTTTCAAAAACGACTTACGATTTGCTGCGCCTGTTTTAAACTACTTTTATGATAAATTCAAACAATATGATTTATCAATAAAAGAAGATTATCTTGTGTCAGCAGAATTTCCTATAGTTGCAAAAGAATTTATTAGAAGAGAAGATATTGTTATAGATGATATGTGGCGTAAAGGTAGAGACTTTGGAATTCTTTTAAGCTTTGTGTTTAAGCATTGTAATTTTATTGCGAAAGACATATCATTCTTCGAAAATCACGGCAGAATGTTTTTCCGTGTTCCTACTATAGACGAAACAAATAAAATAATTATAAAAGACAAAAAAGACGAAGCTAAGTTAGACAAAGCACTTGCAATGGTGACACCAAAAAACAAAAGATTTATGGATGTAAGAAGGAATGTTGAAATAGATCCGTCAAAGTTTACTGATATCTAAAGCACTGCTAGCTAGCAAATCCCATACTGCTTTCCGTTCTTGACCTTTCCTCTGTGCAAATCTCTTTGCATCACAATTTCCGCAAACATGAAAGACATTATTATTAATCCTTTTAGGATCCATTTTACCTCTCAGTCTAGTAAAAATTTCGTTACACGAATCGCATCGTAAAACAAGCTCTATACTATGCCTGTAGTAAGTATGCTCTAAGCCAGTCTTAGATTTCCTTGTATATTTGTTTTTCATCATACGCTGATCTATAAACATATAAGTATTTACTACATTAAGATTATAAAATTAACACATAAATATATTCATAAGAGGTAAAAATGTCATTTGTAATCATCACTGATAGAGCAAAAGAAAAAATTAATCAGCTATGCGAAGAAAATAATGTATTTGCCATCACACTAAATCTAAAAGGTGGAGGTTGTGCAGGATATCAATATGACTGGGGAGTTACTGATACTCCGACAAGACATGACGAAGTAATTAATACAGGAGATGGAAATTTAGCAATAGGTAAAAAAAGTATGTTGTTCCTAATGGGTACTGAGATAGATTATGTAACAAGTATAGTAGGATCTAATTTTGACATACGAAATCCAAATGCTAAATCCAGTTGCGGTTGCGGTACAAGTGTAAGCTTTGATGTTAGTACCTTACCAACAGAGAAAAAACCAGTGTTTACGCCAACCTGGTGATAATATAGGAGAAATATAAATGGCTTTCCAAGAAGTTAACATTGGTGTAGAAGGAAACGACGGCACTGGTGATAGTATTAGACAATCATTTAGAAAAGTAAATGAAAATTTTAATGAATTATATGCTGTTTTCAACTTAGGCGGTAGAATTACATTTAAAGATCTAGACGACACTGCTACAGTCTATCAACCAAATTCTGTCTTCTTAGTAAATTCAAGCGGTCTTTTTATCGACAATGCTGTTCTTGATACAACTTATGTAACTGACGAAAATGGAAACCAAAGAGGATCAATAAACTTTCAGTATGAAGACGGATATGTAACAACAGAAACCAATCCAGAAACAGGTGCAGACGAACAGGTTTACAATCCTGGAAAAATTATTATTTCTGCAGGATTTACAAGGGTTGCAGACGACACTACTCCTAAACTCGGAGGACCATTAAGTGGACAAAATTTTGTAGTAGCTGGAGTACGAGTTCCATTAACAAACGACGACGAAGACTTACTTGCATTAAATGGCGTAAACGATAAAAATTATACAGTTGATAATGCAGTTATAACAAAAGGCTATGCGGACCAAAGATATATCACAACAGATATTCCAATTTCAATAACAGACGAACCAGACGGAGTCTTACATTATACCTGGAGGATTTATGATTATATAAGCACACCCGGGGCAACTCAGTCTGCTCTTTATATCCTTTCACACTACTTACCAGATCAAACAGAAAGTGTAACAGGACATGGGTTAACTGCTTCGTCAAATGGTTTAGAAGTAAAATTTGCCGGTAGACTCCATACTCCACAGGCACTAGTTGGTGTTGAAAATTTATACATTAGAGTAGTAGATCCTTACCATTTATGGCTTTTTACAGATAAAGACTTTGCAAAATCACAAGATCCCAACGAAGCAGAAGCTAATAAAATAGATTTAACACAAGCTTCAGTAGAATTCAACGGAGAACCTGACACTCATACAATAACCTTAGCCACATTAGATCTTACGTTGGAAGGTTATTTTTTATCAGATCAAGCTGTGCCACGAAAATCTCTTGTGCTAAGGAACGGAGATACTATGACAGGAAAATTATTCCTATCAGATCATCCCGGAGATTTAGCAGGAAGCGGTACTCCTAATGGAGCAGAAGATTTACAAGCTGCGACCAAATTATATGTAGATCAAGGTGCAGCATACAGTTCGCCAGAAGTCCTGTTTGTTAGCACCGATGGCGATGATAACATGAAAGGCGTTCCTTTGGGTAAAGAAGGAACAGCGGCAGCATATGCTTTTAGAACAATTGGTGCGGCTGCAGCCAGGGCAAATGAATTAATACGAACTGCTCCGTCAACACCTGGACCATACATTCAAAAGCTTACATACACAACAAATAATGATGTTTTTGACGGAACTGTACTAGGGTTTAATATAGAAGAAGGAGAAGAAGAAGGAGGTTATGCTTACAAAGCTAGAACATTATTAAGCCTGAATAGGACCTATATTCAAAAAGAAACTATTGCCTGGATTAATGATACATTTCCAGAATTTTCTTATGATGCAGATTACTGTGAAAGAGACATAGGTCTATTAGTCGATGCCATTGTATTTGATATATATAGAAAAATTGGAACAAACACGTTAACAAAGCAAGCTGCCGAAAGATACTTTAGTTCAGTAAGCGGTAGGAGAGCAGTTACAATACAGTTAAACGAAACCAATTCTGCTATACAATTTGCAAAAGAATTAAGCACTGATATACTACTAAAGCAATTATCTAATGCAGCAATTTTTTCTTCAATAAGCCAAGATGCATCGTGCTCTATAATTTTTGATGGCGGATTGCCTGAGATTTATAACGACGGTGATTTAATAACCCTAAAGGATATACCTTTATCTGAATCATTGTCTTTCATGAATGGCAAAACTTTCTATATCAAATTTACTAATGCAGAAAGAGACACTATACTTCTTTTCGAAGATTCTGCCCTAAATACTCCTTTTGATACGAGCACATACGATGCCTATGGAGGTAATGCAATTGCTACAATTGGTAAAGTATATCAAAAAGATTACAGTCAGCAAATCCCAGACACAATTGATCAAGCAGAGATTGCAGAACAAACAGCAGTTACTAGCCTATGGACATTGATTCAAACTATAATTACCAAAGGTATAGATTATCCCTTAATCGAAGATACCAATTACGGAAGACCATATAGATTATATGTTAGCAATGGTGGAGAAGGCTATTTAAATCAGACAAGCGATACAAACTCCGATGCTTTACCAGGTAAAGTTGTAAGAGGAACAAGATCAAGAGCAATAGGCCGCATAATCCGATTTGTTAATAATGATTCTGATAGCGGATTTGGCACAGATCTTACAAGATTTGATTTAAATCTTTTATCAGCTAGTCATTTTGAAGAAGGGGAACCGTTAGAATATGCAAATTATATCAAATTAAAAGAAGTTGTTATAAGAATAGAAGCAGGAAATTACTACGAAGACTATCCAATAAAAGTAGCAAATAATGTATCAATAAAAGGTGACGAATTTAGAAGAGTAATAGTTCAGCCTAAACAAGAAGAAGAGTCACACGTAGCTCGGATATCACAAAGTAAATGGGCAAATACTTATTTTTATAGAGATGCAGAATTCGACGGTTTATCAATTACAGAAAACGGCACAAGTAAATTTTACAATCAAATACAAGATCCTAACACAGATCCTGATACATATCAGGGATGGTTTGGATATCACTACTTAGTTGATCCTTCAAAGCCTATTAACATAGACGATGCTGGGGCAATTGTTGTTGTGAATCCTAGCGGTAATTTCCACGCAGCAGATATATTAGAAAAAAACAGAGAATTTTTGCAATCAGAAACGGTAGCATGGATTAACTTTAATGTTGCAGCAGACAATGGTACATTTCCTACTAACTTTACCTATAATCAAGAAAAATGTTCAAGAGATGTAGGATTAATTATCAAAGCACTGGCACATGATTTTGAATATGGTGGAAGAGAAAAATCATTAGAAATACAAGGTTCTTATAACGGAAGTGGATATCCCGAATCTGTGAACGTCCTTGAAGATAATACCGGTCAAATAGCTGCAACTCTAATTGCTATGGAGTTTATAAAAACAAGAGCAACAACACTCTTACAAGGAAATAGTTTTTCGTCTGCTGATATTTACGGTGATGTATTACCTTTTGAAATATTAGACAGCACAGGTAATTTAATCCAGGGCGAAACAGGCACAGTTGCTACCATTGGCAATTTAATAGATCTTATTAAATTTGGGTTTGATACTGATTACAATCCGCCAAAGAGAACAGACGAAATGGATGTTTTCTTATTAGGTGATACAACTATTATTAGAAACCTTACCACCAGAGGTCATGGTGGATTTATGTGTGTATTAGATCCAGATGGGCAAATACTTACAAAATCTCCCTATACGCAAACAGCATCAAGTTTCAGTAAAAGCATAAATGCACAAACATTTTCAGGTGGAATGTTTGTAGATGCATATGTTGGGAATTTGCCAGCACGGATTTTAAATGAAAACGATCCTGCGATTGATGTTTCGGGTTATGTACAAAATGACCCTTTCATCCTACCTATAATAAGCGACGATTCAGCGGATGGCGAAAAACAAGGATTAAGAATACGTGAACCACAACTACCCTGTCCTTTTTACAAAGATGGAATCAGATATCAAGTAAATGCTATTAGCGATTACAATCAAGCATCTGGCTTTGCATTAATATATCTAGACCGGACCAGTGGTCCAGAAAACCCTGCAGATCCTGATGGGCCGCATTTAGGATTTAATACTGCAATACCTGTAGAAGGTATCAATATTTTCTTACAAACTGCAGGTAATAGATCGTTACTAGGAAACGACTTTACACAGGTAAACGATTTAGGCTATGGTTTAGTAGTTACAAATGGTGCATTCTCTGAAATGGTATCCATGTTTACATATTATTGCCATGCTGCATACTATTCGTGCAACGGAGGCGAAATACGCTCATTAAACGGATCAAACGGATATGGTAATTTTGCTCTTGTCTCAGAAGGAGCAGATCCAAATGAAATTCCAGATCGTGTAACCCTAGATAGAACTATGACTAGACCTGCAACAGTTTTTGTAGGTACTGCAGTTGATGCTTCAAACAATCCTACGACTGCATATACAGCAAATTTTGAAGAAAGTTTTGTTGTTGTTTATAATCTAATAGATCCTCCGCAACCAGACAGTATAATAACTATAGATCATGCTGGCACAACAGGAATTCTTAATTATAGAATTGCAGCAGTAAGCAGTTTAAGTAGCCTTGTAGGCGACTATGCTCCTGGTACAATTAATGCTGTTGACCCTGTAAATGCAAATGTCATAATTAGAGATAAGACACTATACAGATTAGAATTAAGAGCAGACGATGTAATCCAAACTGATTACTTTGGTATTTTGCAAACAGCATTAACCCATGGCACACAGATTGAATATCGAGATAATATTGATATCACGTTTAACAATGTAGCTATACCAACTAAATTAGTCACAAGACCAAGCACAGCCATAAACATGGACGAAAGCAGTGACACAACATATAGAAGTTTAGACTTTCAAACAGAAGATCCTTTCGGCACTCCATTAAGCTCAGAACTTATTTTGACATTTGCTCAAGCTGCTGTCGCTCCATTCAACACACCAGATGCAGTTATTAGCAACCAGGCAGGAGCTACTGCCCTTGTTTTAGAATCAAATTCCTTAGATCAAAACATTGTAAAAGTTTAC